TCAGCTGGCGTCCTGTCTTTTTTTGCCCTTTGACGGCAACATGACGGCAACGTTTCCCTCACCGCCCTCGGCTGCCATCACCCGATCCACCGCACTGCCGAACAACCGCGACGCGGACCAGGCGGTCGCCTTGCGCATCCGCTTGCTCGAATGCACGTACGTCTTGAGGGTAAAGGCGATGTTCTCGTGTCCCATCCGGTCGCTGATCAGCTTCAGCGGCACCCCTGCCTCGTACGCGATCGAGGCGTAACAGTGCCGCAGGTCATACAGCCGGATGCGGGGTACGCCGGCCGCCTCCATCACCGACCGGAATACTTTGGCGAGGTAGGTTTCCGCCCAGGCTTTCCCGACTGGTGTGGCGAACACCAGGTCGGTGTGCTGCCATCGGTCCCCCGCCAGCTGGCGCTCGAGCTGCTGGCGGGATTGCCAGGTGCGCAACACGTTGATGGTGTCCTCATCGAGGTCCACGGTCCGGCGGGACTTCGGGGTTTTCGGTTCGCCGATGTCCGCCTTCCCAGCGATGAAGGTGATGGTCTGCCGGACGTGCAATTCATGATGCTCGAAATCCACATCCTGCCAGCGCAAACCGAGCATTTCCTCACGCCTCAGGCCGGTCACGAGGTTGACGTGCAGAAAAGGGAAGAGGCGGTGATCGTTCGCCCGTGCGTACGCCAGCACCTGCTGCGCTTCCTCCGCCCACCACACCAGAATCTGCTGCGCTTCGGTCTTCGGAAGGCGGAGGGTGCGCGCGGGATTTCGGACGATCAACTCCAACCGTTCCGCCTCGGCGAGGGTCGCCCGCAGGCGCTTCACGGTCTTGCGGTTCTGGTACGCCGTGCGCTTCTTCGTCCACTCGTTCAGCGCGGCCTGCAGCCGGGCCGGGGTCAGTTCGCGCAGCTTCACGTGGCCCAGCGTTTCAATGGCCGGCGCCAGCGCTTTGTGGTAGTCGTCCATGGTGTTTGGCCGAACGGTGAGGCTCGCATGGTAATGCTCGACCCACCCGGCAAAAGTCACGCGGCTGGGTTCGGTGAGGTCGCCCGCGTTGCGTTTCGCCAGCTGCTCGGACAGCCAGTCGCTGACGTCTTTGCGCTTACGGCTGATCTTGCTGATACGCCGCGGGTGCCCCTGCTCGGTCCGGCCCACGGTGATCCGAGCTTCGTAGCGGCCGTCCTTGCGTTTATAGATGGTGCCTTCACCGTTCGCACTTTTTCTCATGGTTACTCTTACTTACATTCTGAGAAGGACAGTCACGGCAATGACGGGCAGGGACTTCTTCATGTGCTCTCCAAGTCGTGTGGTTCGATGCTGGCACTGGGGAATACTTGGCTTTTCTGCCGTAGTTGAGCTTCTCGCACTCAGTGTTACATTTTTTATGCGTAAAAACATACTTGCGGATACATATACGCTGTCGGCCCGTTCACTTCACACTTTATTCAGAAACCGTGGCTCGACAGGCTGAATTCCAAAGGCCTGTGAGTGATGTGAGAGTTTACGCGTCAACCGATCTGGCCTGTCGCTAGAGTGAGGACAAGTCATAGAACTGCAGTCCAATGGGGAGATACCAGTGGAGCAAGAGCGCCTCAGCAAATCCGAACTCGCTTTGAATGATCCTGTTTCGTTTGATGCCCTTCTCGGCAGCGGCCGCGCCCGTGAACTCCAGGGCACGCTCATCTCACGTGAAGATCCACTGGGTCGAGCGCGTTACGCGATGTGCCTCGGAGCGCAAGGTGATCTCGCTGCATCGCTCTCGACCCTGGAGGACGTCCCGGGGAACCTGGCGAGCGGCTGGCGGCTGATGATGCTGGCGCAACTGAATTTGCATGAGCAGGCGATCCGGCTCGGCTTCACGCCAGGCGGATCGCGCAGGGTAGACCTGGAGGGGTCCTGCCACGCCTACCACGGCTTGTCCATGGCGTACACGCAATCCGGCGACCCTCAGGCCGGTCTGACGTACCTGCGCATTTCGCTGGCGTTCGCACAGCAACTCGGCATGCAGCACAAGGACGACATCTTGAGCCTGGAGCTGGAACGGGTCAGCAACCTGGTCGGTCAAGCGAACCCGGACCGGTTGCGCCTGGTTCTGGCGCGTGACTCGATCAGTCCGCGGCGTCGGGCGTTCGGCGAGGCGGTACTCGCTGAAGGATTGATGCTTTCGGGAGACTACGCGCATGCCATGGAGATCCTCCAACGTGGGGCGACTTATCATGAGCAGCAGCGGGAGCTGCTGAACGCATTGCTGCTGCACACCGGGGAAGTTCCTCGTGAAGGGGAGGCTGGAGGCGCAGGTGAAATCGCGCGCGGCATCGTGGGTCTGCTGATGCATGACGAGGACATCACCCTCGGTGAGATCACCGGTGAGCCCGAAGCGACCTACGCACGGTTGGTGCAGGCGCTGGCGTACGTGCGCCGGCCGGGCATGGCGGCGGTGGGTGCGCGAATGCTGGAGGGGCAGGTTCCCAGGGCGCCCGATCAACGCGCCTTGTGGGCGTTCGCCCTGCTGGGCGCCTTAATGCATGGCGCGCCCTGCCGTGATCCGCTGGCATTGCCGGGCGTGCTGCGCGGGGCCCTGGAGGCGATGCCGCGGACGCATTTTGTGTTGCGGTTGATGCATCGGATTGCGCCTGAGTACCTGGTCCTGGCCGGGCTCGCGCCGAATGCTCACCCGGATGTCTCGGCGCTCGTGGCGTCGACGCCTCTTCTGGTGGGTAAGCAGGTGGCGATGGGACGGATCCGCTTCGAGATGCCCGGCCGGGTCGGGCGGATTTTGGTGTTGCGCTACCTCGCTCCGGAGCTGGCGGAGCTTGAGGGATTCACGACCACCGAATTCAGACGGTTCACGGACCAGCAGTCCAACATTGGCTTCGGCCATCCGGTCAACATGGGGTTGGTTGCGCGTAGTTTGTTGCGTCTGGCCCGCGCTGCGCGTGATTACGGCGCAGTGGATGAGATTCACAGCTGGAACAACGCGTACGAAGGTGTGCTGGAGATGCTTTCCGACGATGTACGCGTTCAGCTGAAAGGTGCGCTGCGTGTGGCGACCAATCAATAAGGCGAGACGCCTGACAAACCGTGACAGGTTTTTGGTGGCATTTGGTCACGTGACGTTTTAGGCTGGCGGTATGTTGAAAAATCTGTTGTCACGGTTTGTCAGGCTCGTCATTGCCGCCTTCACGATCGCTGCTGCTGCTGCTCCTGCTGCAGCGATTCCTCCGTGCGGAGGGGATTGCTATTCCTCGCTGACGATGCAGCAAAGTTGGAAACCGTTGCGCTGAAAAGCTGTCTGGGATTGTCATGCGGGCGCCCTCAGGCGCCTGTATGCTTTCGGTATGGGTATCCAGGCACAGCACCTACGCGTCGCGGTCGCTCCACGTGGTGGGAGCTGTAACACTCCGTTCTTGTTGTAGGGAAATGGAGTTGTTGCGTGAGCAGCCAAGAGGCGAATTCCGAAGAGCGACTGCTCATCAGGTGGGTGAGCCTGGAGGAACTGGAGGAACTCTTACGCTTGCGTGCTGATCTGCGTTCGGTGGGGGAGGGCTATTCCTTTACCATCATTGCTCGTGACCTTCCCGAGTACGCGGTTCTGCAGGCGCGGCTGGGCCAACTGAGAAGTCCACACGCACAACGACGCCCACGTAACGAAAATCCCTGAGTGCTTCGCGTGGGATGTGGGTGGACGTAAAGATGTAGAGCATCCCGCCGTGTTCCATCAGGATCCAGCTCGGGTCCGAACGGACGTGCTTGTCATGAGTGAGGTCGACGGTGAGCGTGACCTTGTAGGGCGCTGGGTACTCGCGAATCGGGAATTCCCCATATACGGGTCGGTCGAGTTCGATGTGCTGGACTCGCCGGTGTTCGTGCACGCGCCGTAACTGTTCTTCGATGTATTCCGGAGCGACTAGGTTGTCGATGAACAACTCGCCGGGCTTGAAACCGATGAGTTCTTCGAACCGTCGGGTGGTGATTCCAAGCACTTGCGCGTAGACCCGCAGCCGGTCACGGTCGACTTTGCGCCAGTCTTTGACGGTCATGCGTTCCCAGGCAGAGACGACCGGCTGGGTGATCTCCTCACCGATGATTTCACTGATGCGTTCCGCGATGCGCTGCTGGGTGAAGTCGTCACCGAGCGCCAACCGGATGCGTTCGAGCTCGGTGCGAGGAATCTTGTCCTTCGCTTTTTTAGGCACGGGGGCCTCTGGCCAGCGGGAAGTCGGTGCAGTGGGATAGGACATGACCATATGCACCCCTATACGCGTTGACTTTTACGCACGTTCCCGTATGCGTCACCTTATAAGCGTAGACCCATAGAAAGGCCCCTCACAACAGGTGCAGACATGCAACACGGCTTCTAATCATGCGTTGACTTATATGTTTGCAGGCATATATAATTGTGATGGAGGTGGACATGACGTTGCGCGAACTTCGCGAGGCCCAGGTGGATGACCGTGGAAAGAAGCTCAGTGGCGACAGGATCGCTAAGAAGCTCGGGGTCAACCCAGCCACGTATTTCGCCTGGGAATGGGGAAACGCGCTTCCCAGCGGCGAAAACCTGTTCAAGCTCGAAAAAATTTTGCCCGGTTCCATGCGTGTACTTATGGATCGTTGGGAAGCTGAGCGAAATGAACAGGAAGACGTCGCATGAGCGGCGTACAGCGGGACGTCCGACATGAACGTGACGCCATGACTCCGGAGCTCAGCATCGACGCCCTGCTGGAAGACGTTGCAGAACGAGCTGCCCGGAAAGCCATAGCTGAAACGGCACCTGCCACTGCTCAACTCACCCCGGACGACGATGGCGTCTTTACCGTCCAGCAGCTCGGCGAATACCTGCAGATCGGCAAAAGCGCCGTTTACGCGCTGGTGCATTCCGCTGAGTTCCTGACGATCGTCAAAGTCACCCGTGTAGGCAACCGCACCCTGATTCCCCGTTGGCATGTCCGCCGCTGGCTCGACCAGGGCGGACACGTCACACCCGAACCGATGCCCGAAACGGCACGACTCAAACTCACCGCTCCCGCCCCCAAGGGCGTCCGGCAGCGCCACGCGCGCTGAAGCCAAACGCCGCGCTATTGGGCTGGCACCCGAGCGCGGCGAAAGGAGAACACATTCATGGTACAGCCTTGTCCCCACACCCTGCAGCGCATCGACGGTGAACGTGAACGATTGGTGCAGCACCTCAGCCCGGAAGTCGTCGCCTGGGCCCGCGCCCGGCTCGCTGGCGTGAGTTGTGAGCCGCTCGCCGCACCGCTCGACGCCTCCGACTTCATCTTCGAGGACGTGACCGGATGAGCTGGCTCGTCGTGAACCTCGGCAGCAGCGTACACACCTTCCCGCTGAGTGACCTGACGCACCTGGTGCCCTGCATCGCCCACGTCATCCGTGCCCATGTCAAGAGCACCACGCCCGAAGTCAGGGAAAGCGAAGTCTTCAGTGACAGCGAAGTCGCTCGCGCCGTCGTTCGTACGGCCTTCAGCCCCCGCGTGCGACTCGCCGGCCACACCCTGCGCTGCGTCGACATCGTGGACGTGCAGGTCACGCACCTCACGGGTGACCGCAAGCGGATTTCTCTTTTGCGGCGCGCGATTCGCCTCGGGAGGCTCTATGACGAGCTGCCCGCATGACGAAGCACTGCCTGCGGATCACCCGCTCACGTTGCTCTGGGCGGCCCACATGAACTGGGAGCGCGCCTTCGACCGCAGTTGCCACGCCCGCCTCGAAGCGCTGAAGCCGGGCGCACCCGACAACCACCTGGAAATCCAGGCGGCCCTGGACGCCGAATCCGCTGCTCTGAGTGAGCTCAAGTACGTTCGCGCGCGCTTGGCGCTGACCTTCCCATGCGAGGTGGACTGATGAAGCAATCCGAATCCATCGCACAACTCGCCGTCGCGCTGGTCACTGCGCAAGCCAACATGCAGGTCGCCATCAAGGACGCGACCAACCCGGCCTTCCGAACCAAGTACGCCGACCTCGGCGCCGTCTGGGACGCGTGCCGAGCAGCACTGCAGGATAACGCGCTGTCGGTACTGCAGGCGCCCGTGGCGTGCGAGAGCGGCTTCGCTGCACTCGAGACCATGCTGCTGCACGCTTCGGGGGAGTTCGTCAGCAGCACCGCCCAATGCCGCCTGGTCAAGGACGACCCGCAAGGCTACGGCAGCGCCATCACCTACCTGCGCAGGTACGCCCTCAGCGCCATGCTCGGCATCGTCGCCGATGACGACGACGGCAACGCCGCCAGCGGACAGACGGTGCGGGCCGCACCCAGCACCACGCCCACCGAGGGCAAGAAGCTCAACGCCACCCAGCAGGCCAGCCTCACCAAACGCCTGAACGACGCATTCGCGGGCACCCCGCACGAAGACACCAACCACCTGCAGTTCGCCACCCGCACCCTCAAGCGCAACGTCAAATCGTTCGCGGAAGTGACGGTCGACGAAGCGGCCATCCTGACCGAGACCGCCAAGCAGCTCGCCACGCCCACCGCGCGTGAGAGCGAAACGGAGGGTGACCGACGTGCGCAAGCGTGACGTGCCCCGCACGGGCACGGCCCGCATCGCCAAACGGGACAGCATCAACCTCGCTCAGCACCTCAGCAAACGCTGCGGACTCACGCGCGCGGAGCGTCTGGACTTCACTGCCTGGCTGGTCGGTCTGCCCGCGCATTCCCTTAGCAGCACGGATGACCTGACGCCCGGTGAGGGCGCGATGGCACTGGAGCGCCTGACGGGCACCGTCGAGCTTCGGCCGCTGGTCGACCAGTGGCGCGTCGCGCGTCACACGGAACGTCAATCCATCCCGACCGAAGACGCCACCCGCGCGTACCTCGGCAACTGACCCCCGACCGGGAGCGCTCTGCGCTCCCTTTCACCCCTGGAGGACGTATGACGCAGCAGTTTCCGATGTACGCCATTTTTACCGTCGAAGCCAGCCGCGCCGAAGTCAAGGACACCCACCACGCCGGGTGGGTCGCGAAGTACACCATGTCGCCGGTGGGGGACTTCCCGTTGCTGACGATGCTCGCCGCGAAAAAAGCCGATGGGCTGAAGCTGGTCGTCAAGCACCGGGAGCGCACATACGACGAGAAAAACCACACGGTCCCGGCCACCTTGCACGGCAACACCACCATCCACAACAAGGACGGCACGATGACGTTCCCTGTGAGCGTCAAGCTCGACGAACTTCACGCAGCGGGCATTGGAGTGGATGAGCTGCTGCGCGTGTGCGACCTGCGCCTGGAGTGCACCGCCGATGGCAGCACGCCCGCACAACCCTCGCTCGATGAGATCGCTCGCCAAGGCAATCAGCAAGACGGGGATGACGAGGAGGACGATGACGAATGAGTACCGTGTTCGTCACGCCCGAACACCTCGCCACTCTGCGCGCGGTCGTGAACCGACGGCGCATCAAGCGTGGCCAGGTGCTGCCCATGCTGGCCCTCGAACGCGCACAGAAACGCGTCGATGCCGGCCAGCCCTGGAAGTACACGTGGGTCGAACTGAGCTCCAACCAGACGCAGGAGCTGCTCGCGCTGTTGGCCACCGAACTGCAGGAACGAGGTGGGCCATGAGTCGGCTCGGTGACCTGCTGCACGCCAGACTCGCCATGGCCGCCAAGCTGAACCGCACGCAGGGCCTGGCGTTGCGCAACGGCTTGCAGATCCGGGTGTCTGCCGCGCCTGACACCCTGACCCTCTGGCGCAACGACGGCGACTTCAGCGGAGAGAAAGCCGAGCGCGAAGGGCGCGTGTGCGCCCGGCACCTCGGCTGGACCGATTACACCCTCGACTGGGAGCAGGGCGAAGTGCGCCGCTTCCTGAAAGTGAAACGAGGTGAGCCGTTGCTATGAGCATCGACTCGCCGCCCGAGCAGATCACGCCACAACAGGAACTCACCTGGACGATTGAACTGGCGTCGTCACATGAACGTGGCGAACACCGGGCCGTGAAGAACGCACTGCGTGACCTCGCCACGCACTACGGACAGGACGTCGCCGACCGCATCGCTCGCAACGCCGGGGTGTCGTCATGAGTCCCGGCGCCGTGAAGTGGGCCTACGACCAGCACGTAGGCAAGAACAAGTTCCTGCTGGTCACCCTCGCCATGTACGCCGATGGCTTCGGAGTGTGCCGCATTCCCCTGACCGACCTGGCCGGACTCATTGACCGTGACGAATCCACGGTCACCCGACAACTACGGCAATTGGTCGAAGGGGGCTTCGCGGAACGCATCGAGCAGGCAGCAGCAAATGGCGTGCAACTGGTGAGCATCACCAAACTGTGCCTATCAGCCAAGTACGCCGAAGAGCGTAAGCCGCACAAAGCCGCTGAAATGTACCCCCGCAATTTCCAGGGGTACCCCCGCATTCTCCAGGGCGGAACCGAGAAAACCCCGCAAAATGAGCCCCTGCAAATTGCAGGAGTACCCCCGCAGAATGCAGGACATAAAGAAAAAGATTCTTCTTCTTTAGTTCCTAACAACAACCACCTTACTGGCGCGCGAGAAGACCACCAGCGGCACCTGCTGACCATCCGGGATGCCGGGCTGTCGTCGGTGTGGTCGTCGTGGGTTCGGCACCTCGGAGCAGCCCAGACCACCCAGGAAGCCCAGAGTCCCCACTGGGCGAAATGGATTCAGGACGGCCTGAAGGCCGTCCTGGCCGAAGGTGTCGAGCAGACCATCGCGGGTGGAGCGAGCATCAACAACCCCTGGCGTTTTCTTTCCGGATTGATGAAAAAACAGGCGCAGGAACGGCAGACGGCCAACAGCGCGCAGACCACTCAGGACAGTTCCGCTGCCGTGCGCGCCGCATTCGAAGCGGGCCGCCGCGTGCGGCTCCCGAACGGTGACGAGGCGACCATCATCAGCACCGGTTCGAGCTGCATCTACACCGATCACGCGGTCTTCGAGACCGTCCCGCTCGCTCAACTCAAGAACTGCGAGGTGCTGGCATGACCGTAGCGAAACGCAACACCCGCTTCGAACCCGTGATCCGCGAAGCCTTCATCGAGGGCCGCGCCCTCCCGCACGACAAACAGGCGGAAATCAGCGCCCTCGGCAGTGTGCTGCTCGATGAAGACACCTGGCCCATCGTGGGTGGCCTGCATCAGGACGCGTTCTACTTCGAACGCAACCGGCTGATCTACCGCGCGATGCACGTCGTCGCGGGCGAGTACGGACCGAAGAAGATCAACCTCGTCACGGTGCAGAGTGTCCTGCGGGACATGCAGGCGCTCGATAACGCCGGTGGCCTGACGTACCTGATGGCCCTGAGTGACAACACGCCCACCGCGGCGTACGCGGAAACATACGCGACCATCATCCGTGAGAAGCACATCAGCCGCCGCGCCATCACCGAAAGCCTGAATATCGTCCGGCGTATTTACGACCAGCAGGAAAGCCTGGAGGAGATCCTGGCGAGCATGGCGAACCTCACGAGTCTCGCCGAGCAGGGACGCAGCCGCATGCTCAACGGCGCGGAGGTAGACCAGGAAGCCATCGACACCGCCGAGCGCTGGATGAGTGGTGGCAACAACGACGCGCAACCCAGCGGTTTTCATGACCTTGACGACCAGATCGTGGGCTTCGAGAAGGGCAGCCTCAATGTTGTGGCCGCTCGTCCGTCGATGGGGAAGACGGCGTTCGCGCTGTCTGTCGCGCATACCATCGCCAACCGCCGCACCGGCCGGGTGCTGATCGCTTCCCTGGAGATGCGTGCGCAGCTGCTGGCCCTGCGTCAACTTGCCAACCTTGGGCGGGTGAATCACGAGAAGATCCGCAAAGGCCAACTGAAAGGCCCGGACCTCGAACGCCTGCGTGCCGTGGCAGCCAAACGCGCGGACATGCAGCTCGGGTACATCGACCGTCCGGACCTGACGGTCGCCCAGCTGCACCAGGAAGTGCGCATGTGGGCGAACGTCGGCCCTCTCAGCGCACTTGTCGTCGATTACCTGCAGCTGCTGGAAGTACCCGGCGTGGAGGACGAACGCCAGAAAGTCACCCGCATCAGCCGGGCATTGAAGAAGATTGCGATGGAATTCGACATTCCGGTGATCGCCCTCTCGCAGCTCTCCCGAGCGGTGGAAGCCCGGCAGAACAAACGCCCGATGCTCAGTGACCTGCGGGAATCCGGCGCGATCGAGCAGGACGCGGACGTCGTGCTGTTCATTTACCGCGACGAGTACTACAACGAAAAATCCGATCAGCCCGGGATGGCCGAGATCATCATCGGCAAGCAACGCAACGGTCCGGTCGGCACGGTGAAGCTCGGGTACAACGCGGAGCGTGTGGCCTTCTACAGCCTGGCGCCCGAACAACCGGGGTTGATGTGACGGCAACCACCTACCGCGCTCCCTTCCCGTATTTCGGTGGGAAATCCAAAGTGGCCGCCCGCGTATGGGAACGCTTCGGTGACGTGGGCAACTACGTCGAACCGTTCTTTGGCAGCGGCGCCGTGTTGCTCGGTCGTCCTCACTCTCCACGCACCGAGACCGTGAACGACCTCGACGGCTTCATCTGCAACTTCTGGCGCGCCGTACTCGCTGACCCTGAAGGTGTTGCCGCCTGGGCAGACCATCCCGTCAATGAACTCGACCTGCACGCCCGCCATGCCTGGCTGGTCGCGCAGCGTGAACGCCTGACCACGCAGCTGCGCGAAGATCCCGACGCCTTCGACGCCAAGGTGGCCGGCTGGTGGGTGTGGGGCATCAGCCAGTGGATCGGCTCGGGATGGTGCACGCAACCCAAATGGGAAGGCCGCGCGAGCGCGCAGCGCGAACGGATCTGGTTCTCACCGCACTGCCTGCCTCCCGTTCGGGTGCGCAGTGTGCAGCACGACCTGTTTGGAGGTGAGTCATGAATCGGCTCTACGACTTCGTACGCTCTGGCGTGCTGACCCTCAAACCATCATTCCAAGCGCCCGTGATTCAGCAGGATCAGCAGCACCGTGGACATACGGTCAAAGGCCTGTCGGAGCTCTATGGATCGTTCACGGAACACTTCATATCTGCCAACGGTCGCCGTCAATACACAACCGGCGGGCAACTGAACCTTGAAGTCAGCCTCAACCTCGTGAAAGTCAAAAGTAAAGTTCCGCTCCTCGAAGTACGCCAGCAGCGCGTGTTGTTCGACGGTCAGGTGGGCGTGCCAGGCAGCCGCGTCCTCGAAATCCATTGTCGTAGCTTATCTACTGGCACACCGGGAACTGCCTGATGTCCCGCAAACAGCAGCTCCCAGACGCCCCACTGCCCCTCTTCTCCTACCTGCACGGCGGTGAGCACCTCGCCGGGAAGATGATCGTCGATCTCTTCGCGGGCGGTGGTGGGGTGTCCCTCGGCATCGAAACGGCCCTCGGACGCTCTCCCGACGTGGCGATCAACCACGACGAGGAAGCCATCGCCATGCACCAGGTGAACCACCCCTACACCCGCCACTACCGCAGTGACGTGTTCGAAGTCGACCCCATCGAAGCCACCGGCGGGAAACCCGTCGCGCTCCTATGGCTCAGCCCGGACTGCAAACATCACTCCCGCGCCAAGGGCGGCAAACCACTCGACCAGAAGATCCGCTCGCTCGCCTGGGTCGGCCTGAAGTGGGCCGGCAAAGTCCGACCGGACGTCATCGTGCTCGAAAACGTCCCGGACTTCCGCCATTGGGGACGCCTGGTCGCGCAACGCGAAGCCCTCAAAGGCCCGGACGGGAAGGTGCTCTGGCCGAACAAACCCAAATGCAAAGGCCACGCCTGCCGTCGCTGGCAGCGCGGCATGCCCAAACAGCACCCCCCGCGCGGGGCCATCAAGCTCGCTGAGGACGGCCTCACCTGCCTCGTGGCCGACAAACGCCCCCGCTACCGTGGCCGGACCTTCCGGACGTTCGTGCGGGAGCTGCGCGCCCTCGGGTACGACGTGGACTTCCGCACCCTCGTTGCCAGCGATCACGGTGCACCTACCATCCGTGAGCGGTTCTTCCTAATCGCCCGCTGTGACGGCAAAGCCATCAGCTGGCCCGAACCGACCCATGGGCCCGGCCTGCTGCCCGTGCGCACCGCGGCCGAGTGCATTGACTGGAGCATCCCGACCCGCACGATCTTTCAGCCGCACGCCCGGCGCAAGAACGACCTGGAACCGAACACCCTGCGCCGCATCGCCAAAGGCATCGACAAGTTCGTGCTGGGCGCCTCCCGGCCCTTTTTGGTCCAGTGCAACCACGGCGGTCACGACTTCCGGCAGCGCAGCGTGGACGCCCCACTCGTGACGATCACCAGCAGCCGTGACGCGAACGCCGTGGTGACCCCGTACTTCGCGCCGATGTCCTTCGGCAACGACCCGGCCGCCGTGGACGCTCCCGCGCAGGTCATCACCACGCAGGGAAACAAGCACACCCTGATCGCGCCGCACCTGACGAAGTTTCAGGAGCACAGCCCTGGTCAGGCAGCCGACGTGCCGCTCGACACGGTGCTGTCTGGCGCGACCCGCTTCGGACTCGTCGCGCCGCACATCACCAAGTTCCGCGAAGGCAGCATCGGCAGCGGCGCCGACGCGCCCCTGCATACCGCGACTGCGGGCGGCACCCCGGCGCGGCCTGGCACCGGGAACGTGCACGGACTGGTCGGCGCGTGCCTGGTGAAGCACAACGGTGGGTACTGCGCGCCGGAGAACGCCAGCCACTCACTGGAGGAACCGGCGCCGACCGTGATGGCACAAGGCGGACCGCAGGCGCTGGTGAGCGCCAGCCTGATCGGCGTGGGTGGACGCGCCGGGCAGTCCCGGCCCCGCACGGCGGCCGAGGCGATGCATACCATCACCGCCAAGGCGGACACGGCCCTGGCGGCGGCCTACCTCACCCAGTACAACGGCACGGCGACGGTGCAACCCATGGACGCCGCCACGCCGACCGTCAGTACCGTGGAACGCTTCGGTCTCACGACCGCGCACCTCACCACCTACTACGGTGACAAAAACGCGTGCGGAGACGCGCGTGGTCAGGAACTCGAAGCGGCCCTGGCGACGCAGACCACCGAAAACCGCCACGGGCTCGTCACCGCGCACCTGCTGCGCCAGTACGGCAGCAACGACGCCCGGGAAGTCGGTGACGCCCTGGGCAGCATCACCACCTGCGTGAAAGACGGTCTGATCACCACCCACCTGCATGGCAGCCTCGACGCGCGGACGCTGGCGGGCGCGCGTCGGGTGTTCGCGTTCCTGCTGGCGTACTGTCCCGAGGCACTGGACAAGGTGTCCGCAGAGGACCGCGCGCAGCAGCTCGTCACGCTCGAAGTGAACGGCGAGAAGTTCGTCATTTACGACATCGGCATGCGGATGCTCGAACCACGTGAGCTGTACCGCTGCCAGTCCTTTCCGGATTCGTACGTCATCGACTTCAGCGTGAAGGGCAGACCGCTCAGCAAGGCCGCGCAGGTGCGCATGTGCGGAAACAGCGTGCCGCCAGCTCTGGTGAAGGCCATCATTTCTGAACTCTTCTCACAAGCCCAGCAGCAAGCCGCCGACTGACCCGGAGGTCATATGCACACTGCCCGAGAACTCCCACCCATGCCCGCCCGCATCGCCAAACTACCCGTCGCCCGCGGTTACCCCGTGCCGTGGTTCGTCCAGTGGTTCGGCCTCAAGCCCGACTTTCGTGTGGTGGACAGTCGGAAGGTCGATAAGGCTGTCAAGGAAAACCGCTGCTTCGTGTGTGGCGAGAAGTTCCTGCCAGGCGAACCCTATGCGTTCGTGATCGGCCCGATGTGCGCCGTGAATCGCGTCGATGCCGAACCACCCGTGCATCACGAGTGCGGTGAGTGGAGCATCAAAGCCTGCCCGTTCCTGTCCCGCCCGCACATGAACCGCCGTGAGGATGACATGCCGGAAGGTACCCGCGAAGCGGCCGGCGAGATGATCAAACGCAACCCTGGCGTGACCGTCCTGTGGCTGACCATGTCCTACACCATCGCCCGCGTTCACAACGGTCGCCTGTTCGACCTCGGTGAGCCCATCAGTGTCGCTGCCTTCAAGGAAGGGCGTCCCGCCACTCCTGAGGAACTGCGCGACAGCGTCCTGTCCGGCCTGCCAGCGTTACGCGACGCAGCCAGGTCCGACGGGTACACCGGCTTGGCCCTGCTGAACATGCAACTCGAAGTCGCGTCGCGTGTCCTCGGAGTGAATCTCGACAACCCCGTCACCGCACCGTGACCGCCCAGGGGCAGTGAACACTGCCCCGCCTTCGCATCAGGAGGACGTATGACTGCTCCGAACATCACCGCCGAGTTCCTCTACCGTTACCGCGCCACGTGTGTGCGTGTCGTCGATGGGGGCACCGTCATTCTCAAAGTTTCCTTGGGCTTTTTTGCTTCGCTCGATATTCGCGCTCGCCTGTACGGCATCAACGCGCCCGAACTGCGCGGCGCGACATACGAGATGGGCCGTGTCTCGCGGGATTACCTGCGGGGCTTGCTGTTCGAGGGCGACAAGCCCCGTGAGCTGCTGATCCGCACGCACAAGGACAACACCGACAAGTACGGCCGCACCATCGCTGAAATCGCCGTCGTTACCTCCAAAGGCCTGCTGGACGTCAACGCGTCGATGGTCGAGCAGGGCTTCGCGCTCCGGGTGGTGAGCTGACCATGCACGAACTGATCCGCAAGCACCTGAAGCGCATCGAAGCGGCCAGCAACCGCATGATCGGCGCGGCCCTCGTGAAGGACATGCTCGTCATCACCGAAGCCGGACACGAAATCAGCGCGAGCTGCGAAGCCATCGACATCCTGCTCGACGGCGAAGCGCCGGACGTGGAGCTCGACTGTGGCGCCTGAAGCTTCCCCGCTGGCCATCTTCCGTAAGTGGGCGGCTGACCCTGACCTTGTGGTGCTCGACACTGAAACGACCGGGCTCGACAGCCACTCCGAAGTCATTGAGATCGCCGTGGTCAGCGCCAGTGGCGAAGTCCTACTCAACGAGCGCGTCAAGCCGATCAACGGCGGACCGTGGGCCGCGTCGGCAATTCACGGAATCACAGACGCGGACCTGGTGACTTGCCCTGAGTGGCCCTTGGTGTGGCCCCGCCTGGCTTGCCTGCTGGAAGGTAAGACTGTTGTGGTTTACAACGCCTCGTTCGATCAGCGAATGCTGCGGCAAAGCTTGTCGTGGGCTGGCGTACCACGGGAGGAGTGCGAATCGCCTGTGCTCTCTCATTGGCAGTGCGCGATGGGTGCGTACGCTCCTATCCACGGCGACTGGAGCGATTACCACGGCAATTACCGCTGGGCCCGTCTCGGCGTGGCGTGCCTGACTGAAGACGTGCAGGTGGACGACCTCGACGACGCGCACAGTGCCCTCGGGGACGCCTTGCGCACCTTGCGGCTCGTGCAGGCCGTGGCCAGGCGTGAGGACGCCAGCCTCACGCACCTGTGCCTGACGTGCAGCGGCCCGACGGACGACTGCGACTGCGAGGCACCCGCATGATCACCATGGTGGACAAACGAGCACAACCGGTGATCTTCCAGACGCGCATGGTACAAGGCATCCTCCGGCACGGCAAAACCCAGACGCGTCGTCTGCTGAAACCCCAGCCCAGCGCGATCGACGCGGTTGCGGCGCAATACACGGAATACGATCGGGGCCATGTCACTGTCATCACCGTGAGCGGCTTGGAAGTCGTGAGCCCGTACGGTGTCCCGGGTATTCACTTGTGGTTGCGGGAGACCTGCACCCTGCTCGCCATGCCAACCGGGCTGGAAGGCGCCGACCACCTCATTCGTGGACCACTGCTCGGTCAATCACTCGCTGACCGCTATGGTGTGCCGCACCTGGCCGGTTGGCAGCTCGCCGCCTGGCATGACGGCACACCTGACCCGGGCGGCTGGGCCACCAAACTCCGCCGAGTGTCCGGTATTCACATGCCCCGCTGGGCCTGCCGGGTCGTGCTCGAAGTCACTGCGATCCGCGCGGAACGCTTGCAGCGCTTGACCGTCAGTGACGCCCTCTCCGAAGGTGTCACGGCGCTCGGTGCCGACTGGCTCCGCGCGAACTTCCCGGAGTACGACCGCGAGTACGCCGACTACCTCACGCGCGACGCCGTCTGCCTCGCCCGCAATGAACCCATCAGCGACCAGCCGAACGCACCCATCCGCCGCGCCGCACCCCCCCTCGGCCCAGACCCCATCACGAAATACGCGCGGCTGTGGGACACCCTCAACCCCGCGCACCCGTGGTCCACGAATCCCTACGTGCGGGTCGTTTCGTTCGCTCGTCTGGAGGCCTGACATGCCCCGCAAAGCCACCCGGGTTCCGCCAACCCTGCCGTCCGTCACTGTTTCGCCACAGCAGTACTTCGAACTGCACGTTCCCGGTCGGCCCACCGTGAAACTCACCGCCTACAACGAAGACCACCTGGCGCGTCAGGTCATGCACCGCGACCTGGGTGGCACCACCTCCCGCAAGCTCGCCCATGAAGCCTGGATTTCATCGGTCGGCGCGATTATCGAAGATTCCCGCGGTACGACCCTCAAGCACCTGGAAGCAGGTTCCGCATGAAGCACTTCGCTCTGGTGATTTACGAAGGGAGCGCGCCGCGCAAGCTCGTGTTGCGCGTCCTCGCCGATGGGAAGCACGAACTGCGCAGCTTGCGTGGCCTTCCGCTGGGTGCGGTGCTTTACCTTTTGAATCCCTACGCCCTCAAGCAGGAAACGCCCGTCACGCTTCGCCCGTGGTGGCGTGGCTTCCGCCTCACGCCGGCCATTCGGGTGGAGCAGGACGACAAGGTCAGGCAGGTCGCTCGATGAAGCTTTCCCTCAAAACCCCACAGGAGATGCGTTCATGACCACCACCCGGCACGAACAGACGACCCTGCCTCCCGCGGACGGCCTGACCCCTGAGGAGAAAGCTCGCCTCGCGGCGCTGGAGCAGGTCGTCGGGTACGGCCTGCGGTCGTTCATCGAGATGGCTCAGGCGCTGCAGGAAATCCAGGAACGCCGCCTGTACCGCGAGCAGTACGTCACCTTTGAGCACTACTGCATGAAAGTCTGGAATTTCTCCCGTACCTGGGCGTACCAGATCATGCAAAGCAAAGAAGCGGCGCTGCTCGCCCTCGACCACGGAGTGCCCGTTCCTACTGAACGGCACGCTCGCGCGTTGATCGGCGTGAGTGCCGAGAACCTGGAAATCGTCGCGAGCGTGGTGAAGGCCGCTACCGGCAAGGAGAACCCCACCAGCGCTGACTACCAGGCGGTTGTGGAAACCGTGCGCGACCTCAATCACGGCGCGCACATCCCTCACCCTGCCACAGGTGAACCCGTGCCGTTCAAGGACCTCAGGCCCGAAGAGCGCACGGCGGCCGTCACGAAAGCCGTGAAGCAAGGCGCCACCGACCGCAAGCAGTTCCAGGGCAAGGACGACACCCGCCCGCTCGATTACGCCGAGCAGATGCGCGAGTCCGGCGCGCAGGTCGGCTTTTTCGGTGGAGGGGAGGGCTGGCTGTTCCAGGTGTTCGACGCCAGCAAAGGCGAGATGCTCACCGGTCCGTGGGCCAAGAGCATCTTCGAGGCGGTGCGGGCGTGGCGCGCGAAGTACGAGCCCGACTACCAACACCCCAACACCCCCACGGACCAGCAAGGAGACCGCGCATGATCGTCGCTCCACACTCCGTTCAAGCTGAGCTGCTGCTGATCGCCAACGGCGACGCCGCCAGCGTCACGACCCTCGCGTGGCGTATCCTCGAACGCCAGCACCGGGTGGTCAGCGACGGAGCCGTCCGGCTCGCCGCGGAGTCCCTCACGGCGCGTGGTCTGCTGCAGGTTGAGGAACACCAGCGGTTCCGCTTTTACCTCGCCACCCTGGAGGGTGAAGCGGAAGCGGACCTGGTCTTCGAAGCCAGGAAACGCGAACGCAAAGCCAGCCGCCGCGAGGCGAGCCATGCTTGAAGCCCGGCAGGCGAACCGCCAGCACCTGCAAGCGCACCGTGTGCAACGCCGCCGGTACCAAAGCGCACCTCGCACTCGCCTCTGGAGAACCCAGCGGAGGGCCGCGTGACCAGCGCGGAACGACGCGTCAGCGCGGCCGGAGAAACCTTGACGTTCACCATACCGGCCTTGCCGTGCTGGCGGCGTACGAAGGACAAACTCACCGGCAAGGTGCGTGAACGGCGTGACTTGCCGCAGGTGCTCAAACTGGTCGGCTATTACTCGAAGGGCAAGGTGCCCAACTGGGTGCGCTCAAAGGAATACGACGCCTGGAAGGACCACGTGCGCCTCTTCGCGCCTCTGAGGATCAAGCGCCTCAATCCACGCGATAAAAGTTCACGCGTGCAGGTGGACGTCTTCTGTTACTTCCCCTCGGCTAACCACTCGGACCCCGAGAACATTCGTAAAGGGATCGTGGACGCGCTGTTCGGCAGACGCCAAGGCAAAGACGACCAGTGGGTGTTCGGTTACCACCACTGGCCCGAGTACGACGGCCGTCAACCACGCGTGGAAGTGCACGTCACCATCCACGACGCGCAAGGAGAACTGGAGTTATGAAACGCGCCGCCCACAGCCTGATCATTCTCGCCGCGGTGCTCAACTTCATCGCGTTCACCCTGACCGGCGAACGCATCCCGGTGTACGTCGCGTTCGTCGCCCTGTTGTTACTGCTCGTCATCCCGCAGGGCGACGGGTCCAGCCGCTCGACCGACGAGCAGCCCTACGAAACCACCACCGAACGCGAAGCGCGCGAAGCCGAGGAACTCGAATTGCTCACCCGCGCCGAGGAACGCGAAGCCGCCCAGCAGCACTCGCACGACAGAAATGACGGTCGGTCATGACGCTCGAATGGAGTTGGGACGCGCAACGCTTCGATCCGAACACCCACCCGTGGCCGGCTTGCGTGGAACCCTGGTCGTTCTTGAAGGCCCGACCGCGCGACCTGTCCTTCGGCTTCGTTCACACCCGCCGAGGCAAACGACACGTGTACGCCGGTTCATGGCTGGTGCACTTCCCGAACGGCGACTTCGACGTCATGACCGACGCGGAATTCGCGCAACTGCGTGGTCACGCGAACGGCCACGCGTACACCCCGGAAGGAGGCCTGCCAGCATGACCTTTACAACCTTGCTCGCCGAACTCTACCCACCGCGCCCACCGGTACGCACAGCCCGACAGAGTGCACAAGCCCGTCAGGGCCAATTCATCATGCAAGGCGTATTCGAAGCGGCCCGTCGTCGGCGCGCCAAGAACCAGCGACTGCTCGACGAGGTCAACACCGACCATGGCGACACCGAAGCCCTGCTCGAGGAACTGGGTCGGTGATGAGCGACCTGCCGCCACCCCCGTACAGCCCGGCGCGCTGGCATCTGATCCGCTTCGCGGAACGCGCCCGGGTGTCAGGAGCCAGCCGCGCCAAGGCGTACTCGTACAGCCGTGACGCACGTGAGGAACAGAACCTCATCGCGCGCGCCATCGCCCTGGGCCATGTCATCCCTGACCGGCATCTCGTTCCGATGAACGTTGAACCCAAACAGCAAGCGCCGAGTCCACTCAGCGAGCAGCTGATCAGCACATACCAGGAACGACAGGCCGCCTTGAATGACCTGCTGCGTTACGCGGAGCGCCTGATCCGCCACCCGGAACAGCTCGACCTCGACGACCTGAGCAACGTCGCCCAGCACGTGCGGTCCGCTGACCACCTGCACCGTCGGGCACGAACCGCCTACAACAACGCCCGGATGGTGGGTGAAAATCACCTGGCAGGAACCACCCACTTCATTGAGATCGACGACGTGAAGCTGTACTTCGAGCTGGACTTGAAACGCACCCTCACAGCGCCTGACCGTGACGCCCTGCGGGTCGTCAACGCCGACACCATCGAGGATTTCACCGGCTACCGCGCGGGAGACGAAGCCTGGCACGACCTGGCACGCTGGGCTCGCTTGCACAACGGCCGCACGTGGACGGGCAGGCCGCTTGGTGACGACCGGCAGTTAATCTGGCGCGAAGATCGGGGGAGCTTGGTCATGCGCTCGCACGTTGCGCGTGACTATCCGAAGTTGCACTACGCCCTCGAAGCATTGCGGCGCAGCCTGACGCCGTACTGGGATGACCCGAACGCCGCCGAGGAATAGCGAGAGGCCCAGTCTATGCCGAGCCTCTTCGCTGCTGCAGGAAGGCTACTCTTCGACTTCGCCCGTTTCGGTTTGTATCAGTTGCAGGTTCAGGGTGTAACCAAGTGCCTGCGCGATTTCCTCAGCACGCTTCGGAGTGATGCCCTTGGTGCCGCTGATCAGCTGGCTGAGCTGGGCAGACGACACGTCGAGCTTGCGGGCCAACTCCGCTTTCCCCCCTTGCTCCCTACTACGCAGACGTTCGACCAGGCTGAGATCAGGACGCGAGGTGGGTTGAAGCGCCAGCAGGCGGGCTCAACCACTTCTCCTGCAGCGCTTCAAAGATTTCGCGCAGGTCACCTAAGTTGTTGGGCTTATGCAGGAAATCATCTGCGCCCAACTCGTAACAACGCTCGCGGTCTGTGTCGGTTTCCGAGGTGGTGAACACGACCACCGGGACATGTTGGTAGGTGGCGTGCTGCTTCATGGCCTGCAGGACCTCAAAGCCGTTGACGCGGGGCATGTTGAGGTCCAGCAGCACCAGACGGGGTAAGGGCCCTGGCTGGTGGGTGAGGTACTCCAGCGCTTCGTGTCCGTCGCTCTTGTGAATGACCTGGCGTTGCAGGCCGCATTCCTCGAAGGCGATCATGGCGAGTTCCACGTCGAGGGGGTTGTCTTCGACCAGCAGGATGGGGGGCATCAGGAACTCCTGTTCGCGGGGCGGCTCCACATGAAGGGTAACTTTGCAATCCTCCCTGAGTATATGAAGAGCATGTGGAAACTGGATTTGAGCTGAACGCAGAGCGTATCAGAAGGCTGCAGAACAGAGCCTGCATACCAGCCAAAATCATGGTGTTTCGTCGCTCTGCCGGTCGCTGCCCATCCCTACTGAAAACATCGGAATTAGCTGTAAAAAGACTTCAGGGGGTGTGGGCCGCTCGGCCTATCACGCGTTCCATCTGCCGTTTACCTTGATCGAGAGATGGATGAGGTTCTGGCGGAAATTTACAGCCTGTATGACGAACTGCTGCCCCTGGCCGTGAAATGGGGTGAAGCCGAGCGCCTGCAAAGCCACCTTGATCGAGTGAGGCAGGTCATCCGGGACGCTCCCATCGTTCCGCTCGCGCATACCGGCGTTGCGCTGCACAGCATCCTGTACGACCTGCAGGACTTCAAAAGCGAATTGCGCCAGCGGTACTGGCAAGCCCAGGCCTCCCGACCCTCACTGCCCAGCTAAACGAAAAGGAGTCATGCCGCCAGTCTCGTGCGACTTGCGAAGTCCCCACGACAGGCCAGCTGTGCAGGGCACTTACCGGGGCTTCGGTAAGCTGAAGCCGAACGTCGCGCCCTCACCCGGTTTGCCTTCCGCCCACACCCGCCCACCATGCCGCTGCACGATGCGCCGCACATTCGCCAACCCCACCCCGACGCCCTCGAACTCCTCGTGGCGATGCAAGCGCTGAAACACGCCGAACAGCTTGTCCTGATATCTCGGGTCGAACCCAGCGCCGTTGTCCCGCACAAATACGGCCCACTCGTCGGCACGGTCCTCCACCCACACCTCGATCACGGCCTCGTCCTGCTTGCTGGTGTACTTGAGGGCGTTCGACAGCAGGTTCAACATCGCTTGCCGCAGCAGCTCGTGATCTCCTGGGACCAGCGGCAACTCGCTGACCTGCCAACGAACACGCCGCTCCAGCACGTCAGACTCCAATTCAGTCCGCACCGCCGAGACCAGCGCACCCAAATCCACCAGCTTCACACGTACCGGTTGCCTTGACGTGCGCGACAGGTCGAGCATCGCGTCAATCAAAGTGTTCATTCGTTCAGCAGCGACTTCCACCACCGTCAATGCACGAGCGGACTTCTCATCAAGTTTGTCGCCCAGAGACTTGCGCAGGATGCTGGTAAAGCCAGTGATGTGCCGCACCGGCGTACGCAAATCGTGGGACACGCTGTACGAAAACGCTTCAAGTTCCTCGTTGGCCGCTTCCAGTGAACGGGTACGTTCCCGAACGCGCGCTTCGAGCTGCGTGTTGAGTTCCTGGATCGCCGCTTCGGCGAGTTTGCCTTCCGTGATGTCCTGCACCAGACCCAGGATGTGCGTGGGCGTGCCATCCTCGCTCCGGAGTACTTCGCCACGGGCCCAGATCCAGCGCACTTCCCCGTCTGCACGGCGGATGCGGCACTCGAAGTCCCAGGCCTCACCTCGCTCCAGCGCCACGCCATACTTGCGGGTCACGTCCTCCCGGTCTTCGGGAAGAACGTGCGCGATGAACACGTCGTACGTCCAGGCCGGATGCCCTTGCGGATAGCCGAAAATTTCGTCGTGCCGCAAGGACCGCGTGGCGCTCTGATCGCGCACGTCCAGTTCCCAGTCGCCCAGACCGGCCGCGTCAAGGGCGAAGCGCAGGCGGCTCTGGCTGGCGAGCAGCGCGAGCTGCGCGCGTTCCTGTGCGTCGCGCTGACGGTCGGCGCGTTCCAGAGCGAGACCGAGGGTGCCCGCCGCACGCGCCAGTAAGTCACGCTCGCCGTGCTGCCATGGTCGTGCTGCGGCGTCGCGCCAGATGACCAGGAAGCCTGCCAATTGCCCCTCTGGCGTTCTGATGGGTTCAATGCCGCAAGCCAGGGCTGGTGACGGCATCTCACTTCCGCGAGCGGCTCGGTAATCGTCGACGTAGAGGCCGTCTTGTTGCTGTGAGGCGCGCAGCATCAATGGCGCGTCGCGCAGCCTGCGTTCTTCACGCCGCAGGAAATCGAGGAGTTCCTGCGGCGCTTCGCCCCAGACTTGCATGACGTGCAAGCGGTCGCCGCTGAGTCGCACCACCAGCATGCTGTGGGCGTGCAGCACAGGTCCGAGCTGCGAGAGGGCGCGTTGCGCAACCTGCTCCGCATCCCGCGCATTCTGCAGCGCTTCCCCCAGGGCCGCCAGGACTTCCGCGCGGAGCCTCGCTTCCTGGAGCTCCTCATTGCTGGAGGCCAGCTGGGCGCGTTGACTGGCGAGCAGAGTAGCTTGCTCGGCGCGCTCGATGGCGACGCCGAGGCTGCGCACCACCGCTTCCATGACGCGGCGGCTCAGCTCTGTCCAGCCACCTGGCCCGAAGCGGGCGAAGCCCAGCACGCCCCGCACCCGTTCACTCGTCCTGAGGGGCAGCATGGCGATGGCACCGACATGGGCCGTGGTCTCAGGCGCGCTGCAGGTGCCAGTGTCGTACAGATCCTGGTAGTACGGCTCACCCGACTCGTAGGGCGACACGACATGCGTGGCGGCAGCGTAAGGCAGGCCCGCCTCATGCTGCCGTTGCAACGCTTCGTCCCCGTAGTCACCCAACTGACGCTTGACACGCCATACGTCTCCGTCCAGTTCGTAGTAGACCGTGACGCCCCTGGGCAGGTATGCGCACAGCAATTCCTGCACCCGCCGGATCAGATGGTACGGATCGGTGTCCACCGTGAAGTTCCGAGTGAACTCCTCAATGATCGCGAGGGCTTGCAACTCCGTGCTCTGCGCTTGAAGCTGCCGCTCATGCATGACGCGCTGGGTGGTTTCTTGCACCGTGACGAGCACACCGCCCACCTCGCCACGCTCGTCACGGACAGGGCTGTAACTCAGGGTGAAGTACGCTTCTTCTTCCTCGCCGTGCCGGGTCAGCACCAGGCGCTGGTCGGTGAACTGGAAGGTCTCACCGTGCTCTCGCACCCTTTGATAGATGGGTTCGTTGAACGTCCAGACTTCCGGCCAGCACTCCCGGTTGCCCTGCTCCAGACCCGCCGGATGCCGAACGCCCATCACGTCGCGGTAGCCGTCGTTGTAGAGCTGCACGAGTTCCTTGCCCCACAGCACGATCAGCGGTGAAGGGCTGGCGAGCACCACGCTGACGATGGTTCGCAGGCTCTGCGGCCAGTGCTCCACGGGACCGAGTGGCGTCTGCGCCCAGTCGAACGCGCGCATCAGCACAGCCATCTCAGTGTGACCAGGGAACAGGTGCTCAGGTTCGGGCAGTGGGTTCGGAGGGCGTGTCACGTGGTCATCCACATCATATCGGATTGCCTGGCGGCACGAGCACCCTACCTTGAAAGCTTGGAAAACCGAAACCAATTCTGATCGACCGACTGCAGCAACTCCACGTACCCCTGGATATCAGTCGGCTTCATCAGGTACGCGTTCGCCCCCAAATCATAAGCCAACCCGATCTCCTCAGGTCGAGCGGAATCCGACAGCACCAGCATCGGAATCGACTTGAATGCAGCGTCACTCCGGAGTTTCCTCAGCACCTCAAAGCCACTCTTACGCGGCATATGTAAATCCATCAGCAGCAAATCCGGCCTGAAACCATCCGAAAGCCGCGCTTCTCGCTGAAGGTCCTGGAGCACCTGCAAGCTGTCGTGCTCGACCCGTAAACGGACGTCCGGGAGGATGCGTGCCATCAGTTCTTGCAGCAACTCGGCGTCTGAGATGCTGTCGTCAACCAGCAGGACATCGTAGAGCTTGGCGTCAGTCGGGTCTATCATGGTTGCTGCCAGTATAAGAGCGACCGAGCAAATGGCAGGTTCTGCACTGCCACCCGCCGATCAATACGAACGCCTATTTGTTGCGTTCAGTCAGGCGGTCCGGGAACTCCACGAACAAGAGGGCTCCAGCCTCACCAGTCGGCGCTGCTTCCGCCCAGACGTGCCCGCCATGCCGTTGCACGATTCTCCGGGTGTTCGCCAAGCCAATCCGTTCGCTCGCCCCTAACAGCGAGCTGGGCACGTGGAACACCTCGAAGTACCGCTGCGCTTCCTCTTCACTCAGGGAGAGGCCGTTGTGCCGCACGCTCACCACGGCCTTGCCTTCACGCATCTCGCCCTCCACCTCAATTACTGCGCCAGACGTGTCTTTCGTGGCGTCCAGCGACACCGCGAGCAGCTCACCGAACACCTGCCGCAGCATCATCGGGTCCCCCACCACGTACGGCAGCGTGCCCAGCACCCACTTCACTTTCCTGCCTTTCAGCAGCGGCTCCAGATCACTCCGCACCTGCACGACCAGCTGATCAAGCGCGACGGGTTCTTCGATGAGTTCCCGGCGTTCCAGTACCGCCAGCAGTCGAAGCTCATTCATCCGGCGCTGCACGTGCTTCGCTTCTTCCCGCAGTTGAGCGAACAAGGTACCGACCCGCTCGTCCACCGAGGCGCTCAAACGTCGCTCCAGCAACCCCATGAAGGCGTCCACGCGGCGCATCGGTTCACTCAAGTCACGCGCGACACCAATCGCGTAGGCGCGCAGTTCAGCGTTCAGGTCATGCAGGTCCCGCGTTCGCTCTGCGACTTTCCGTTCCAACACGCGGGTGAGGTCATGGTTATTGGCTTCGAGTGTTTTGCGTTCAGAGATGTCCTTGAAGTACACGGACAAGCCGTCCGGAGTGGGGTGAATGACCACCTCCTCCCAGACGTGCAGGATCGGTGAGCGGGTCTCGACGCGCACCACCCGCCGTTCCCGTGCCGCTTCAAGGTGCGCGAGGTACGCTTCACTCCCGACCGCTTGCGGAAATTCTTCCCAGTACACTTTGCCGAGCAGGTCCTCGCGGCGTCGGTTCCACAGCCGCTCGGCTTCTTGGTTGACGTACGTGAAGCGCCACTCGTGATCCACTGCGTAGAACGCGTCACTGATGCTTTCCAGGATGCGGACGAGCTGCTGGTGTTCGAGCAGCTTCCGGGCATGCTGCGTGCTGCGGTCCAGCGCCACGGCACACTGCACCGCCAGCGTCTTCAGGAACTGCTGCTCCGCCCCTGAGAATTGGTGCGGCTCGCGGAAGTCGAGCACCAACACGCCCAGCGCCTGTCCGTCCAGCACGATGGGCAGCACCGCACACCCCAGAGGACTGAAGGCGCCGGTTTCCTGTTCCAGCTGCGGGTACTCTGCTTTGAGCGTCTCTGAGTCTTCGAAGAACAAGGCTTCCTGACCTTGGATGGCGTGAATGGCAGGGATGTGCCGGTCGAGCGGCCCGTCCTGCCAGATGGTCTTATGCTGCTGTTCATAGCCTTGCCGGGCAATGAGTTCCAGTTTGTCCTGCGCCGCGTTGATCAGCAGTACCGCGCCCGCGATGGCGCCGAGGCTGCTGATGGCTGGCCGCAAAATGATCTCTGATATTTCGCGCTGAGGCTGGATGGGACTGAGGGCCCGCGCGACCGTGTGGAGCTCATCGCTGAAGATGGTAGGGGCCTGCCGGGCGGGTGAAGCCATGCAAGGATGTTAGCGTCCTATGAGGATCCGGTGCCCGACCGTGCCATCCTGATTGGAGCGCAAGAGCTTGAAGTGGAAGCTGTGGCGCCCCTCTAACGGACTCCTGCGGGGCCAGCGACCGAATGTTCGCTCAGCCACGACCACCAAGGGCTGGCCAACAGTCTCGACCCCACTTACTGCGCGGTGTACCTGTTCCGTTGAGGTAGCAATGGCACGCGATGCAGTTGGCGAACCGAAGGGGAAGGCGTGTTCCTCACGCATGAGCTTGGCGAACAGGACGCGGAGATGAGCAACGCACGCCGCACGTTCACCGCTTGACAGCATTCACGCAAAAGTCGGCAGAATTTTCCTAGAGTCCACAACTGCACCGAAACTTCAGCGCCCCCACGGGCGCTTCTTCTTTGGAGTGCTATGCCGAAATCAGAGAAGTGGCAACACGTCAAGACCACCACCGTGCCCTGCATGGAACACGCCCTTGCGCGCACCGCCCTCGAACTCAACCACTACCGCCTGCAGCAGGCCGAGCAGATCGAAGCGGGCGTTGAGCGCACCGACATGCAATACCGCCGCCGCATCGTCGGTGATGACATCGTTGTGGAGATGCGTCCCCGGCGAACTGCGGTGTCCACCTTGGTGGACACCACGTCATCATAACGAACTCGCAAGGCGCATCACAGAACAGTAGTTCGGGAGGTGGCATGCGCATCATCAACCAGGAGCACGCCCTCGTCCGGCCCGAACAGCTCCAACCACACCCCCGCAACCCCAACTTGGGCGACGTGGACGCTATTGCCGAAAGTATCAAGGCGAACGGCTTCTACGGCGCAATCATCGCGCAGCGCTCGACGGGCTGCATCCTCGTCGGACATCACCGGCATCAGGCGGCCAGGCGGCAGGGCGCCACCCACATTCCCGTAATTTGGGTGGATGTGACCGACGCGCAGGCCATCCGCATCTTGCTGGCTGACAACCGCACGGCCGAACTGGCCGAGCGAAACGAAGAGATGCTCGCTCAGATCCTGCAAGACCTCGCTGGAGACGACGGTGGCCTGAGCGGTACCGGCTACGATACCGACGACCTGGGCGAGCTCCTCGTCAGCCTCGGTGCCGCGGCCACTACCGCCGGCCTCACTGAGGATGACGCCGTGCCCGAGGTGCCCGGCACGCTCACCACCAAAACTGGCGACCTGTGGGTGCTCGGCCGCCACCGCCTCCTCTGCGGTGACAGCACCAAAAGCCAGGACCTCGAGCGCGTCATGGACGGACACCAGGCGGACCTGATCTGGACCGACCCGCCCTACAACGTCAACTACGAAGGCGGCACCGACGAGCACCTCACCATCCTCAACGACCACATGCCCGCCGCGCAGTTCCAGGTGTTCCTGCTTGAGGCCTTCACCGCAGCCGCCAGCGTCGCCAAACCCGGCGCGTGCATCTACATCGCGCACGCCGAAAGCGAAGCCAGCACCTTCCGAGCCGCCATGCTGGGCGCCGGCTGGCTGTACAAACAGACCCTGATCTGGGTCAAGAACCACTTCGTGCTCAGCCGTCAGGACTACAACTGGCAACACGAACCCATCCTCTATGGCTGGAAAGCCGGCGCCGGGCATTACTTCTGCGGGGACTTCACCCAGTCCACCGTGATCGACGACAACCCCAACCTGCAAAAGCTCAGCAAGGACGAACTCATCGCCTTGCTCGAAGCCCGGCGGGACGCCACGCCCAGCAGCGTGATCTACGAGGCCAAACCCCTACGCAACGAAGACCACCCCACCATGAAACCGGTGCGGCTGGTCGAGCGCATGATCCTCAACAGCAGCCGCCGCGGTGAGCGCGTCCTCGACTCCTTCGGCGGTAGCGGCACTACTCTCATCGCCGCCGAGAAGACCGGCCGCATCGCCCACCTGCTGGAACTCGACCCGAAGTACTGCGACGTCATCGTCAAGCGCTGGGAAGAATACACCGGCCACGTTGCAACGCTCGAGGGAACACGCTCAAGTTAGGCAAGCAGGACTGATGGCCTGAATTACACTCACCGCATGAACCCTTACCGCATTACCGTCCGCATCGACAATGGTCGCGTCATCAGTCCGATGCAGGGTACGGTCATAGAATCAAACCACCCGGACATTAAAGTGCTCATCGAAGCGGTATTCGATAACGGCAGCGCCCCGAGTCAAGGCTTTGCCCCCGAGCCCTTCGTCACAGTGAACGGCGCGACCTTTCCTGCTCGTCTCGTCAGTCAAAACGTCCAGCATCCGCTTGAGATCATCCTTGAGATCCCAGCTCCCTGACACGCCCTCTGGCTTCGTCCCACCCCTGGTGATGCGCGAAATTGCCCGGGCACATTCAGAAACGCTTGTTACGCTGAGGCATGGAAGAACTTTTTGTCCGACCCCAGGTGCCCCCTCACGTGGTGGAGCAAATCAATAAAGCGATGGCGCAGACTGATCACAAAAACACCAGAGTCACCTTTGACGATCGGCAACTCCCTCTGGGGTACGGAACAGTCTTTACATTTTCGAATTCCGAAGCAGTCAAAATCCGGGCGGCGATGGACTGGTACGAACAGCAACTCGCCTCGAAAGGCTATCGAGCAGGACTCGCCTAGGATTTTAATGACCCACCCCGCCACTGCGCGGGGTTTTTTCATGCCGTAAGGAGGTGACCAGCCATGCCGACCACCGACAACAACGACCTTCCCAAGCGGCGTGGCCGTGGACCCAGGCCCAAGTACGACTGGACAGAATGGCGGCGCAAATACTACACAGGCAATCAGACCCTCGAAGAGCTCAGTGTAGAAAAGGGTGCGCCGGGCATTGACAGCCTGAAACGCCGCTCCAGCGAGGAAAACTGGTCAAAGCTGCGTGAAGAATTCCGCCACCAGGTTGACACCGAACTGCGCGCCATTCAGAAGGATGTGGCGGTGCAGGTGCGTGACCGCGTCGCCAAGATCGGCCAGGCCTTCCAGACGGTCGCCGTGCGCGGCCTCTCGCACCTCGACCCGCAAAAGCTCGAAGCGGTGGACATCGCGCGTTTCGGCAAGTACGGCGTGGAAATCGAACTCAAGGCGCGTGGCCTGGAGGAAAGCACGGTGGTGCTGCGCGCCTCGGAGAGCCTCAAGAAGCCCAGCGACCTGAAGAACCTCAGTGCCGACGAACTGCTGGTGCTGCTCAAGAAAGTACGTGAGCAGACGTGACGCGCGCCCGAGTGCGAGAGCCCCAGTTGCCCGAGTGGCTGACCGAGGACATGCTCTTCGAAGCCATTCTCGAAGCGGAACTGCGTGAGCGTGGCGTGCTGCTCCCGGAACCGGAAGTGCCCGTCACGCCGGAAGTCGTGCCGCTCACCCTCCAGGAGTTCGTGCGTCAGTTCTGGTCGGTGCTGGAGCCGGCCACGCCTCTCAAGTGGGGCTGGGCGCTCGACGCGATGTGCCTGCACCTCGAAGCCGTCGCCCGCCGGGAGATCAGGAAGCTGATCATCAACGTGCCGCCCGGCACCATGAAAAGCAGCCTCACCAACGTCTTCTTTCCGGCGTGGGTGTGGGCGGAAGTCAACCCTGGTGAGCGTTTCCTGGCGGTGTCCTACACCGAGTCGCTCAGTATGCGCGACAGCATGAACATGCGCCGCGTCGTGACCAGTAGTGAGTACGTCGAGCGGTACGGCGACAAGGTCCGCCTCACCCGCGACCAGAACGCGAAAGGCGAGTACGACACCACCGCACGGGGACGCCGGGCCGTGCGGCCCATCACCAGCGCGACGGGTGCGCGCGCCGGCATCCTGCTGATGGACGACCCCAACAACGCCGCTGAGATTCATAGTCCGCCGCACCGCCGTACCATCAACAACACGTACGACCAGAGCCTCAGCCGTCGTGGCAGCGACCCCAACACCTTCGCGCAGGTGCTCACCATGCAGCGCCTGCACGCCGAGGACCTCTCCGGTCACCTGGAAAGCAAGGGTGGCTGGACCGTGCTGCGGCTGCCTGAACGCTTCGAGCCCGAGCACCGCTGCGTGACGCCACTCTGGCAGGACCCGCGCACCGAGCGGGGCGAGCTGCTGTTCCCCGAGTACCGTGACGAGCAGGCCGTGCGTGAAGCCGAACACGACCTCGGCACGTACGGCACCGCCGGGCAACTCCAACAACGCCCGGTGCCGCTGGGCGGGGGCATCGTGAAGCGCCACTGGTGGCGGTACCACGCGCCTGCCGCGCTGCTCGACCAGTTACCCCCAGTGCGGGTGAGGCTGCCGGACGGCAGCGAGGTGGAAGCCGTCGTGATCGCCACGCCCGAGCAGTTCGACCGCAAGCTCACCAGCTGGGACATGACCTTCAAAGGCACAGCGCAAAGCAACTACGTGTCGGGAGGAGCGTGGGGTGCACGCGGCGCCGACCGCTTCCTCCTCGATCAGGTGCGCGGGCAGTGGGGATTCGTGGAAACCAAACGCCAGATGCTCACCTTCACCGCCCGCCATGCCGACATTCAGGAGCACCTGGTGGAGGACAAGGCCAACGGCCCGGCCATCATCGACGAACTGCACACCACCATTCCTGGCCTGATCGCCTGGGAACCCGAAGGCAGCAAGGAGTCACGGGTGCACGCCGAATCCCCCGTGATCGAAGCCGGGAATGTCTACCTCCCGCACCCCACGCTCGCTCCCTGGGTGCTGAACGACTACTTGCCGGAGTGGGACTTGTTTCCCAACGGCTCGCAGGACGACCAGGTGGACCAGACCACCCAGGCGCTGCAGCGCACCCGCCCGCTCCGCGTTCCCGTCGACGTTGCCGCCGTTGCCGCCGCGCAACTCACCGTGCCGGACTTCAGTGCTTACCCATGAAAGGAGGTGACGTTTGAGCCTCATCCTCGGACCGGACGGCACGCCCATCACCAGCGAAAGCCGCACGCAGGACGCCACTTCGCCCGCCACCCTGCGTGGCGCGGACCTCCAGCTGGCGTACCCTGGCGTGCGGGACGCCTGGGGTGAAGGCGTGAACGACCCGGCCGTGCGCAACGGCTGGACGTACGCGGGCGCCAACGGTCAGGCCCTCCCGGTGGGACAGTACGGCCTGATCCGCGAACTCGAACGTCGCCGCTGCCGCGCCGCGTACTTCCAGAACGCCCTCTTCCGGGGCGCCGTGCAGATCATCGCGGCCTTCCTGAGCGGTGACGCGTTCAGTTACGCCGATCCCGACGACAAAACTGCCGCGCTGGCCCTGGAGGAATTCTGGCAGGCGAACAGCCTCGGGGAACTCTTCGGTGAGCGCTGGCTGATCGAGTACCTCCTCGATGGCGAGAATGCCACGCTCTTCCCGGAGCAGGACGCCGGTCCGGATCTGCCGTCTCGGGTGGCGTTCCTGGACGTGGATCGCACCTTCCGGCTGGAGTCCAGCACCGCCTTCGGCACCGTCGCGAGTGACATGGTGCAAGGCATTCACGTCAGCACCGGTCCCGGCGTGGAGGAACCCTACCCGCTGGGCCGCTTCACCTGGACCGCGAATGACGCGCTCTGGAACGACCCGCGCGGCTGGCCCGTCGCGATGGGCGCCGTGGATCCCGCACTCGCGTACATCGGGCTGCTCAACCACCGCCTGAACGTGCACGGCCTGCAAAGCCGGGTGCTCGGCGTGTACAAAGCCGCCCTGAATCCCGCGGGTACTGACGCGAACGGCACGCCGGACGGTGGCGTGCACCAGTGGCGCATGAAGACCGGCGCGTTCCGTCAGCTTCCAGCGCAAGGTGGCATCGTGCCGCTCGTCGTGAAGCCCGGTTACACCGACCAGAACGGCAACCGCTACGACGGCTTCAGCGAAGAGCTCGACTTCCCGAAGCCCGCCAGTGGCGCCAGCGACGCCAGCACCGACCAGCGCGCCTTCTTGCGCTTGGTGGGTCTCGCGATGGGCGGGCTGCCTGAACACTGGCTGGGAGAAGGCGGCAACGTCAACCGTGCCTGCTACTCCGCCGATACGGAAACCCTGACTGTCGAAGGCTGGCGAACGTACGAGCAGATCACGCCTGACACCCTCATCGCGCAGTTCAATCCGGACAGCGCGGTCGTGGAGTGGGTGAAGGCCGGTCCACTTTACCAATATGACTACCGTGGCCCCATGTATCACTTTCACAACGCGCATCTGGACATTCTCGTCACACCCGACCACCGCATGTGGGTCAAGCGTGACCGCAACGACAAGACGCAGCGCACATATGAAATCGTCAAATCCCAAGACATCGCGGTAAACAACTGGTACTTTTCGCATCACCTTACCAGTGATGGCGATGAATTGACGCACTGGACTCTGCCCGCCCAGACGCATGGCAACGGTAAGCATGTCTACCCCGAACTCGACTTACCCGCCGACGCCTTCATTGAATTCCTCGGGTACTTCTTGAGCGAAGGCTGCGCCAACGTCTACAACCAGCGCTATCACATCAGCTTGGCCCAGAAGAAACCCGACTCCACAGCGCGCATCCGTGCCTGTCTTGCTCGGCTTCCCAGCCTGAAATGGGGCGAGTACACCGACGCGCAAGGAACGGTGCGCTGGCAGTGCAACGACAAGCGCCTGTGCTTGTGGCTGCTGGAGCACTGTCGGCGACTGGCGGAAAACAAGGAGTTCCCGGAATTCCTTCATCATCTCTGCCTGAGGCAAAGCGCCATTCTCTTCGCTGCTCTGATGGACGGCGATGGCACGCGCGACAAGCGCCCGAACAGGATCAGCGGCGCCTACTACAGCAAGTCACCGACACTCATTGATGATGTGCAACGCCTTGCCTTGAAACTCGGGCATTCCGCCAAAGTCATTGATGTGCGTGGGCGCACTCGTGTCTTTCGGCTGCTTTTGCAGTTCGGCAAGCCCGAACACCGTCTGAACGCGGCCGATGTGGAGCAGGTGCCTTACGTCGGCAAGGTGTTTTGCTTCAGCGTACCGTCTGGCCTGTTCGTCACCCGGCGAAACGGCAAGGTCGCTATTCAAGGCAACACGGCCGGGGAGATGGGCACGCCCGCAGTGCGGCTGGCGCTTCGGCGGCAAGGCACCGGACGAGGGTACCTGGACCGACTGATCCGCACGGAACTCAAACGCCGCTTCGGCAGGGAACGCCTCTACACCGTCTACCGCACGACCTACAAAGCGGACGGTCTCACGCGCGTCCGGCGGCGCTTGCGCGTCCCCGCGGACCTGCTGGAGATTTCATGGCAGTTCCCTTCCCTCACCGAAGAAACACTCGACACCCTCATCCGCCGGGCCCTCGCGGCCGACGCGCGCGGCTGGGCGAGCCCGCAGACCCTGGCGGGCTCGCTCGGCTTTGACCCTGCTGGAGAGGCTGAAAGGATGGCCGCCGTGGGTCTCACGTTCGGTCAAGCGAGACAGCTGCCTGTCACACCGGGAGGAGGTGACCTGAATGAACCGACCCCGACCATTCCCCCTGCGCGAACCGGTGAGTGACACCACCATTCGTTGTTACGCGTATGCCGTGCACCCACGGCAGGAGAACGGCGAGTCGTGTCAGTGCCACGAGTGCCGCGCCAAGCGCGAGCAGGCCACGGGCGGAAAGCAGGTGCTGCGCGAAAGGGCAGGCACGAAACTGTGGAGGTGACGCTTGCGGGCGGGCACTTCGGAAACAGCTTCCTCGACAAGCACCTCGTGCGACTGCGTCGGCCCCGCATCGGAGAGCTGGCGAACTACCTCGATTGGCCGCACTACCGATGCGTCAGCGCCTGCCACCGCGAAGCCACCCGGCGAGTCATTGCACAGGGCAAGCGACCACCGCCCCCACCGCCACCCCCTCGTGAGTGGTCGTACTGGAAGGAGCGCCATGCCGAAAAACTTGAACCGTTCACCCTGCCTCACTGCCGTCCTCACCGCTGGGATCGCCGCAGGCACTGCCACGACCACCCTGCGGGAGAACGCCGCGCCGAGCGTGACTCGCGCGGCCCTCGAACCTCCCGCGCACGTCCTCACGCCCGAACGCCTCGGGGAGCGCGAAGGGGGCGTGCAGGCCGGGCAGACGTACCAGGACGTCTCGCTGCACGAAACCAACTTCATCGCGGCCAGACCCCGCCTGAAGGAAGAAAAGCGTGGCGGCGTCACCGTCACGACCGTCACGGCGGACGTCGCGTACTGCGACGTGATCAACCGCAACGGCCGGTACTACCCCCGCAGCGCGTACGAAGCCGCGAATGCCGCGGCGGCCCCTGACCTCGCCGAAGGGGGCCTGTGGGCCCTGATGGAGCACCCGGAATGGTGGGACTCCATGAAGGGACGCCTGGAGAACATCGCCACGCTGTGGGAGTCCCTCGACATCGAAGACCGCACGATCGACGACGGTCAGGGTGGCCAGAAAACCGTCGGGGTGGTCGTGGCCAAAGGCGTGATCGTCGAAACGCAGAAGGGCCTGGACGCCAAGGCCTTGCTGCGCCAGAAAGTCAAGGTCGGCATCAGCACCAACGGCACCGCCAGCATCCAGTACGTCAAGGCAGCGCTGCTCGATCCGAACTTCTACGACCCGGAGATGCTGATTCCGGTCGTGCAGAACGACTTCACGTACGCCACCATCGATTACGTCTCTGATCCCAGCAACCTCGGCGGGCGTGCCAGCACCCAGGAAGACACCCGCCCCGGTCCGTCCGCTCCGCTTCCCGTCGCGCCGTCCACCTCAGCGCCCAACAAGGAGGGCCACATGCACCCGTTACTGAAAGCGCTGTGCGACAAGCACGGCAAAACCCTGGAGCAGGTCAAGAAAGAGCACGCGCAGGAGTATTACGGCGTGCTCGAAACCATCGCCGAGCAGGTCACGCAGGCCCAGGCGAACCCGCAGACGCCGAGCACGCCCGGCACTGCCGGCAATCCGCAGCCGAACGCGCCGCCCGCCACCGAAACGCGCCGTCCGGCTCCTCGGGCGGGCACGCCGGACGAGGAATCCCTGGAGTCCCAGGTGCTCGAGCTCACCTCCGAGCTGCGCAGCGAACGCCAGGAACGCGTGCGCACCGCACGCCTGAACATCGTCTCCACCGCACTGGAAAGCGCGAACCTGCGTCCCGTGCCCGCGCGGGGAGAGATCGACTTCGAAGCGCGTTTCCGTGAACGCCTCGAAGCGGCGGCCATCTCGGCCGACAACGACCAGGAAGCCCGCACGGTCGTGGCGGACATGATCGAGGAACGCCGTGGCCTGGTCGGTTCACGCGATGACGCTGGCCGTCCCGCTCCCCCGCGCGCCTTCGAGCACCTCGACCGCACCAACCCCGCCAACCGCGGTCCAGCCCTGCCAGTGGGCAACAACGGCGGTCATACCCTGCCCGGGCAGCCGTACGCGCCGGTGATGGAAGCCGCGCGCGATTTCGGTCTGTAAATCCTCGCCTGTCACGCCACCTTCTCACTGAAAGGCCTCCACGACGCGTGGAGGCCTTTCCCTTGGAGCTGCCATGAAAAATATGAAGCACCGCAGCCAGGACGGGCGAGGCATCACCCTCGCCCTCACCGTTCCCGCTGGCGCCACCAACGGCCGTCCGGTCGCCCTGGGCGGCGGAGGACTCTACGGCGTCCTCGAAACCGAACGCGTCACGGCGGACATGCTCAAGGCCGGCACCGCCCCGCAGGGCCTGCGTGAAGGGCAAGCGAGCGTCAACCTGCCCGGCATCGGTCAGACCATCGACGTGGGCGCGCTGCCCGTCGCCATCGCGGACTTCGGACGGGTGTACCTGACGCCGGCCGGCGCGCCTTCGGAAGTCGCGGCGGGGAACACCTGGATCGGCTGGAGGCTCGGCAACTTCGTCGGCCTGCGCAGCAACGGCGCTCAGTAACCCTCACCCGCCCTCTTTCCGGCCACCCTTCGGCCGTGTTTCGTTGCCGCCAGGAGGCGACATGAGCAACTTTCACAAGCTGCGCGCCGCGATGCGTGAAGCCGCGTACCGCAACCAACTTCCCGCCCACACCGACCCGGACCGCCTGACGGCCACGACCATCGCCCTGGCGAGCATTAAACGCTTCTACGAGGGCTACTACGGCAAGCTGCTCGGCGAGAAGATCGACGAGGGCCGCAAGCTGCGCACCACCGACGCGCAGGCGTACGAACGCACCATGGAAACCATGGAAGGCCTGCTGGGTGACCTGCACGCCATGCGCGCCGAACGTCGCGTGATCGAGACGCTCACCAGCAGCGACTTCGCGTACGGTCTGGCGCTCACGCGTGACATCGTGCGGCGCGACAATCTGCCCGCCTTCAACAGCGACCTGATGGCCATCGCGCGCCGCCGGGTGGTGAACAACTTCAAACCCGTCCGGGCGCGTGGGGGTGTCAACCTGCTCGACCGTTTCCTGCGCCTGCGTCCGGAAGCGACCAACGTGCAGTACACCGGCTTCGTCGGGGAAGGCGAGCTGTACAGCGCCGCGAACTACGAACTGGCCCTCACCCTCACCTGGGAGATGATCCTCAACGATGAACTCGGTGAGTTTCAGGACGCCATGTACGAACTCGGGCAGGCCGCGGCGCGCACGCGCGCGTGGATCATCGTGGACGCCATCCGCCGCATGGCCACCCGCGTGCCCTTACCGAACGGTGCGCTCGGTCCGGACATCGGCAACATCAACGCGATCGTGTCGTACCTCGGCGACCAGAGCGTGGGCGAGCGCAACATCAGCCGTCTCGTGACGGACATTTACGTACCGAACACCAGCGCGCCCGTCGCGCGCACCGCGATCGGCAGTCCCACCATCGCCTACGTCGGCTACCCGTCCGCCACGGGTTTCCAGGCGGGCACCGCCAACCCCGTCTACCAGATCGCGGACGTGCACCCGGAAGCGATCCTGACGGAGATGGACATCGCTGATTACCCGGGCGCGAACCGCAAGGACTGGATCGCGCTGGACCGCAACGCCGCGCCACTCGAACTGGCCGTGCTGCGCGGGTACGAAGCGGGTCCGCGCACCCTCACGAAAGTGGCGGACACCATTGAGTTCGATCAGGGCAGCTTCGACAACCACATCTTCAGCGTGAAGGTCAGCGACGTCGCCGGTGGCGCGGTGTCCGACAAGACCGCCGTGGTCATCGCGGGTGGCACGAACGGCTGACGCGCTTTTCGACCTTTCGCCCTCTCACGCCTCAACCAAAAGGACGGCCATGACTCAACCCAACCCAGCGGCCACGGACGCGCCCACCATTCCAGAGAAACTCGTCGTAACGAAACTCCTCTGGACCGGCAGCGCCTGGCTGCAGCCCGGCACGCCCTTCGATCAGCAGCAGGTCGACGAAGCACAAGTGCGTCATTACCTGACGCACGGCTTCGTCGCGGACGCCGAGCAGATCGAAGCGGCCCGTAATCCCGAAGCGACCGAAGCGAAAGTGGAAGCCAGCGCGGCTGAACGCAAAGCCCTGCAGCTTCAGACGCAACTGAAAAACGCTACCGGTGAAGTGCAGCAGCTGAACGGCAAACTGCAGACTCTCGCAGGGCAGCTCGATGAACGCGACACCGCCCTGCGCGCCTTGCAGGCCAGCCTGGACGCGGCGCAAAAGCAACGTGACGGCAACGCCGAGAAGGTGAGGACCCTCGAAGGGCAACTCGCGGAGTTCCAGACGCTCGGTCCGCTCCTGCCCGAGGGACTCACCCCGAACGCCCGCAAGAGCCTGATCGAAGCGGGCTTCGTCGGGAAGCAAGCCCTCGCGCGCGCGACAGATGAGGAACTGCGCACCCTCGACGATGTCGGCCCAGGCACCGTCACGAAACTCCGTGAGTTCGCGCCGAGCGCTTCGCAGTAAGGCGGTGCGTCATGGCGCTCAGCGCAGAGCAACTCGACGCGATTGAAGTTCACGTGGGGGGCGTGGGCTGGTCGGCGTACACCGCGCTGCCCGCCGAGCAGCGCCTCAACCTCGAAAAAGCCCTGCGGGTGCATGGCCGGGAGGATCTCGTCGCGGCGGCAGTGCTTGATGATCTCGCCGCGAACGCGCAACGCGTGAAGGCGCTGGAGGTCGGTCCGATCAAGATTGACTTCCAGGCCTCCGCGCCGTTCTGGCTGTCACGCGCCGCGCAGCTGCGCGACCGCGCCAGCCGGGCGGAAGTGGTGAGTCCGGGCAGCGCGAATCCAGCGCCGGTCATCGAACCTTGGGGAGTGGGGTGATGTTCACTCCCACCGAAATTCAGGCGCTCAGTGTCCCGGAACTGCGCGTCATCTTTGACGCCCTCAATTCGCCGGGAGTAAAGGTGCACCGCGCTGCCCCCACCAACAACGACGCGCCCCAGGAGGTGGACGCGTCCGGCAACACCATCCTCCAGCCACCCGCGCCGGAAGCGGCCAGCGTGCGCGTCAGCGGCTACGCGTACCAACTGCAAGGCCGCGAACGCCGGGAGTATGGAGGGGATTTCGCGGACATCGACGCGCCCCTCTGGCTGGTGTTACTCCTCGGAGACGCACCCGTCGGCACACCCGGCTTCGAGCTGGAAAGCAACGGATTGCGCCTGCGTCCACTCGAAGACGCCAACGATCTCGGCACGGTCGGCGTGGCGTGGCAGGTGCTGTGCCGCGCACCCGGAGCGCGGCATGGCGTTTAAACCCAACCCGCACCTGGAGCGTGAACTCGACCGCGCGCTCGACAAAGTCGGTGAAGGCATCGCGGAGGAATTCGTGTCGTTCCTGCTCGACAGACTCTCCGGTCCGGGCAGCGGTACGCACTGGCCGGGCCTGCCGAACCCGTCCTCGTCACCGGGCGATTACCCGGCCGAGCAGAGTGGCGCTTTGCTCGCGTCCATCGGGAAAAGCCAGCGCAGCCTCAACGGTATGTGGGCCGTCGGGGCGCTCAACGAGATCGCCCCGGTGCCCGTGGAAGCCTGGGCGCTCGAGTACCCCTCACCACCGGGCAGTCCCGTCAAACGCGACTCCGAGCACGGCTCCCGAGGCTGGCTCAGCAAAGCCCTCGCGGATGACGAACTGCACGCCCGACTGCACCGGAAGATCAAGGAGGTGGTGGCATCACTCTAGACCGGCTCCTGTACGACCTCGGCTTGCAGCTGGCACGTGATGACGCCGGGAACACCACCAGCTTCCGGCCACCTCACCCCCTCCCGCCCGCGGGCATGCCGTACGCGTTGACCATCGAACGCCCCGGCCTGCCCACCCTGGAAACCCTGAACGGCCTGCAGGTCCGCACGCGACCCGTGCAGGTGATGCTGTACGGCTTTCCGCGCACCGCCGCGGGTCGTCAGTCGCTCAGCATCGTCATGGCGCATTTGCGCCGACGTGCCCGCGAAATCGACCGGCATCCGGGATTGTGGGTCATTCCGGGTGCCACCACCGTCGGCACGGACGAGCCCCTCTTCGACGATCCGGATGGCAACACCATCTACGGCAGCATCCGCGTGCTGATTCAGTACCAGAGTTCGTAAATCCACTGCTGGAGGAACCACCCATGACCAAAGAACAAGAACCCGCCACGCCCGCCAAAAGCAGCGAAACCAGCGCGCCCAGCGCGAAAGGCAAAATCACCGAGCTCGACACGGGCGGGGTGCTGCTGGAAGTCAAGGAAGGTGGGAACACCTGGCGGGTCACCGCCAAGAACGAGGAAGCCGCTCGGGCGTACCTGGCGGAAGACCCGGACGCCTGCAAAGTCAAGTAACCCGTCCTGACACCCTCACTCCTGGTCCTTGACGGCCATCCTTTCGGAGGAGAACAAGCATGCCCCAAGACGTGATTCCTGCCGTACTTCCCGTCGATAACACCCCACGCGTCTACTCCAACCGTCTGATGCAGACGTACCTGCTGCGTCGCCTCGAAACCTTGCAGTTCGTCACGAGCACCCTCACTGCTGCCGCCGCAGTCGCTGCTGGAGCGGTCACGGCCAGCTTGACGGCCGCGCCGAACGTCACGGTCTACCCGGGTGACCGTCTGGACTTCAACGGGGTAGTGCTGGTCGTTGCCGGCGCGTACCCGGTCGCCCTCACTGCTGCGGCCACGAACGTGCCGATCGTCGCGGCGCCCGCTCCGGTGGCCCTCAACGCCGCCGCCACTTACGATTCGTACCTCACCGTGCCGAACGCGGAGGAAAGCAACCCGGCCATCACGGACGACGAGGAAACCATCACCGTGATGGGACGCGCCACACCGATTCGCGTCGTGAACGGGAAGGACCTCACCGCGACCATCACCATGGTCGCAGGTCTCGACGACCCGATCGTCTTGCGTCTCACGGAACTCGGCACGCAACTCAGCCCCGGGAACCGCGCGCGGTTGATCTTCCGGTACACCGACGGTTTTGCGCTGCTCGCCACAGTGAACATCGGCGCGCCCAGCAAGGGCGGCGGGGCGGGCTCGCTGCGCAGCACCTTCAGCGCCAACCTGAGCGGCAAGTTGTACTGGACGAACCTCAACGACGCCAACCCTCAGTGGAGAGAAGTCGGAGCGCTCGCAGGCGCCTGATGATCGACGCGCTGTTTCTGGGCCAGCAGGGGAGGCAAGCCTAAAGACCGTCCCAGCGCCGAAAATGATAAAATTAGTCCGGGCGGTGAGGCGCCCGGACATGTCAAATTTTACGCTGAAGTTGTGCCGAAAGTGTGGGCAGTCTTTTCCTGCGACAACCGAGCATTTCTATCAGGAAAAGAAGAAATCGGGAGGGCCGACCTTCTGCTCCCCCTGCATTCCTTGTCGTCAAGCGACCGCGAGAACAGCCGCCAGCACCCGGTATCACGACAATCCTGAACTCTACCATTCCCGTCGAGCCAATCGGAGCGAGGACCAAAAAGAAGCCAAGCGGAAATACAACCAGCGATGGAGTTACCAAAATCGTCAGCAAAAGGCGGAGCGGAGCAGAAATCGCGCTGTATCTCCCGAAGCGGCTGTCCGGCGCGACCGAGCAAAGGTGGTTCGTGCGAAGGAAAGTAGAGCGAGAGCGTCCCGGCCCTACAAGAGCCGGGACTTGATCGTGATCGCCGGAAGGCAACAAGGGTTTTGCTACTACTGCCAGCGGCCATTCGATTTCGCCGGGCTGTCCCGACCTACCGTTGACCACCGCACGCCAAAAGCTCGCGGAGGCACAGACGATCTCGACAACATCGTCCTGGCGTGTCTGAACTGCAACCAGCGTAAAGGTCCCAAAACGGCTGACGAGTTTCAAGCCTACCTGCGGGAGTACCCATGAAATGATCGATGTCCTGTTTCTCGGCAGCGAAGGCAAAGCGCCTTCGCTGGTTCTTTTTGGTGTCACGCTCCACCCGGACCGCCTGGAAGCCCTGGCGTTCCTGGCGCGCTACGACCTCACAGAAAACACCGAACTCAGCGCCCTTCACATGGAACATCCCGACTCGCGTCGCTGGGTGTCCATGCCGCACGCCGTGCGGGTCGTCGTGCCGGCTTTACGGCGAGGGTATGGCGGCAACGAACCCCCGTTTTTGCATCGCGCGCTGACCCTGACGCGCCTGATAACACCAGAATCCCTTTTTCAGGAGTGAACCTTGTGACTGACACCCGTCGTGAACGCACCGTGGAAGCCGCCAATGGCCGCCCGAACCGCAAGTACGGCCATTGGCTGGGTGAGTTGTTCGTGCCGTACCTGAGTTTCTCTTACGCCGAAATCGACGCGTGGGATGACTTGCCCGTCGAACTGGAGAAAGGCACACCCGAAGAAATCCAGGCGTCCAAGCTGCAAGCGAAAGAAGCGAACCGGGCGTTGCTGCTGCGGATGCTGCAACGCCGCATGGGCAGCAACGCCCCCGCCAGCGTGGAGGAACTCATCAGCAAATGCGGCCCGCGTGACGTGACGAAATGGCAGAGTGCGGTGCTGTCAGGTGACAAGGGAAAACCCCAGGAGGAGGTTCCGGAGAGCTGAAGCAGCTCGTTCGTCCGGACCTCCCGGTCATTTTTGCCGACCTCAACCTCGAAGACCCAGCTACCGACTGGTACGACATGCCGCTCGATCAGCTGTTCTTTTTACATGAACGTCTGCGTGACCGCGAACGCCGCGCCTTCGCGCGCAGTGTCACCAGCGGGCAGCTCGGCATGCTCGGCTTCGCCAAGGACATCAAAACCATCGCACGAGAAATCATCGAGCAAGGCGAGAAGCAAGCCGTGCCGTTCCCCTTCCAGCGAGGAGAAACGAGCGTCACGTCTTCCATGCCGACGCCCATCACGCCGTACCCAATTCACCCGGCCGTGGCGCGTGGACTGGCTCTCGCGATGAACGCCAGCCTGCTCAACGGGGATTTCATGGCGAGCTTGCCGGCCACTGAGGACGGTCTGCCGCTCAGCCGCGCGTTCGAACGCATTCAACTGGCAGGGAAAGGAGGGTGACATGCTCGGGAAACTCGGTGACCTGATCGCGGAGACAGGAGCGGACAAAACCGGTTTAATGCGGGATGTCGCGGCGATCCAGAAGGAACTCGACGCTCAGAAACTGACGTTACGGGTCGGTTCGGACGGTCTTGCTTCCATCAAGGACGCTCGGGTGGAAACCGGGAAGCTCGCGCAGGAAACCCGTGATTCCCTCCGTCAGCAAGGCCTGGAGGGCCGTAAACTCGACGCGCAGACCCGCCAGGCCCTCAAGGAACAAGGACTCGGCGCCAAAGCCCTCCGCGCGGAGTACGACGCCACGACGGGCAGCTTGCGGGCCGGCACCGCGGAACTTCAACGGCAAGCAGCCGCCGTGAAACTCAACGGTGCCACGGCCATAGCGGAAACCCAAAAGCAAGTCGCGGCCGTGCGGCTGCGCACCGCGGAAGAGCGACTCAGCGCGCAGCAGAGCGCCCAGCAGTACCAGCTGCGTTCGCGCCAGGCCCGCGAAGCGACCGCCGCACTCGCCAACGAAGCAGCCGCGTACCGTTCGTTGTGGCAGAGTGGCGTGCTGAACGGCCCGCAAGTCGTGAAGTTGCAGGAGGACGTGCGTCGCCGGGCGCTGGAGAGTGCCGCGGCGCTCGATCACACCAGCGACGCGTACAAGCGCTTCACGCAAGTCGCGCGGGTCGCGCAGACCAACGCGGACAGCGCCATGGGTATCAACACGCCCGGTGGCTTCTCGGACGGCATTCACCGGGGAGCCCTGAGCGCACTGGGATCCCTCGGGATGTTCGGGCAGCTCGCCGAGCAACTCGGGGTGTTGTGGCTGGAGTTCCGCGCGCAAAGCAAAGAAGCCCGCCAGGCCGGGCAGGAAGTCGGACAGGCAGCCGGGCAAGGTCAGCTGGCCGGATTGCGCTCACAGATGGATGACATTCGCGCGGAAGCGCGCCGGATGGGGGGCAGCATCGAGGACGCCATCCGTGAGCGCCTGCAGATCAAATCCCCTTCGCAGGTGATGTACCGCGTGGGTGAATTCGCCGCGTCCGGGTACGTGAAAGGCATCCTGTCGCAGACGAACGAAGCACGCCGGGCCGGGCAGTTCCTCGCGGACGCCGCGCGTGACGGGGCCAACCGGCCCATGCACGGACCGGGCACGAGCACCCAGAGTGTGGCAGGACTGGCGGGGGGTGTGCTGGCCGGAGGAGCGATCGAAGGTCTGTCGGAAAGCCTCGAGAAAGTCACCGGTCAGCTCGGCAAGGCCCTCCCGCAGGCCGCGCAGCAGGGCGTCGGGGCGGCCGCCGCGACCGAAGTGGCCGCGGAGGGTCTCGGTGGCGCTGCGGAAGGCGCGGCTGGGCACGTGCAGAGCCTGATCGAAGCGCACAAGGAGCACGACCCGGTCGCCCGGCAAGCTGCCCTCGGGCAAGCAAAACTCGCGATTGGCTTCGCGGCGAGTGCCGCGGTGATCGGCGGTGTCGCCCTGGCGCTCGGGAGCCTCGCGCGTATCGGCATCGAGCAGCACAAGGTCATGCAGAAGTCCTTCTCGTCCCTCGCGAACAGTGGCGTGACGGACCTCACGATGATCGAGAACCGCATCGATCAACTGAAAAACAGCGGCAATGACGCCGCGAGAACGTTCAGCAAGAGCGGCCTGGCCGCCGCACTCGCCGATACCGTCAAGGCGGGCGCCAGCGCGTCCGAAGCGATGAACGTGCTGGGTGTCTCCACCAAGTTCGCGTTCGTGGAAGGCACCAACCTGACCGAACAGTCCGGCATGCTGCTCAAAGCCATCAACCAGTACCACCTCGAAACGGAACAGGCCGCGCGAGTGGGGGACATGTTCGCCAAAGCCGGCGGTCTCGCGGCCGGATCCGCCACGGATCTCTTCACGGGCTTCAACAAAGTCGCCGGGATGGCCTTCCAGGCGAAAATCGAGATGTCCGACTTGCTCGGCATGCTGGTCGAACTGGACAACAAAGGCATGAGTGCCGCGGATACCGGCGCGGACGGATTGAATTCCGCGCTGGCGGCCTTGTCGGACATCACACCCAAAGCCACCAAGCAACTGCAGGCGTGGAATATCGCGGTGATCGACTCCAACGGCAACATCCGCCCGGCCGGGGACATCATCAAGGACCTGAGCGCCAAACTGTCCAGCCTGGGCATCACTTACAACGAAACCACCGGGAAGCTCGAAGGGACCGGTGAGGCGCTCGCGGCAGTCAACAACATCATGGACACCCAGGGTGCGCGGGCGGTGCTCAACCTGAGCGGTGAATGGCGGACGCTGGGCCACGAGATCGAGAACAGCTCAGGCGCCCTCAACCGCTACAGCGCGCAGTTCAGTGACGACCTCGAAGCGCAGCAGGCGACCTTGAAAGCCAACATCGAAGATTTGGGTGCCCTGATGACCAAGAACTTCGTGGGTCCACTCAACAACGCCCTGGAGAAACTCAACGCTTTCCTGTCGCGCCTGTCGGGTGGCCTGCCGGAATTCGGCGAGTGGCTGAACAAAAACGAAATCGACGGCACCAAACTCGACAATGACGTCTTCCAGCACCTCGGGAAGCTCGTCGAACGCCGTGAGCACCTGCAAAACCGGATCGAGTACTTCCGGAACAACCCCATCATTGGTGGTCTGTTCGCGCACGGCAGTGAAAATCCCGCGCGGATGGCCGAGGAAGTCAAGCAACTCGACGAGCAGATCAAGCATCTGCAAACCACCATCCAGCGAGGCGGGTCGATCAACCTGTCCGGTTACGCGCCTGGCAAGGCCGCAGCGGCTCAGGAAGGCGCGTCGAAGCTGGTGCTCGACACCAGCTTCAAAGCCCTCACCAGCAAGGCCACCACGGCCATCGTGGATGAATGCGCCAAGTGGGTCCGTCAGACCCTCGGGCTGGCCTACAAAGGCTCCGAGAAAGCCATCGACGAGATGTTCCGCAAGAAGCCAGACATGGTGAACGGCAAACTCATGCCGACCGCGCGGAGCGCCGCGGACAACTTCAAGGAAGCGGGACTGCTGAAACCCTACCGAGGCAAGGAGGAACTGAAAGAAGGCGACCTGGTCTTTTACACCTCGAACGGGCAGAACCACGTCGGGATTTACGTCGGGAACGGGTACGTACGCGGAAACAACCGGGTCACGAACGCGAAAACCGGAGGGCGAGACGCGCGTGGTGATGTCGCCATCGGTGCGCTGGGCAACCCCACCTCTTACGTCCGTCAGGGCGATTACGCCGCGCACCTGAACCTCAAGTTCCCCTCCGCCACCCCCACCTCGAAATACACTCCGGACAAAACGGGGGCGCCCAGCGCGGCCGACGCGAACGCCAGAACAACCGCGCTCGCCAAGCTGGAGCAGCAACTGCGCGCCCTGATCAAAGCAGAGCAGACCCTCAGCGGCGCGGCGCTCACCAAAAACCTCGGGCAGCAACGCGCGTTGATCACCCAGTTCGAGAAGCAAGGCGGGGACGTCAAACGACTCCGGGAGAACCTCAGCGATTACGAGAAAGGCCTGAAAAGTGCGGGAACGGCCGCGGAGGTGTTCCGCTCGCGCTTCGAGGATCTCAGCCTCAGCGCCAAGGCAGGTGACATCACGCAAGGGCAGTACCTGACCGGTCTGCAGAAACTCCAGCGTGAGTTGGACGCCGCGCGCAAGAAAACCGCTTTGAGTGCCGACGCCACCCGTGACCTGACCCGGGTGTACACCCAGGTGAAAGACGCGCAGCAAGGCCTGCTGCCCACGGGTGCGGACGGGTTATCGAACCGCCTGAAGGATTTGCAGCGCAACTTCAACGCCGGACGGCTCGGTGACGTGGACGGCCAAGGCCGGCAGGCGTACGCCGGAGGACTCTCGAAACTGCTCACCGAAGCCCAAGCGGCGTACGCTGCGACTGGCAACAAGGGCAGCCAGAGCGCCAAAGACCTGCTGGACGTCATCATCAACCTGCAAGGCGCGCAGAAAAGCCTGAACAAGGAAAACAAGGAGTACGTCCTCACCACCGCCGACTGGAACAAACAACGCGCGCGCGCCACCGACCTCGCGCAACGCTCGCTCAAGATCGAAGAGCGAGGTACCGAAGCGCAGAAGCTCACCTTGCGCGGTGAGATCGAACGGTACGTCAAAACGAATGACGCGCAGCGGGCAGCGTTCGACTTCGCGCGTGACCTCGCCCGCAAAACCGAGCAGTTGCAGGATCAAGCCGATCAGCGCGACGTGAACCGCGCGAACCTGCAAAAGCAACTCAACCGTGAGCTGGCGCAGGGACGGCTCAGTGACGCACAAGCGACCCTGCGGCAACTGGAAGCCGCCCGGGAAGCGAGCCTGGCGGGGGAGAAGAAAAACGCGGCTCAGCGTCTGATCATCGAACGTGAAAGCAGTCAGGCGATCCTGAACGCCCGGCTGAGCATCGCCGCACGCACCCGCGACGCGGCCATCAAAGCGGCACGGGATGAAGCGAACGCCCGACGGACCGAGCAAAACAAGCTGTACGACGGCAAAACCCCTCAAAGCATCCTGAAAGGCATTCAGCAGGTCGAGGATGCCGCCGTGGCCACCGCCCGGACCACGTACACGACCGAAACCCGCATTGCACGTGATGAAGCCACCAAACGCGTCATCATCGCGAAAGAAGCCGCGCGGGAAGAGACAGACCAACGCTCTCGCGGCATCGAGGAGGCCATTCAGAAATACGCCAGGTTACGCCGCGCGATAGACGAACTCGCGCAGGCCGGTGAGTTCAGCGGTGACAAGAAAGCCGCGCTGCTCGAACAGCTGCAGTCACTGCGGCGTGAATTGTCCGGGAAGGGCCTGGACACCGCACCTGCCGTGGCAGCGGTGGACAAACTCACCGGGGCGTTCTTTCATCACGGGGAGCGCGCGTCAGAACTCGCCGCGCAGGAAAAAGGCGTCGCGGACGCCTTCGAGTACCTCGCCAAGAACGTCGGGGCAGCCGACGACCACCTCAACCGCCGACCCATCATGGACAGCGTCAAGGTGACCCTCGACGACCTCAACCGCCTCCTGCCGGACGCCGCGATGAACTTCGACGCGGTCAGCGCCGTCATCGACGAGCTGGGCAGCAAAAGTGGCCTCGCCGCCGATGAGCTCGCGCGCCTCAAAACCGAAGCGCTCGGAATGGCCGAAGAGGGCGCGAACAGCGTCATTCGTGGTCTGGCAGGCACCCTGACCGATCAGGTCGCGCAGCTGGCCGACCTGACCGAATCAGGGGCGTTCCAGCAACTCAGCGTGCAGAGCCGCTCGAAACTCCGCGCGTACCTGGATGACCTGCGCACGCAACTGCAGCAGGCGTACGCGAACCTCCCCAACCCCTACGCGGATGGCGGTCCGCTCGCCATCACCCGCCCGGGTGAGCGCGACGCGGGTCGAGCGAGCGTCGACGCGCTCGTAAAAGTGCAGGCCGCACAAGAAGCCCTCGCTCGGCTCGGCACCGCCTCTGAAGACGAGATTGGTGGCATCATCGCCACCGTCACGAATCTGATGGCGGACGAGAACACCTGGGCTGGCCTGAGTGACCGGCTGAAGAAAGCCCTCACGGACGGCCTCGCGGACGCTGAGGAGCGTTACGGGCAGTTCGCGGAGCGACTCAAGAACACCTCCCTGGATGCCCGCGCGGCCGGGTTCGTCCCCGGTCAGGACTCTCAGCGCAAACCTGAACCTGGAGCGGGAATCGCTGGCGCTTTCGAGGCGGGCCTGCGGGTCGACCTCGGTGGCATGACCGAAGAGGAACTGCGCGCCTACTCCGAACGCATGCAGGACCTCGCTGACCGCACCCGCAACCTCGCCGGTGCCGAGCAGATCGCCCAGAAGGCCACCGAGCGGCTGGCAGAAGCGCAACGTCAACTCGACGAGCGCCTCGCCGTTCGTTTGGGTCTGGTGAACCTGCAACAGCAGACCCTCGAACAACAGCACTCGGCGGGTCTGCTGAGTGAACGCGCGTACCTCGATCAACGGGAAACCCTCGCGCTGGAAGCGGAACGCCTGCGCTTCCAGGGAGAAGAGCAGCAACTCGAGCGGGACCATGCCTCCCAGGCTCGCCGGGAGCTCGCCCTCAGTCAGCATCAAGCGAACCTGAGCGGCATCACCCGCAGCGGCAACACCGACCGCGAACGCCTCGCCCAGCAGCACGCGGCGACCATGCAGGACCTGCTGCGCGCTGCCGAAGAGCAAGACCTGGAAAGCCGCCGCAGTGCCGGTCAGCTCTCCGAACGTCAGTACCTCGTCGAACGTGAACGCCTGCAACTGCAGGCCGCCGCGGCCACCCGGGACCGGGAGTTGCAAGCCGCCCAGAGCAACACGCAACTGCGCGTCGAAGCCGAGCAGCGCTACCAGAACGAAGTGAAACGCATCACCTCGCAAGGCCTCACGGCCCGGACGGAACTGGAACGCAAGCACCAGCAGACCCTGGCGTCACTCAACCGTGAGCGGCGCAGTGACGCCCTCGAAGCCCGCTTTCGTCAGCACCTGATCTCCGAGCGTGACTACCAGGCGCAACGCGAAGCCCTCGCCCTGGAGAGCGCGAGGGCGGAATACGAAGCCGCGGTGCAAGGAGGCACCGATGAACTCGAAGCGCGCGAGAAATTCGAGAATGAACGCCTGCGGATCACCCAGGAAGGCATCGAAGCCCGGCAGGCGCTGTACCTCAATGAATTCGACAGGATCATCCAGGGCTTCACGGCCGTCGCGAACGTCCTCGACAAAATCACCGGCGGTTCCCTGTCCAAACTGGCCGGAGCGGCCAGCAGCAGCTTCGACGCCTTCAAGTCCTTCGCGTCCGGTGACATCGTCGGCGGCATCACCAGCACCCTGAATGCCGTCGAACAACTTGGGGATTTCATCACCGACTCGCTCAACCCCGGGTTGCGTGAGTACCAGGAGCGCATGCGGTCCATCGCCAGTGACCAGCGGTCAGCCGCTGGTCTGTCCGGCGGGGCATTCGAGAATCCCTTCAAGAAAGCCTTGGAGGCCGAAGCCGCGAAACGCGATACCCTTGCCAACGCCGGGTTCTGGCAGCGTCTCGGCTGGCAGGCGTTCGGTGGAGCACCCCAGGTGCTCAGCGAAGAGGCGGCCAAACTGCAGATCAAAGCCGCCGAGATTTTCGCCAACTTGGGCACGACCATCAGCAATACCCTCGACAGTGCTTTGATGGACGGCTTTCTGACGGGAGACTTCTCCAAGGCCGAAGCGGCGTTTGACAAGTCCATCAATACCTTCATTGCCAAATTGCTGATCCAGACGATGATTACCCAATCGAAGCTGGCCGCTGAGATGAAACGCTTCAGCGAATGGCTTGCTCACGCCATGCAGGACGGTGTGCTGGACGCTTCGGAGCGTGCCAACGTCAAAGCATGGGGTCGCTACTTCAAGTCGCAGGGTCGTGTCATCAGTGACGCTTCCAAGGAGGTGCTGAGCGAGCTGGACGGCTTCGGATCAGAAGTCCAGCAGCAACTGTACGACGTGCAAGGCGAAGTCAGCGGAGCGCTGCAAAGCAGCATCACCAACGCCTTCGAGACGGGAGACTGGTCCGCTGCGACGGACACCTTCAAGAAATCCATCAACACCTTGGTCGCCAAGGTCATCACCGAAACCGTCGTCGCGCAAAGCAAACTCGCCGCGCGCCTGGAGGACTTCAAACACTGGTACGCCAGCGCGATGCGTGACGGTGTGCTCGACGAAGCCGAGCAACGCCAGATGGAAGGCTGGGGGGACCACTTCCAGGACCTCGGTGAGCAAGCGCTGAAGGACGCCCGCCTCGCGGTCGGGCAACTCGAAGGTGCCAAACGCACCTGGCAGACGAAAGCAGGGGAGATCTTCAATGACCTGAGCGGCAGCATCAAGAATTCACTCGAGTCCGCCCTCGTCGACGGGTTCTTCAAAGCGGACTTCAGCGAGGTGGGTGTGGCGTTCGAGAAGACCCTCAACTCCTTCCTGGCGAAGATGGCCATTCAGGCGCTCTTGGCGCAAAGTCAGATTCAGGAACTGATGGACGGGTACGCGCAGAATTACGCGTACGCCATGCGCGACGGCTTGATCGACGCGCAGGAACAAACCAACCTGGACGCCTGGGTGGACGCCATTCGCAGTGAAGGCAAGCGGGTGCTGAACCTCGGTGGGGGCCTGCTGAGCGGCCTGCCCGGGTACGGCAGCGAGAAACAGGAAACGGCAGGCGCGGACAGCATCGCCTACTGGCGTGAACAGGCCAGCCAGGCGCAAGGTCGGTTCGAGAAAGCCACCTCGGACGCGGAGCGTGACCGGGCCCGGCGTGACCTGCAGGACGCGCAGGACCGCATCAAACGCCTGGAAGGGGAGGAGCGTGACAGCCCCACACCCACCGACCTGTTCGGGGCCATGCCGGACCTCGGCATTTCCGCCATCGACTCTTCACTGCTGCGAGGCTTCGATGCCTTCGGCTCCGAGTACGTTCCGAAAGTCATCCGCAGCGCGGAACTGATGGAACGCGCCGCGGAGTACCTCAGCGGAGGAATCCGCGTGGCCGTTCCGGACGCTCCCGGTCGGGGGGTGTCGATGATGACCAGCATCGACGCGAGCGGGATGCGTTTCGAACGCGGCTCCGAACTCATCGAGCAGGCTGCGCGGTACCTCGCGGACAGCTTGCGAGGTGGGTTGCATGTCATCCTGTCCGACGGTGAAGGCGAACGGCGTTACGACGCCCGTCCGGCGCTGTCGGATGTCTACCGTGGGTGACGCCCAAGATGAACAGCCGGGGGACATCGACCGTTCAGTACTGCAGTTCTTCGGTGATGGCGAACAGGATGTCCGACAGCCCAAACCCCGGCCAGTTGGCGAGCTGCACCCAGTACTTGCGTCCCGCGTACCCCCGCAGGACCGTCAGTGTGTTGGAGTCGAGCATCGTCTGTACACCATCGGCGTTCAGCTTCTGCTGCGTTCCGGTGGCGAACAACAGCAACTCCACGTGCGCTTTGCTGGCGAAGTAATCCTGACCGAACGCCCGGTCCCCCACCCGGATGGCTTTCCCGCCTCGCCGGAGCACGTTGAGGTAATACGTCCCGGAATCACCGGGCACGTTGACGCGGTACATCTCCTCGACGTGCCCGGGCAGTGGGGTGGTGGAGAGCAGCACGCACTTGTTCACCTTGCAGAAGCTGATTCTCGGCAGGTTCAACGTGGAACCGAGGAACGGAGCGTCGGCATACGTGGCCGCTCCTGCTTGACTGACGCACATCGTGAAGGCGAGCAGCAGGATCTGGCGCATGGCCTCAGCTTCACCCTCGGGTGACCGGCGGGCGGCCTTGACGTGCCTTGCTGTTCCAGTGGAGGTTTATGACTTTTTCCTGGCGTTTACAGGTGTTCAGTCCGAATGGTCAACCCAAAGCCACCCGCACCATGCGTGAAGTACCCATTCCGCGCAGTGGACTGCGGATGGCTCTGGAAGGCAACGCGAATTGCCTGGAAGCCACCTTCAGCGGCATCTGGGCGAAACTCGGCATCGAACCGCACGACGGCGTGACCATCCAGGAATCCCTAGATGACTTCACGACGCCGCCCCGTTCGCTCTTCAGCGGGTACGCCGAAATCAGCGGCGCTCCCAGAAAGACGCGTTCGAGCGGCTTCACCCTCGTCGGCTACAAGGAGCGCTTCAAGAAACTCGACTGCTGGGTGCTGTCCTACCCGCAAGCGGACGCGGGCGTGACGGTGCGCGCGATCCTGACGGACCTCATCAACCAGGGTCGCGTGCCGTTCCTGAATCCCGACCTCAGCCTCATTCCAGTGAATACCGGCGTGACCGTCGGGGCGGTGTTCGGGAACTTCCAGAGCGTCGCGGTGATGCTCGATGAAGTCGTGCAGCGCCTCGGGAAACCCTGGTCGTGGGGCGTGGACGCCGAACGGCGCGCGTTCCTGAAACGCACGGACGTGGGCGTCATGACCGCCGACGAGAACGGTGCATCACCCACCGCGAGCATCGAGCGGCAGGATGTCGGCAGTGCCAACCTGGTGACGTCCGCGCGTTTCTTGCTGGGGCAGATGAGCAGCGCAGTGGACTTGACGTACTACAGCCGCCACCTGATCAGCGGTGACCTGATCGCCACGAAACGCGTGACCGCCCCGGCGAAGACCATGGTGGGTTTCCGCGCGGTGTCGAACAGCACGCTCGGTGAAGCGACCGCGTGGGTGCCGATTAAAGAGGAAAACTCGCGTGACCTGCTGTACGCGTCCAATATCGTGCCGGGCGGGAACAACGTCACGGCGCCCGGCAACGCCGCGGATGACGATCGTACCTCGCGGGCCAGCAACACCACGCTCACGACCACGACCTTCGACGTGTCGTACCTCGTGCAGGACGCGGCGCTGGTGCGCGATCTCGCGGCGCTCGAAGTGTCCGGCGTGGAAGGCGCGCGCCTGCTGAGTTGCAGCCTGCAGTACGGTTACCAGAACTCCCCGACCAGCGGGGTGGTCTACGAGACTACCATCGACCTTCCCTTGCGCGAAGGCGTCAATTTCGTGATGGGTGATTTGTTTCAGGCGTTCACCCACCAGCATCCCGGTCAGAACGCACCGTACGACCGTCTCAACATCCTTTTTTCCTTCAGGACGGACGACACGGACGTGCAGGGATACGTCGCCACCGCCCGGCCGCTGTTCGTGAACCGCGAGAAGCTCCTCCGGATCGCGCAGAGTGCGTACTTCCGGGATCCCGCACAGGACCCATCGCGAGCCACGGTGCGCGGGGCGTTCCTGGAGCCTGGTGGCATCACCCACCTGATCCCCAGAGGCGCCGTACGCGAAACACACCCGACGGCGCGCGTCGAGTACGTGCTGGACGAGAAGGGCCGCACGACGATCATCAGCACCGGGCAGCGTGACGACCCCAAGGACATCGCCACCAAGACCTTCATCGAGCAGCGCAACACCAGCACGCTGCTCGACAGCATGCGCGTGGGAGGGTGAATGTACGCGCTGAACATCCCGCCGTTCCCTCCCGACGCTCCGGACACCGCGACAGGGGAAGGGTGGAATCTCGACAAGCAGGACGGCACCACCGTCGCGCTGAACGACACCTTCGAACTGCAAGGTGACGAGCTCGGCTACGACAGCAACGACGAGCTGGAGCAAGCACCTTACAGCGACGTGACGTTCGTGGAAAGCGACGAAGCGCCCGTCGTGCGGCCACTGGTGCTGCGGGGGTTGGTGTACGCCGAAAGCAAACAGGCGGCACTCATCGCCGCACGAACGTTGATTTCACACCTCAAGACCACCGTGCGACTCCGGGAAGGCACCTGGCGGTCCATCCTGGTGCACCCGCGACCCTTCCCGAAAACACCGGTCACGAAAGCCTTCAACAACCCGAATTACTGGTACGTCACCTTGACGCTGCTGCCACGCGGCGCGGAGTGGTCGTTCGTGTACACCCCACCACCCGACGGCAGCGTGACGCCGGAGACGGGCACGGGTGATTTCGGCACCTTCGACTTCGGAACGCGTGACTTCGGTGCCTGAGCACCCAGGAGGATCATGACAAAAATCATCAACGCGACCGCCCTGGCGCAACTTGTCACCAGCGGCGAATTCCCCCTCACGCCCCTCGAAGCGGACGGCCCGACACCCGCCGATACCTGGCCGGTCAAATTTCAGAAGCTCTTCGAAGACCTCTTCGGAGACATCGCGCTGATCGCCACGCAACTCAGCGGCATGTACAGCGAAGTGGCGTCCATCGCGGCCTTGCAGGCCCTGACCGGCGCCGACCGGGTGGACAAGAAGCTGTACTTCGTGCCGCATGTGGGCTTCTTCCGGTACGACGCGGCGAATACGACAGGAGCCCTCACGAACCGCGTGATTGTCCCGAGTGACAACGTCGGCCGTTACGTGAACGCCCTCAACAGCGTGATCGGTGCGACCAGCGGCCTGGCGCGTCTCAACAGCAGCGGGCAGGTGGTGGACGCGGCGGGGAACGTCGTGGGAAGTGGCAGCACCTTCGACCCCACGAAGTACCAGTACTACGACTTCAGCGGTGGGGTCGTCTCAAGCGTTGTGTCCGGTTCGATCTTCCAGGGCGGCAGCAACGGCGCCACGGGCGCGGGCGTCGCCTCGATCGACGCCCGCAACGGCACTTACGACGGCGGGGTGGTGCTCAATTCCGGCACCACCACCACCGGACGCGGCTCCATCGCGGCGGGCCCTGGCGGGTCCACGCACGCCAACGTCATCCTCGGCACGCGCCGGCGGCGGGTCGGTTGGGTGGCGCGCATCCCCACGGCCTCGGACGGCACCGATACTTTCCGTGCACGCTTCGGGTGGATGGACACCGCCGACGGCGTCACCGACGGCTTGTGGGGCGAGTACAGCACCGCCGACGGCACGGCCAACTGGCGCCTCGTGGCGAGCGCGGGCGGGGTCACCGAAACGGTCACCAGCACCACGGCGGTGGCCATCGGCACCGACCTGTTGGTGGAAGTGGAGGTGAACGCCGACGGCTCGCAGGGACTGCTGTTCGTCAACGGCGTGCAAGTCGCTTCTGTCGGAGGCACGCGCATCCCGAAGGGGGCGGCGCAGGCCACAGGCTACGTCGTTACCATCCGCAAAAGTGCGGGCACCAACAACCGCACGATCGAGCTGTACGACGCGCGGGTCATTTCGTATTGAGCACAGGAGGCAACATGGACCGACGCTTTGTCGTGCCCCTCGTTTCACGGAAGAGCACGTGAAACGCTTTTTTTCGCAGGCCGGGTTTCGCCTGACCTGGCATCTGACACTCGGCGCGGCCCTCCTGGCGGGGGCCGCGCTCGCCGTTGACCCCATCCCGCTGGAAGCGCCCGGCATCCTCAGGCCCACCTTCGGTTTCCCCGCCGGGAACATGACCGACAACAACGAGAGCACCGTCTGGTACGCCCGTGGTCTGCCGCAGGAAGTCGTGATGGACACCAAAGCCGTGCGGCCCCTCGACGGCATCTGGCTGGGCTTGTGGGGCGCGCTGGGCCGCACCTACACCTTCGACGTGGAAGTCTCCAGCGACCGCAGCAGCTGGACGAAAGTGCTGCGCAACATCGAATCCACCGCGAGCGAACAACTCACCCGCTACACGTTCGCACGCACCGACGCACGCTACGTGCGCATCATCATCCACAAACTCGTCGATCCCAACAAGGGCCCCGCCCTGATCGGCATCCGGGAAGTCAAGCTGTTCACCGCGAGCGGCACCAACTTGCAGACCGGTGACGTGCTGGCGCCCGTCGTGAGCCTCGCGGCGGCCAGCACCAGCATCACCACCTCCAGCACCACCCGCCTGACTGCCACGGCGACCGACAACATCGGAGTGCAGAAAGTAGAGTTCTACCGGGACGGCAGCTTGGTGCACACCGAGAACTTCGCGCCGTACGAGCATGACGCGTCTTTCACCAGCAGCACCCAGAACGGCTCGTACAGTTACACTGCCCGGGCGTACGACGCGGCGGGCAACAGCACCCTCAGCGCGGCGGTGGCTCTGACCGTCAATATCGCCACAACTGAGGACACCAACCAGGTGAGCCTCGCGAACGCGGGTGGCACCACCCAGCGGTATTACGTGGACGCCAGCGCGGGCAGTGACAGCAACGACGGTCGCACGCCCTCGACTGCCTGGCGGACCCTCACGCCCGTCAACAACGCCGACCTCAATGCCGGAGACGGCGTGTACCTGCGGCGTGGGTACGCCTACGCGGGACCCTTGACGCTCGCCTCTGGCGATTCGGGTAGTACCAGCAGCAACGTCGTCATCGGCGCGTACGGCGCGCCCACCACCGGACCCGTCCGGCTCGGGCCGGTCATCGCCGGAAACAACCCGGTCATCGAGAACCGCGCCCTGGGCAGCGCCAACGAAGCCACCGTGAACAGCGCCGCTTCGGACGTCACCTTCGACAACGTCAGCGCACGAATCGCGGACAGCGGCCGGCCCGGCGCGTGGCAGATGCCCAGCAACTACGTCCCGAGCGGGTACACCTACATCCGCAGCTGCCAGAACCCGACCGGCTGGAAGACCGGGTTCACCCTGACCGGCGCGCGCAACACCTTGCAGTACGTCGAAGCGTCCCGCGCCACGGCAGGCGTGTACATGGCGGGCGGAGGATACCACCGGCTGCTGCACAGCTACGTCCACCACAACGACCTCGCCAGCACCAACACCCCGGCGCTGTACGAGAACGTCGACCGAGACGGGGACGGCAACGTGTACGACTCGCTGTACGGCGGGTACAACCCGGATGGGGACGTGAACTTCAACAACAAGTCCAACAGTCCCAGCACCAGCAAGTACGACGATGACTCCGGTGGGTTCGGCGTGAATCCCCGCTCGAACAACAACGAGGTCGGCTGGAGTCTCTTCGCGGAGAACAACGTGCCCTGCAGCGAGGATTACGGGCAGGAAGGCGCGGACATCGAGATCTTCTCGTCCTCGTACGGGTACTACCACCACAACATCAGCATCAACAGCGGCACCTTCGTCGAGATGGGCGGCACGTCGGTGCACAACGTGATGGCGTACAACGCCTTCGCTCCCATCAGCGGCCTGGCCACCGGCTCCGGGGAGTTCCTGGTGATGCGTGGGTACAAGGGCGGCAGCTCGTTCGGTGGGCAGGCGGGCGCGAAAGCGTTCAACAACGTCGCGTACGGCACGCAGGTGGGCGTGAGCTGCTCGGACACCTGCGAGGATGACGTGCTGGAATTCCGCAACAACATCCTGATCGGCTGGCACACCGCGCGCCTCAACGACGGGTACGGCTGCCGCATCTACACCCGCACCGCGCCGTGCGGCGGGAAAGGACAGAAAAGTGAATTCTGGGCGGACGTCACGCCCGCGACCAGCCACAACCTCGTCGGGCGTCTCAGCCTGGACTCCTCGGGGAACATCATCACCACCGGCACGGGCCTGACCGGCAACACCACCAACCTCAGCGGCACCGGGGACAGCCGCCTGAGCAACGCCGACATGGCGTCGCTGTTCGTCGATCCGCTGAACTTCAACTTCAACCTCAAATCCACTGCCGCGAAAGCGCTGAACAACGGCTCCAGCGTGCCGCTGTCCTTCTCGCGAGTCATCAACAGCAGTGGCGGCACCGAAACCGTCACCATCGCGCAAGACCTCGCCGGGAATCCCGTGCCGGCCGGCACGGTCGACCGAGGACCGTACGAACGACCGTGACCCGCCCGATGGGCACGAAAGGAATCCAAGACGGCCAAGACGACTGCTCAGGACGGTGGGGAGCCGCAAGCGCTGCCTGCCACGAGGTATGGGGCGAGGTACCGGCTGCAGGTCTTCGACCGCTCCGTCATCATCGTGGACACCACCTACCGGGTGCTGCCCGCCACCGCCCTCTAGGAGGACGTATGCTCAATGTTCTTTTCCGGGCACGCAAACGCGACAATCCCTTCGGCTGGATCCCAGACGTACCGGACTTCCGGGATTTCCGGCAATCGCTCCCCACCCAGCTGATGACCACTGACCTGCCACCCTCTGCGGACCTGCGGGCGTTCATGCCTCCGGTGTACGACCAGGGGCAACTGGGCAGCTGCACTGCGCAGACCATGGCCGCCGCGGTGGAGTACGACCGCATCAAACGCGGCAAGGCGTCACGACGACCCTCCACGCTGTTCTTGTACTACAACAGCCGCCTGATGGAAGGCACCGTGAACGAGGACGCCGGTGCGACCTTGCGCACCGCCGCGAAAGTCGTGAATGAGTACGGTGCTCCGCCCGAGTCGTACTGGCCGTACCGCATTCCCCGGTACGCCAGAAGGCCCTACGCGAGCGCGTACCGCTCCGGGCAGGTGAATCAGGCTTTGCGGTACGCTCGCGTCGATCAGACCGAGCAGGCCCTCAAAGCGACCCTCGCGAGTGGTCTGCCCATCGCGTTCGGCTTCGCGGTGTACGACTCGCTGATGACGCAACTCGTGGCCCGCACGGGCGTGGTCCCGATGCCCAGCGCGTCCGAGCGGATGCGGGGTGGACACGCGGTGCTGATGTGCGGGTACACCGACAGCGCGCAGCGCTTCTTGTGCCGCAACTCCTGGGGCGCGGACTGGGGACTCGACGGGTACTTCTGGCTGCCGTACGCCTACGTCACCCACCCTGACCTCGCGGCGGACTTCTGGACGGTCGAGGCCGTCGAACGGTGACTCCTTGCACTATACGGACCGGTGATTCCTCACGGACGCGCGGGCGGCACGCCGCGCGTCCGCTCCCCGCCGGGTGAGGGGAGGAACCGTGGGAAGCACCTTCTGGATCTTGATCTCATTCGCCGTCTGCGTCGGCGTGGCACTGCTGGCCGTCGTGTTTCGTTACGCCGTCACCGGCACGTTCGACCGTGAGATCGGCGTGCCGCTGTTCACGCTGGCCGGCACGCTGGTCACCGCCATCGCCGGGATGGTCAACAACCGAGCCAAGAAAGAAGAGGACGACGATGGCAGTCAGCCGTGAAGAATTTCTGGCGGTGCTGGCGCTCGCGTGGTTGGTGGGCAGCATCGGCGCGCTCTCCTTTCAGGTGATCCGCTGGGCCACCCGCGCGCACAACCCCGCCTTGTACGCCTGGGCGGTCGTGATGGTGCTCTGCGGACTCCTGTACGTCCTGATGGTCTCCGCGGACGTTCCTGGCGTGCTGGAAGTGCTGGTGTTCCTGGCGCCCAGCAGCGAAAGCCTGCCGTTGTTGTCATCGATTCGCACCATGACGCTCGCCGCGTTTCTCAGTGCCGGGTCGATCACGCTCGAACTGCTCGCCCGGCAGGCTGAGCGCACTTTCCGCGCGAATGACCGCATGCGCGTGGAGTATGCGCGGCTGGAAGTGCGCGCGAGCGAACTGCGCGAGGATTTCGAGGTGATGCGCGCCGCGCTCGCCCGATACGAAACCCCTCAGGAGGACCGCGATGAATGAAGCGCTCGCGTACGTGGAACTCACGACGCTGCTGCTGGCCTTCGCTCTCGGCGCGTCGACGACGCTGATCTGGCTGTTCAGACGAGAAAACGCCTTCAAAATATCCGGGCTGCTCTCCGCGTTGATGGTCGTCGGCCTCGCCGTGTGGCTGCCCGGGATGGGTATGGCGCTGCTGGTCCTGGCGGGCGGGGTGGCGCTGCACCTGCTGTTGATCACCCTGGTGACGCTCCGGCAACGCCCACGGCGCCTGCGGAAGCACCAGACCACCCGAAGGGAAAGCGCATGAGCATCGAACAACGACCTGCCCACGGTGGAAATTACGCGCGCGGTCGCGGGGTGCCCATCGACCGGGTGGTGATTCACGTGGCGGACGGTTCGTACGACGGCACCCTCAGCTGGTTCGCCAATCCCGACTGCAACGTCAGCGCGCACTACACCGTCGCAATGAACGGCCGGGTGGGGCAGAGCGTGCGGGAGGACGACACCGCCTGGCATGCCGGGGACACCTTGATGAACCGCCGCTCGATCGGCATCGAGCACGAGGGACGCCCCAGCGTGGAACCCTGGACGCCCAGCGACGCGCAACTGCGGGCCAGCGCGAGCCTCGTGGCCGGCTTGTGCCTGCGCTACGGCATTCCCGCGGACCGCACGCACCTGATCGGGCACAACGAAGTCAACCCGAAACGCACGGCCCGCAAGAACTGCCCGGGTCCCACCTGGCCGTGGGAGCGGTACGTGACCCTGGTTCGCTCGGCGTTGGTGTTGATTCAACCACCCCCGCTGGACGCCCTCGCGGAAGTGTTCTTCGAAGAGCCTGGCGGTGGGGAAGTCCGCATGACCGGGGAAGTCACCCGTTACGGCGGTTTGACGGTCACGCGGCGTGATGACGGCACGGTGCTCGTCTCCGGCAAGAAGTGAAGCTCAATCTGCCCAGTGGACTCCTCGGAGTCCACGCTGTTTTACGGAGGTTGCCCTATGCACCGCCTGTTTCCTTTGCTCGTCCTGACGGGTTCACTCGCGCTCGCCGCACCCCTCACCATCCGGGGTGTCACTGCGTCCGCACAGAAATCCACCAATCCCGCTTCCGCCGCGATCGACCGCAACCTCAACACCTGGTGGAGTGCCGACTGGACGCCCGGCCAGCCCTACCACACCTTCACAGTGGAAGTGCCCGCGAATTCGGTCGTGCGGCGCCTGAACGTCGCCTTCTACGCGGGTGACGCGCGCCGGGCAGCGTTTCTCGTCGAGACGTCCAGTGACGGTACGACGTGGCGGCAGGTGCTGCCGCTCGGCATCAGTTCCGGCCTGTCGCGTGAATTGCAACCCTTCGACCTCACGCCGAGCACCGCGCGTTTCGTGCGCGTCACGAGTTTCGGCAACACCCAGAACACCGCCAGCGCCATCACGGAAGTCACGGTGGAAGGCGACGCGCCCGTCGTGGTGCAACCTGCCCAGGTGACGCCCGCGTGGTACGTGGACGCCGTCAGCGGCAACGACACGAATCCCGGTACGCAGGCACGACCCTGGAAGAGTTTGGCGCGCGCCAGCCGGGAGGTCCTGCCGCCCGGAGCGACCTTGCGGCTGCGCAAGGGGCAGGTGTTCAAGGAGGTGCTGAACGCCACCTGGAAAGGCACGCGTGAAAAACCCATCGTGATCAGCGCGTACGGCACGAATGGTGACTCTCCTCTCGTGAAGGGCAGCAGCAACGGGCCGGTGGTGCAGATCCGCGGGGAGTGGTTGATCTTCGAGCATCTGCAGGTCAGTGCGGACCTGCCGAGCAGCTGGAAGGCCAAGAACCCCTCCTTCAGCGGCACCCTCCGGTGTCCCAATCAGCCGCAGGGCTGGACGACGGGTTTCACCTTCACCGCTTCCGCGCGAAACAATGTCGTGCGGCAAAGCACGGCCTACGGCATGACCGCCGGCGTGCACTTCCAGGAGGGCAGCGAACACAACGAGGTGCGCGACTCGCGGCTCGTGAAGAACACCGTCATCAGTACCAACACGCCCGCGAGCGTGAAGTACGACGACGACTCCGGCGCGTGGGGCGTGCTGCTCAACGGTAAAAACAACCGGGTCATCAACAACTACTTCAGCGGCAATTCCGGCTGCAGCGAGGACTACGGTGTCGAGGGCGCGTCGTTCGAGCTGTACAAGACCAGCGGCAATCTGATCCTCGAAAACACCCTGGTGGACGAAACGACCATGGCCGAACTGGGCGGTACGCCCACTTGCCGCAGCGAGAACAACACCTTCGCCTTCAATGCCTACAGCACCAGGGTGGGAGGGCAGACGCTGATCGTGCGTGGTCACGGCGCCAAGTGGGGCGGCAATCCCGGCACGCGCTTTTACAACAACACCGCCTGGGGCGTGCGGGACGGCATCCTCTGTTCGGACGGCTGCTCACCCGAGATTCTCAGCGCGCGTAACAACATCATCGTGCAGCAGCAGAGCCTTAACGACCGCAACCACGCGCTGTGGACGGACGGCACCTTCGATGACGGTCACAACCTCTTCTGGCGCGTCGGCGGGAATCCCAGCGTGCGCTACACGAACGGTGCCACGCGCCCCACGACGAACCGCACGGTCGATCCGCGCCTCGTGAACCCGGGCGCGAACGACCTGCGTCTCTCGGCGGGCAGTCCCGCCGTGTGGACAGGCACGGGCGCCCCATTGCGCCTGCTGGGCCTGCCGGTCATAGAAGGCCGCGTGCACATCGGCGCGCAAGACGTGGCTCGGTGAACTACCGTGTCCACCAGGGTGGACACTACGGCAGGTGCAGCGACTTCGTGATCAAGTACCGGGCCAACCGGTGCACGACCTCGAACGCTTCTCGGACGTTCGGTGCGCTTTCGACGAGTAGGATGTGAGGCTTCACGATGACTTCCAGCCGGGTGTGGTTTGGTTTGACGCACACGGCTTGCACTTCGCATTGATGCGCGGTGAGCCACTGCAGCTGCTGGCGTTGGGTGGGGGTGAGTTGGTCGATCCAGGACGAAGAGAGAGAGTTCGACACCCTTGCAGTCTGCTCTTCACGCGGTGAGGTCACCGCGTGATTTTTCATGGGCCAGGTGCGCTGGGTGGCGCAGAGGCAATTCGACCAGGGTCGCTCGTCAGGGCGACCCGCCTTGTTTGGAGGCAACACCATGAACAGTTTTGTGATGGCCCTGCGGTGCTTCAGTGCACTGCGCCTGCATTTCCTGCTGACGTTCGGTTTCGCGTTGCTGCTGATGCTGTTCGTGCCGTTCGTACTCGCGCAGGACGGCATGGTGGTCGTTGGGAAGTACAGCATTCCCCCGGAGCTCTGGGCGCTGATTTCCGCTGCGGTGGGTTGGCTCGTCAAGGAGATCGCGTCACCCATCACGGCGCTCGTGAAGCGGTACGGCGCTACGCATGGCACCGTGACCCGCGTCGTGTACATCCTCCTCGTCACGCTCATCACCGCCATTTTCGGCCTTGCCACCGGCGCGTTTGGGCAAGGCGTCGAAGGCTGGACGGCGGCTGGCATCGCGTTCGTCACGGCGGTCCTGAAGGGACTCGGTGATTACGTAAAGCTGCAGCAGTCCACCAAAAGCGGGGTGGAGGCTGCGGAACCCATCCGGTCAGTGGACACGCCCACGCCGAAAACAGGACGAGGGAGGATATGAGAGCGCAACTCCTGAAGATGGTGCTGGACCTGCTGCTGCAACGCTTCGGCCAGGCGGACCGCGTACCGGACGGCGCGACCGAAGCGGCCGGCCAGGTCCTCGACGACCTCTTCGAGGGCAGCGCGTACCTCAACGCCGACACCCGCCTGGATCTGCAGGTCCGCCTGGAGCGTGCCTTGCGGGAGCGTGGACTATGAAGCGGCTGTGGATGTTGACGTTGCTGGTAATACCGCTCGTGTCGTGTGCGCCCCGGCAGGCGCTGTCGCGGGGGCTCGAACGGGTGCAGGAGGAAAGCGCGCAACTGCTGCCCGCGCTGAAATGTCCGACCGCTGAGGGCTTCTGCGCGGCGGTGGACGCGGTGACCCTCACGAACCCGTCGGACGCGCCGGTCACGGGTGATCCGACCGATCCGCAGGATGGACCGGGTGTGCTGGTGGTGGGAAGCGCGGGACTCACCCCGGACGCCGGAGCCGCGAAGCTGTGCACGGCCGTCACAGAGGAATCGAACGGGCAACCGTTGCCGGTGCCGGGCTGGTGGCGCTGCACCATTCCGAACGTCGCGGCCAGATCCTACTTCACGCTGGCCTTCACCAATGGCCGGGTGGATACCGCGAGCGCGTCGTTTTACCGACCGGCCTCTGGAGTCAGGCCAATCCTGATTTACCTGAAGCGGTAACGAAAGCCCCTGCCGGGAATCGGCAGGGGCTTTTTTCGCTTGGGTATCGTCAGGGGTTTTGCGTAGGTTCCTTTAGGCTGCCCTGAGGCGGACAGTTACTCCTCGACCCAGCCTCCGGAGCCGGAAGGCTCGAAGCGTGTGCGTACGCGATCAGCAGCAATCCGACAAAGAACACGAGGGCGGCCAGCACGCTGCCCGTCACGTAGAACGCCATGCAACCCAGGGACTTTGGTCATTCCGTTTGTCGATCGGCTTCGAAATCGTCTTTCTTGGGTTACTTCAGATACTTGCCGAGGACCTCTCGCAGGCTTGCTGCTGTATGCGGCTGCCGGGCATCTAAGCGAACGAGAGCCAAACCGCCACTCTTGAAGACCAGGTCCTTCACAACGTCGCGCTGCTGTTGTGTGGCGCGCTCGTGCGATGCGCCGTCCAGTTCGATGGCGAAGAGCGGCTTGTAGTCACGGGCACTGACGACAAGGAAATCGACGTGCTTGTCACGCAGCCGGTTGTAGACGCTTGATCGCTGCGAACTGTCAGCAGTGATCTGGAAGAGGTCATTCAGCCGGACGTTTGGGAAGACGCGGTATGGCGTACCTTCCAGCATGGCAGTGAGCGATGTGTAGAAGGCATTTTCACTGCGCGAGAAGAAGTAGGTCTTTGCTTTGACGGGCAGGTGGTCGGGCAGGGTCTTGCTCGATGGTCGTTCGTTCCTACCGATGGCGCCTTGACGGCGTGTGAGAACGAAGATGATGACAATGGCCAGCACGGCGATGACGAGCAGGAATTCCATACATCACTCTAACGCTAAATGAGTAAATGTTAAGAAGAAAGATCTTATTCCCAGCCGGGATCGATATTGACCGGTCAGATGAGGTGTCGTGTCTTCAACTCTTGGACGATCTCGCGCAACACCAAGCCGCAGTGGAGCAGCTGCGTCAGTAGTTGAGCATCAAAGTGCTGGAAAGGTGGGATCTTTTTTATATTGCAGTTAAACAGCTCCTTAAGTGATGATTTTGAACAGATAAATGTGAATACGGGAACGATGAGGCTACGCTGAGCGAGCCTTATTGAAAGGGGAATAAATGAAAAAGCAATTTGCACTGACCCTGCTGCTCGTCCCAGCCCTGGCCGCGTGTGGAGGCGGCGCCCCCACCGCCCCCACGACCAGCAGCGTCAGCATCAACAGCGCCTCACAACTCGAGATCAACGCCCCCACCAAAGCCACCGCCGCCGCCAAAGACGCCAACGGTAACACGCTCAACGGAAAAACCATCACCTGGACGTCCAGCGACCCCACCATTGTGGCCGTGGCAGCCGACGGCGCCCTCACCGCCAAGAAGCTCAGTGCTAGCCCAGTGCAAATCACTGCTACCGTCGACGGAAAAAGCGTGTCAGCCAACGTCACCACCTACGGCCTGGAGGTGACCGGTGGAACGTACAACAACACCATCAGCAAGCTCGTCGGTACCCACTTCCTGATCCGCTTCCGTGAAGCCGATCAGACGGGCCCTGACGCTGCTGCCCCGGTCACCATCCAAGGACCCGCAGCGTTCAATGGTGGTCAGGCCTTCACCGGGACGCAAACCCTCCCTCTGAAGACGAACGTGACGGAAGTACGCTTTGGGGGCGCCTACTACTCCGCGGTCACGCCAGTCGATGGCGAATACACGGCGAGCACGGTGGTGAATGGTAAGACGTTCACCAGCAAATTCTCGATCGACGCCGATATGCTTCTTCCTGCAATGCAAAATCCGGTAGTAAACTTGACGGCGAGCGGCTACACCCTCACTGGGACTGCCGGCACGGGCGTCACCTACGTGCAAGCCCTGGTCTTTCATACCGGAACCAGTACCACCACAACATTGAGCCTGCTTCCGGTGTCGAGCTTGCCTGCCAGCCGCGAATTCACAAGCCAGCAGATGCCCAGTGGGACATACAACACCTACGTCCGTTCGTACAACGTCGACCTGAACAATGCCACCGGGCTGACGCCTGCCCAAAGTAATGTGGCGATGGTCGCGGCGGGCACCGTCACCTTCTGACCTGCAGTTCGGTACCCGCCTGGGACGAAGATCAGGTGGGTACAGTGATATTTGACGTTTATTTGTGATTCATCTTGTATCGTTTGACCGTGCTCGAAGCTATCGATGCCGCAATCATTCTCGCCGCCTCCCTCGTCGTTATCTCGCTCAGGCTCGCCTGGGGTGTCGTCCCAAGGCGGAAAGAGAAGCTTGTACAACAGCCTTTAGATAAGGTAAAGGAAGTATGAGTAGCGCTGGGCGTACGCTGTCGATGTGCTTGAAGTCATTCTGGCCATCGTCGCGCTCAGCGGGGTAATCTTCCTCGCCCTCTCCTTCATCCCAAAGCGCCAGTAACAACATTCAGCCCCGCTTGTGGCTTTGTGCCGGTGAGCGGGGCGTTTTCGTTTTGCTGTCCACTTGCGTTGGCTGAACACGGTCATGCAGATGTTGGCTCCTCCAGAACCCACATCTGCTCGTTCCTGAACTTCAAGCAGGTAAGCGTACCCGGGCGTTGCTTCGGCGGCATACTGCCGGCTCATCCACTGCCCCACCTGCCACGGGTAAGGAACCTGAAAACCAGCTGGAGTGTAATCAAGCATAGTTCGTTCGGTCGTCGGACTGTTGCGTGACGTGAAGCCGAACGTGCGAACGTGCCGGTACGCAGCCTTTGGTGCTTTCGGGTAGGACACGCTGATGTTGGAAGCAGCGCGTGAAGTGCAGAACGGCGTGCTCTGCTCGGTCCAGTTGCGCTTGACTGCCAGGCCGTACACCAGCGTAGAAGGCGTATGTGCTGTGGGTGGTGGCGCAACAGGCTGAGCGGTGGCGGAGAGGCACAAGCTGCAGGCGAGGGTAAGAAGGCGCTTCATAGGTCCTCCTCAGCTTAAGTTCTGGACCACCGGTGCGGGGAGTAATTCCAGCTGGGGTCAATATCCACCGGCCGGATGAGGTTCCGCGCCCTCAGTTCCTGGCCGATCATGCGGAACACTAGGCGTGGCGTATCGCCACCTTTGGCGAGGGCATCTCCCCAAATCCTCAGCAGCTCTGCATTCTCCCGCTCGCGCTCTGGACCGCCCATCAGCTCGAACAGGCTTTTGCCGTTCATGCCGTGCTTGCCGCCCATCAGGCCACCTGCTCTATCGAGCGTTTGTGCATCGGTCGGGTGTCCTGACTGTTGACAGGGGAGATGGACAGAACGTCGGCGGAACAAGGCCGCAGCAGGGCTGTGATCTTCTCCTCCGGTGTGCGGGGATCGAGCCAGGCCCGCCAGTCCGAACGCTCGAGAATCACAGGTTGCCGGTCGTGCAGTGGTGCGATCAGGTCATTGGCCGAACAGGTCAGCAGGGTGAAGGTCTCCATCAGGCCGAACTCGCTCAGCCAGGTTTCCCACAGCCCTCCGAGAACCAGCGGGCGGCCATCAGCGCGCCCAATCTCATACGGCTGGCGCTGGCCCTGCTTGCCGCTCCACTCGTAGAAGCTCTGAACCATCACCAGGCAACGGCGTGCTTCCCGGTATGCCAGGGCGAAGGACGGACGTTGCTTCACGTCCTCGCTGCGGGCGTTGAAGGTGCTGGGTTTGAACTGGCGCAGTACCCCGTGGTACATCGCCGGTACCAGGCCCCAGCGGGCCAGAGTCACCTGCACACGCTCACCAGGAGGCAGCCTGACAATCGGGTAAGGCATGGTGGGTGCGACTGCGTACGCGCCTGGCCACTGCGGAGGGAGCAGCAGACCGAACATGCTCCGGAAGTTTGTGGGGTGGAAGTTCCCGTTCACGCGTCCGCACACGTCAGGTCACCACGCCCACTTGAATCATGACTCATGGTAAACCGAAGGGTAGAATTTCGGTATGAGCAGAACCGACACGCCCCTTCAGCCAGGCGAGCGCGTGACCGTCAGCCTGAAGCGGGACGAAGCGTCATTCTGGTACGTCGTGACCGTGCATGATACCGAGGAGTGGACAGCCGCGTGACTCACGCACTTCGTTCGAAGACCTGGCCGGGTAGTGCGTGGGGCCTCGTCTGCATTGAGTGCAGCGGCCGCCCCTGGGTGCTTGAAATATTGGCCAGTGTCGTTCAGGGATCCCTGACCCCCGACAGCGGTTATAAGTACGATCGCGTCACTGGTGAGCCCCTATTCGATGGGATACGGAAGATTATTGCGGGTCGGGAAAGGACAAGAAGAGCTTCGCAGCTTCGTACACCTGCCGGAAAAGCTCAGGAACGTTCGATCCGCGTTCCTTGATGACGATGTGATGATCCACGTGCACTTCGATCAGCAGTCCAGCGGGCAAGCCTGCGAGGGGTTCCTCGGCGGCTTCCGTGGTGGTGACGATGCACTTCTGCAAGCGCAACCACTGCAACTGCTCCCGTTGGGCTTCACTGAGCGCTTCAGCCCACGGTTCGAGTGGCGGTTCTGTTGGCGTCATTTCCTCAGTGAACCGCTTGAGGTTGAAGTGGATCAACGCCTTTCGTAAGGGTTGCTTTACCGGCATCATGGTGCGCTTGGTGTGATGGGGTGATGGACTGGTCAGTTCTTCAAACGGGCGGTGAATTCCAGCGCGATCCTGCGCACGGCGCGAAGGTAGTCAGCCCGCCATGGCGCTGTAATGAACAGCAAGCGGAGTTCTTGCACCTGCGGCATCAGGTCATCACGCTCTGCTTGCATCACGAGCACCTGCGCTTCGGCGACAGCACGCCGGGCAGCACGGTGGGTGGCGAAGACCTCTTCCACCACCACAGCGTTTCGGATACGTGGGTGCGCGTCATGTGATCCGGATGAACCCGTCGTCCGTAATTTTGGGGTCGTAACCTTGAATGGGTGAACTTATCTTCATCAGTGCTGTCACAGCTTTCTACAGCGTGCAAGACGCAATGCCAGAGTTGAGGTGCGCATTGGGCGTGAGTGCATCAGTCTACCCTTGGCCCCGAGCAGGTCGTTCCCCTGAAAAGTGTGACTTGATGACGACCAGCGACAGCGGATCGAGGCCCTGAAGGCACGATCCGGGCAACTCCGGTGGAGCGCGCACGGCGTGACGCTGAGGTGATCACGTCCTGAGGTCCAGTGGCAGCTGGCCAGCTGCTTTACTGGTCCTCGGCGGGACCAGATCCAAGGTCAATCCAAAAGGCAGTGCGCTGACCATAAAATGCCCGCCAGGATCTTTTTGTCTACTCCTGGTGTTCGCCAGGCTTCAGCTCAACTGTCGATGTACAGGGCGTACCCGAGGCCACGCACCGTGCGCACCACACGATTCGCGCCTACCGCGCGGAACTTCCCCCGCAAGTTCGCGCAGTGCACATCCACCGTGTTGCTCCCCGTTTGCAGTGAGTTGCTCCAGACATCCCGTTCGAGTTCCTCACGTGAGTACACCCGTCCTGGCTGGCGAGCCAGCGCCACCAGCAGCTCGAACTCTTTAGGTGAAAGCAAAATTTCCACGCCGTTCCAGCTGGCCTGACGCTGATCCACCGAGATGGCCAGTGGGCCGATGCGCTGCAAGGGTGGAGCCTGCCGGTGACGCAACTGTACTTTGATGCGGGCCAGCAGTTCCTCTGGAAGGAAGGGTTTGGTGAGGTAATCGTTGGCGCCATCGTCGAGCAAGTTGAGTTTGCGGTCGATGCTGTCCATGGCGGACAGCACGATGACGGGGACGTTGTCATGGTTGCTGCGCAGCCGGCGGGCGACTTCGCTGCCATCGAAGTCCGGCAGGCCCAGGTCGAGCAGGACCAGATCGGGGTGCTGTTCACGTGCGGTGATCAGGCCGCTCATGCCGTTGTCTGCCGTGAGGGTATGGTACCCGGCGTCCTGCAGGGTATAGGTGACGACGTTGCGGATATCGGGGTCGTCCTCGATCACGAGGATGGTTTTCGGCATGGGCAGGGTCCTTTGTAACCAGGAATGTGGGATTTCTCCTGATGCCTCAGTCTGCCTGTCACTTTTTTCGTACGGTCGGCTCGCCCTTCAGGCAGTCTTCCGGAGTTGTTGCATTGCCCTTTATGTCATACGGATCAGCGAAGAACGCCGGGAAAGATCGCGCCTTCGGTACAGGACACCTTTAGGTTTTGGTTGTCCTGAACGGCGTTGTCTATTTCCGGTTCTGGGGGTCACCTGGCCCAGCAGAAGAGCGACCCGGCGGCGTCACTGTTTGATGGTGCTGCGTGGGTGGCAAGCAACGGGTACCTGGACGTCAATAATGTGCCGCCCTGGGATACGTGGCTTCTGACCTTACCGCCCGATCCCGAAGGCAGCACAGGTCGATTGGTGCTGTGCTGGGTTCCCGAGTGGGCAGGAGACTTCGTTGATGACGGCATTGTTATGGAGCCCGCATCGTGCTTGTCGTGGGTAACCATGGACGCTGCGGTCGTCCAGCTGAATGGATGGGGTCAAGGTTGGCAGAAGGTTTGAATGGCCTTTACTGGACCGCCTCTAATGGGAAGAACGTCGTGGTCGACGCCGCCTACACCCGTGGTGGGGTGGTGTTCGTCAAGACGCTCGTGCCGCCCGACATGACCATTCCACAACCCAGACCTGAGTCGCCCCGCTCCTGGCGTTGTACCGGTGAGCGGGGCGTTTTTTGCGTTGTCTCCGCGTCTTGAGATCATTGGGAGCCCATTGACAGCAGCGTATCCCTTGCTGTTGAGATACCACTGCAGTCATTTCTCCCTGATGGTCAGGCCGGTGAAACGCTCCCACCAAGAATGTTTGGCTGTGGTGCCTCGGGAAGCGGACGATCAGGATCAGTGACGCCCACCGCACCCGCTCTGTGGAACGCTGCCTGAATCAGCCTCCGGTCGCTGGGGTCCTGCGGAAGGTCGATCAGTACGACCCAGCCTCCCTGCTGCAGAGTCTCAATTCCTTGCAGGTCAGCGGACGGCTGTACTCGGCTCAGCAGGAAGTTCAGCAGACGAGCCAGCAGCGTCTGCTTGCGGACATCACGTCTGCCATTCAGTGTGAGCAGGCCCGAAGCGCCGTGAAGGACGTGCATGTGGCGGCCGTTCAAGCCGAGGCCGCTGAGGGTATCGCGCAAGGCGATGACATCCTGCTTTCGGTTGAACGCGGCGGTCATGGTATGCGGCTTGAACAGGGAATCGGGGATGTTGTGGATGTGCATGCCTGCCTCCGTCCTTGGATGGACGCTGGCCACCTCGCCTGAGGAAGTGGCCGGTCCGGTGAACGGTATTTGAAGCGCCAGTGCGCGTCAAAAGAACGTATACCAATGTGTGTTGGTTTTTTTATGGTAGCGCAATCCAGCGGGGTGCATGCGTATCGCAGTTGCCTTGTGAGCCTATACGCAAGATTCCTGGTTTATGGACAATCCGCAAAGTGCTGTTTCTGCTGGGCTTTCGAGCAGGAGCAGCTACCAGCAGATCGTAATCTTGGTGACACCTTCACAAGGCAAGTGACGAACATTAGACAAAGCTCATAACCCTTAAGATGAACGTAACAAAAGAAGCCAGTAAAGTTCTTTTGACGCCTCTTCATACCAGCGGTGCCGGTGCACCAATGCCCCACCCGCTGACGCACCAAATCAGGAGGCACGCATGACAACCTTTATTCTCAAAGGCCGCTGGTCCGGCGAACCCCACGACGAGCACCGCCGCTTCGAAGGCCACGTAGAGCAAACGGGCGTGCTGAATCTGCACCCCGGTGACCCCGTGGTCGTGACCTTCGTCCAGGGCAAGCCCACCCTGGAGGGTCAGGCCTCATCGCAGCGCGGGCATTACAAGCTCGAAGGCATGCCCACCGCCTTTTTCGTGCTCACCAGCTTCACCCGCAAAGATGGCGTGATGGGACACGAAGCAGAGTGGGATGATCCCGCGCAAGTCTGGGGCGGAGAAGTCTTCAGCAGCCAGTAACCACCTGGCCAGCACCGGAAGCAGCAGGGCACCTACGAATGATGGTCCTCGGAGAGCTTCCGTACCAGCTCCCCGAGGTTCGTCCAGCATGGACACCCCGGAACGCCAGCTTTCCCACACCACCATCACCCCAGGAAAGAGGCGCCTCTATTCTCGAACTGCTGGTCATTGACGACAACGAATACGATCTCCTCCTCACCGAGCTCGCTTTCCAGGACATAGCCCAACCCTGCACGTTGCATATCGTGCACGATGGCCACGCCGGACTGACCTTCCTGCGGGATGCCAGCCAGCCACGACCAGCGGCGGTGCTCCTCGATCTGCATATGCCGCGCATGGACGGCTTCACCTTCCTGCAGCACCTCCGCGAGGATCCGCACCTCAAGAGCCTGCCGGTCTTCGTGATGACGGCCAGCACTGCTGACCAGGACATGCCGCGAGTCAGGCAACTCGACGCGGACGCGTTCCTGGTGAAACCCGTCGAACCTCAGCTGGTCTTTGACCTGCTTCGCACACCAGCTGAACGATGAAATGCAGCGTGCACGCCTCATTCTGGACGTGCCTGCCTGAGCCCTAAATGACGTCAGCGTCAATCGCGGGCGGCTGACAGGAAACATCGGAACCGGTGAGAGTAGCCGGTTTGTCTTGCGCACCGAACTGGAATACAGCGCGCCGATGTTGCCGACAGGATCTTTTGGTCTAGACCTTGCTGCGGCAGGCATTGGTTGACGCGCTCCATCAGGCGGAGTCGCGCACTCCTCCCAACCTGGCTCTGGCTGCTGGTTTGATGTGCCTGATTCAGCCTCGGAGTGAGGTGGCAGCCATACCGAACATGGCTTGTTGCGTGTGAGCGCACGCTTCGCCGAACACCTGATCGAGCTGAGACCCAGAACTTTCGGCCACCAGGTTCTCTCGGAACCGAACCGAAACGCGGATGACATCTCCATCATGGTGGGACGCTCGCACCCGACAACCCATTCTGACCAGTTCATTCAAGCGAATTTTCTCAGGTGCACTCAACGCCGCCATCCAATTGAATTCAGTCGCTCGAAATTTTGATTTCATTCCTCACAGTAGGTCAATGAACGAACGGCAATACCGGCGCTCCCTGCGAGGTGAAGCTTAAGTATGGGTGAAGTGCACCGTTGTCCCTGGTTTATGGACAAACCCGGAAGTGCTGATCCCGTTCGCTCAGCGGCTCCACGACGATGGATGGCCGTCCCGCACGGTTTTAACTCTGCTCGGTTTTATACTTCCCAGATGACCGACGACACTCTACCCTCTTCGCTCTCGCACAATGACAGCGCGAACTTCGATCGGGAAGGGGCAAGTGAGGCGCGGCGTCACATCGGCGCCGCCGGAGCGGAACAGAGTTCGGCACTGGAGCGCATCATCACCATCGGACGAGGTCAGGCGGACATCACCGTCGCCCTGCGGCAGGTGGCCGAGTCATTACGGCGGCAGGATCCCACGAGATCAACGGCAGAAGTGCAGACTTTGATGGACACCGCGCGCAGACAACTGGCCGCTGTGGCGCACCTGGAGGGCGTAGTGGGGGCAGCGCTGCGCAAAGTGACCACCACGCCCGTTGAGCACATCAGCGCGCAAGTCCTGCAAGGCATCAGCGATACCGCCCACGAACAGCTCGCCAACCTCGAACAATTGATCGCCGAGGCACAGGACAACACCAGCTCAGCCCAGCAGGTCGCGGAGCTCGAGCGCATTGGGGATAAGGTTCACACGGCCCTCCAGGACAACGAGATGGAGCAGGTGGCCGAACCCGTGGCGTCCCTCAGCCTGGCCGTGCAGCATACCGTGGAAGAGATCGCCAGGCTGGACCTCGAAAGCATGTTCAGTGACCTGACCGACGCGGCCGCTCGCCTGGCCTTGGGTCACCTGGGGGAGACCGTGCCTGAACCGCGGATGGTCGAAGGTGTCGCCCTGGCCCGCAGCTTGAACCACATCGCGGCGTCCCTGGCGAGGTCACGCGAGGAACGTCTCAGCAACAACCGCGACCTCGAAGGCTTCGCGCGGGCAGCCGCGCATGACCTGCAGGAACCGCTCAGGACCATCGGGATGTATGCTTCGCTGTTCCACCACCGTTACGCCGAAGCGCTCGATGATCAGGGACGGCAGTACCTCGAGGTGATTCAGGACGCCCTGAAACGTGAACGCGAGCTGGTCCATGACCTGCTGGAGTTCGCGCGCCTCGGGGCGGCCGAACCGCATCGGGGGGATGCGGACGCCAACTTGATCGTGACGCAGGTCATCGGTGAGTATGCCCCGTTGATCGCGGCCACCAACGCCACGGTGACCATCGCGCCGTTACCCATGGTGCATGCGGACAGTGTTGAATTTTTGCAGTTGTGGCGGCATCTGATCGGGAACGCGCTGAAGTTCCGGCGTCACGACGTCGCGCCGGTGATCGAGGTGCGGGTCACCCATGACACTGAGGCCTGGCAGTTCGTGGTCGAGGATAACGGCATTGGCTTTGATCAGCAGTACGCCGAGCGGGTCTTTGGGATGATGGAGCGGTTGCACACCACCCTGCGCTTCGAGGGCAGTGGTCTGGGACTGGCCATCTGCAAGAAAATCGTGGAGCGGGCAGGCGGTCGCTTGTGGGTGGAATCGACGTTGGGGAGCGGCAGCACGTTTCACTTCACCTGGCCCAAGTGAAGCGTGGAGCGTTGACGCTTGCGTCGCCCGTACTTACATGGCCAGGCTGTCTGACTGAAGCCAGCGGCTGGTCAGGTTCCCGACCAGGCTGACGAAATCCTGAAAGTCCCCCGGCTTGACCAGGTAATCTTCGGCGCCGAGCGCGGCACAAGCTTCACGGTCCCGCTCTGCATCTGAGGTGGTGAAAATCACGACAGGGATGTGGGCCAGGGTTTCGTCGTGCTTGATGGCTTTCAACAGCTCCAGGCCATTCATTCGAGGCATGTTCAGGTCCGTCAGGATCAGCTGGGGGAAGCCCACAGGTCGCTCGGCGTGACGGCCAGCGCGGTAAAGGAAATCGAGCGCGTCTCTTCCGTCATTGGTGATGGCCACTTCCTGATCGAGGCCGGTGGCTTCGAAGGCGAGCGTAGCCATGAAGACATCATTTGGATCGTCCTCGATGAGCAGCATCATGGGTGCGCGCTTCATGACGGCTGACCAGAGGACCAGAAAGCCAGCTGGGAGACTATGCCTGACATAAGGGAATAGTAATCTATTCTTCACCAAAGAGACGTAAGAGTTGTCAGCAGAATGAGCTGAGAAGTACAAGTTTGACGAGCAGGCTGACGGTGCGGCAGGTCAGCGGCACAAAAGCTCCTGCGCCCGCTCGCGCTCTTCTGCCGAACTCCCCACCCGTGAGGCCAGAACCACAGGCCCACACCACGGCGCGTACATCCGCAGATCCAGCTTGGCCAGCCGCGTTCCCACCACGTTGTGAGGCAGCACATCGAGGCCCTCCTCGTTCACATACACGTCCCAGTTCGTCAGTGCATGCCAGGCCGGGGAGACGTACTCGACATAACCGCCCACGGATCCTTTAACACGGCGAGCAGCGCGTCGTCCTCCTTAGGCCAGGGACGTTCCTCCCGTCGCCCATCCGGGTGCAGGATGATCAGGCGCGTCACGCTTCCACCGTCCAAACGTGCGTCAGCACCTCGTCATCCCGCACCTCGACGCTTACTATGTGACCCATCACCCGCGCGAGCATCGCCGCTTCACGCACGGCCGGCATCGCCGAAGGTTCCACCAGCACTTCCAGCACCTGAGTACCATGCACCACGACGACCTCCCAGGGTTCCACCCAAGGGTCAGGAAGGCGCAGCTGCACACCCTCCAACACCTGAGCCTGCCCCTGCCGGGCGCCCACGTCAGCGCGCCGCACGATCACGAGGCCAGCCTTTTCGAGCTTTGCGACGCGCGCCTCGCCCACGACCTCCACCGCAACTGCCCGACCTGCGGCGACCTGCTCCTTGCTGATCTTCACGCGGTTCCTTCCTTCACGGAGCTTTCGCGCAGGCGCAGGGCCAGTTTAAGCGCGTCGAGGTCAGCCACGGCGAGGTCGAAGTCGAGCCGCGCTGCGCGTGTTTCCTGCTCGGCCTCTTCGAGGGCTTCGTGATCTTCGTGCAGGTCGACCAGCAGCCGGGCCTGGCGTTCGCTCTCGTTCTTGCCAGGTACGCCTTCCAGCAGCTTCTCTGCCTCGTGGTATTCGAGCGTGAGACGCTTGTCAGCTTCGTTGTCGATCGCGGCGTGCAGGCGCACGCGGGCTTGCTTCACTTTGGCGGTGGTGTGTTCGATGGTCGTTTCGGTCAGGTTCATGGTGCGCTCCAGGTGGGGGAGAGTGGGGGCCGAAGCCCCCGCGTGGCGTCTCAGGCGGCGTAGTCGCTGCGGCAGTTGCGGGCGGCCATGATGCGCACTTCGTAGTTCTCACCCATACGCAGGCCCACTTCACCGAGCTTGATGTGGGGCGCGATGCCCACCATGGCGTCGAATGCGTCGACGGCCCAGGTGTCCCACTGCTCGAAGCTGGGGACGGTGACGCGGCTCTCGCCGTCCTTGACGATCGTGACGGTCAGGTCGCTGTTGAGGATGACCTGTTCGCCCTGGTTGCTGCGCTCGAAGATGACCCCGGGGCGGGGCTGTTTGATGTAGGGGGTGCTAAGATCGTCCATAGTTCTCTCCGGGAGAGGGGATTTCAAAGAAGGCGCGTTGATCTTTGCGGAGAGGCGCGCCTTCTTTGATGCCTGTATTGTAAACCTTTGGGGTTGACTTGTCAATCCGTGAGGTTTACTCTTGTACTGTAAGGAGGTGAGGACTATCGAACAGGAATTGCTCGAGCAAATCAAACAGGTCATGCGCCAAAGTGGGAAGACGCAAGCTGACTTCGCCGCTCATCAAGAGACAAGTAGGCAAGCGGTAAACCCGTACTTCAGTGGCAAAAAATCCTTGCTCACCGAAACCGGCAAAGACCTTTTGGACTTTCTGGGTGTCAGCATTCAACTCATTCCGAAGGGAGACAAGCAGTGACACAGGGCGTGAATCCCATGCGCGACCTGAATGTGCCCCTGCAGCAGGCTTTTCCCGAGAAGTTAACCAGCTGAAACAGCTGAAGTACTCGATGCGTTCAATCGGGAAATCATCATCCGACCCAACGAGAAGTAAACTGGGTCATGTCTTCCGAGCCAACGAAAGTCATTCGCGATTGGCGCATTGAGCGCGACCCTGAGGGCGCGAAACGTCAACGCGATTGGCTGAGGGCCATGGCGCCTCAAGCCTTCGCTGCAGCAGAGAAGCCGCAAATCACTGAAACACTTACTCCCGGATCCGAGCATCTCAGGCGCAAGGTCGAGCGCTAGTCGAAGAACAGACGTGCAGAAGTGCGGCCCCAGAATAATTGCTGGGGCCGCACTTCTGTTCGGTCAGCGGTTCCTTGCTCGCTGCCGCAACGAGTCAAGCGATCGCGCGCGTTTCAAAACCCGAGAGCTTACCACCACCACTCGTGCTGCCCCGACCAGCAGCAGCAGCATCCCGGCTTCAAGAAGCAGCATGATCACTTCTCCTGGCCAGCACTTCCCACTCGCTGAGCAAGGCAGCGAGTGAATCGAATACCGTCATGCGCGGGTCGTCCCAGCGGCCCAACATCCGCACCTGCGTCCGCGTGAGGTAGCCTGGCAGCTCCTCAAAACGCACCGTGACATGCCCGAACACCAGCTCGACCAGACCGCGCAGCTGCTCTTCAGCCTCGGCACGTTGAGCCGGTTCGAGCGCACTGCAGTCGTACTGAACCAGCAGCAAAGGCGAGAACTTCATACTCAGGGCAGCGTGAGGAACGGCTCGGCGTCGAAGTCTTCCATCAGCAGGTCAATACAGCTGTTGACGTGCGCGCGCACCTCGCTGGTTTTCATAGGCCACTGTCCGTCGACGCGCACGTCGATCGTCTTGGATTCGACGACAACCACCTCGACGCCCGGCCACTTCTTGTGGATCATCGGGGTGAGTTGCTCCTGCACACTGGCAATCATGGCGTCCGTGTCGAGCCGAGGGCCGGGCTTGGGTTTGCCTTTGCTGTCTCGCTCGGGGATGGGCTGGCTGATCATGAATTTGACAGTGATTTTTTTGCTCATAGCGTAATCGTGCGATATCGGAGGCACCCGATACAAGTAAGCAAAACGGCTTAAAGCGAGGCACTGAGGCGCGAGCCGACTGACGTGTCACCCAAAACAACGCCCCCACCAGTCGCGGGTGGGGGCGTTGTTTTGTTGGTCAGCGGCTGCTGGCGATCTGGTAGAGGGCGTTTCCGGCAGCTCGGCCTCAGCCGCACCTATCTCAACCACGTGCTCACCGGCCGCAGTCCCCTGCCGCTCGACCTGCTCGACCGCCTGGCCGAAGCGCTCGACTTGGAGCTCGAACTGCGCGAAAAACAATCCACTCCATGACGGCAACAGTGACGGCAAGCCACCCGAAAAACCCCCGGAACACGCAACAAAAAAATGTTGCCGTCCCTTGGCAACACCCCTAAAAACCCCACTCCCAGGAACACCCCGGAATAGAAAAACAGTGTCTCAGCGAGTCTCCTAAGCCCTAGGCCACAGGTTCGATTCCTGTCGAGCGCACCAGCACCAGGACGTGTTTTTTACGACGCGTCCTTTTCTTTTTTCTCCGGCGTGGGGAGATCGTGGGTAGACGAAGCAGAATTCGCTTCCCGAGTGGTCTCCTCCAGGAGGTCGAGGCCATACAGATGGTCGGCCCCTATGGCGGCCGCGCGACGCTGTTCGTCATTGGTGTGCACGTACGTCTGCAGCGTAAAGGCGATGTTCGTGTGTCCCATGCGCTCACCGATCAGCTTCACCGGCACGCCCTTCTCATAGGCGATCGAGGCGTAGGTGTGCCGCAGGTCGTAGAGACGCACCCGGGGAACCTGCGCGGCTTCCATCAGGTCCCGGAAGGCCTTAGCGAGGCGGGACTCTGCGGCGGCCGTGCCGATCGACGAGGGGAACACCAGGTCGTGGTCCTGCCACTTGCGGCTCTCGCTCTTGTCCGCCAGTTGCCGCTCGAGCGCCTGGCGTTCACGCCACGCCTGCAGGACCTGAACGGTGCCTTCGTCAAGCGCCACGTCGCGCCAGCCGGCGCGCGTCTTGGGTGGTCCGAAGTGCGCTTTGCCGGTGATGTACGTGCAGGTCTGCCGCACGTGAATCACGCCGAGTTCGCGCTCCTGCACTTTGCGCAGTTCGACGTCGCTCCAGCGCAGGCCGAGCATTTCCTCGCGCCGCAGGCCGGTCGTGAGGTTGACGTGCACGTACGCGTACAGCCGGTGGTCGGTGTCACGCGCATAGCGCAGCAGCTGCGCGGCTTCTTTGCTGGTCCACACCAGGATCAGGCCACGCTCCAGCTTGGGTGCCCGGACGGGTGCGGCCGGATTGCGGGCGAGCAACTCGAGCCGGGTGGCTTCGCCCAGGGCGGCCTTCAGCCGGCTCATGGTCTTGCGGTTCTGGTACGGCGTCCGTTCCTTGCTCCATTTGTTCAGTGCCGCCTGGATCGACACAGGCGTCAGTTCACGCAGGCGCACGTGGCCGAACCGCTCGCGCACCGGCTTGAGGGCCTTGGTGTAATCGTGGTCCGTGTTGGCGCGAATCGAGAGCGAGGCGAGATACTGGTCGAGCCACTCATCGACCGTGATCTTGGTGGGTTCGACCAGCAGCCCGGATTCGTGCGCCGTGGCCTGATCTCGCAGCCAGGCCTGCGCCTGCTTCTTCGTTTCAAAGGACTTGGAGATCCGCCGCGGCGTACCGTTGGCGTGATAACCCACGACGAAGCGCGCGCGGTACCGGCCGCTTGGCAGCTCCTCGATGTTGCCTTCACCCTTGCCGCGCACTGAATTTACCTCGCTTCCGCTTTCAGATGACGCATGCGCGCATGAATTCTCTGCCGAACTCGGTGACGAAAAAGAGTCCACGGGCAGCGACCAGCGTCCCAGGAGGTCTTGTTTCTCCAAGAGCTACCAATTCGATGGTTTCTCCCTCGACTCGTATCCTCTCCATGAGCTTCTCGTACACGCCAGGGGCCGTCAGGTGGCGAGTCATATCGATTGCTATAAGCCCCAATCGTGCGATGTTGTTGAGGTAGGTTTCGACCTTGTCGGGGAACTCGCAGCTGGCATCCAGTGCAAGGGGCGACCACACCTCCTTGATGTTGACTTGACCCCCACCTTCAGCCGAACGGCTGATTGAAACGGCGGGCATGACGGTCTTCGAACTCGAAGCTAGATGTCGAAGCAATTTGGCTTCGTCCTGGGTGAGCTGTCTGATAATTTCGACGAAAGCAGGATGAGTGTCGTTTCGAGTGTCAACATTGCTGGCGCTCGCGAGGAGATTGACAAACATCCGGCGAAGCTCATCTTGGTGAATGGTGTAACTGAGAGCCTGTAGTGCAGGACCACTGATGGTTGGGTCTGGCGCTTCAAGTTTCTCGGGGGGGGTGTCGCGAATCCGCTCTGCGTATTCCTCTTCAAATCGATCGATGTTGTGCTGTGCCTTGATACCCAGCATGATAAAAGGCTGCATGATCCACGTTAGGATGCCTCCCAACCCACGGCCCAGCGATCTGGCGCTTGGTTGTATCGCATCGTCGTAAATGGGGACTTCTCTAGCGAGCGTTGCAATTGCTGTGGCAGTCGACTGTATGGGGTTTTCGCTGTTTGTCTCTTCGGGCATGAGCCACCTTTGATCTGAACCAGAATGCTATGGGTTATTTACCTGCCAACGAAAACACCGACACTGCGCCCAGGCTTGAAGGTGCGCAGGCTGATTTCGGGAAACTCGATCGCAGGCTCGGGAATCCTGGCGCCCCGGTAGATCGGTATCAATGTGCCGAACGCGGCTGTGTCGAGGATGTAGCTGCCGGCGGTTGAGAAAGCGAAGCGGGGCTCACGGGCATCCTGGAACACCCAGCGCCGGAGGGCCGAGCCAAGGGATGCGCCACTACGCTTGGCCATGTAGAGAATGGCGGCCGGCGAGTCGCCGTGACGTTGCAGGGCCTCCTCGAGGAGCGGTGTTGGAATCTGAAGGACGGCCACGGTGAGGTGCGCGAGATTCTCCATGGCTTGCAGGGCGTAGTTTTTGTCGCTGCATTCGCTCAGGAGCTGCGCTTCGATGCCACTCCAGCGGATGAACAGGTGACCGAGTTCGTGCAGTCCGACGCGCGAGTGGGACCAGCCGTAGAGGTGAGGCTCGAGCACGATGGTGGGCGTGGGACCAGGGACAAAGCTGTTTTCCAGTCCGGGTTTGATCCGGACACCAAGGGATTCGCTGAGCAGCCGGAAGTTCAGTTCGTAGTCGTGGAGGGCGTGAAGTTTCTCGACATACGCGACGTAGGAAGCTGGCAGGTCGTCCACGGGGGCCTTAGGTGCCGATCCAACTGGCAATGGAGAGGTAGTAGGCGAGCCATTGGCTGGCACTCTGGGGACCACGACCGGTGTAGAAACGGGCAAGTGCGAGCTGCTGCTGGATCTTGGGGTCACGCAGCGGTGGGTAGTCCTCGCCGTACTTCCGAATTGCTTCTTCGAGACCGGGTGGCAAGTCGTCGAGGAGAAGCTGATCTGCAAGCTCTCCTTGATGTTTGTAGCCCTTCAAAGCATTGACGCCGCCCGGCGCACGAATCAAATTCGGCTTGAGCATCAGCATTTCGTCCTCAGTCAGACGCAGTACTTCGGCAACGATCCCGAAGTACTCACTGCGACCGATATGGTGGCGACCATTCTCAAGACTGCTGAGGTAAGTGACATTCTTGATACCGGTCCGCTCGACCATCTGCTCCTGCGTTAGCCCTATCTCCTCGCGGCGGCGCTGGATAAATGCTCCTGCTTCAGTAGAGGACAGCCACTGTGGTTTCTCTTTAATTGCCATGCGAGCGAGGACCCCCATCAGAAGCGGTTGGTGGATGGAGGCGTGGTTAGCGTGTCCCATAACCTCCAGTTACGAGACACCATAAGTTATGGTTTCCCATAAGAGAATGCTTATGTGGGAGGGCCTTTACAAATTGGTTACGGAGGTCCATAATTCGATCATGCCTCAGCTGATCGAAAATAACGTCGTTGGACAGAATATTCGGCGCTATCGTCAGGCAGCGAATCTCAACCAGGAGGAGCTTGCTGAGCGTGTCTGGGGCGATCCGCGCCGAAAAGGTGAGGTCAGTGTTCTAGAGAACGGCAAGCAAGTTCCTACACTTGCTCAATTGGACAAGATCGCTGCTGCCTTAAATATTGCTGCAGCTGACTTATTGACCTCCGTAACCAACAATGACGAATTGGCACGGGTGCCTGCGTGAGCCTGGACGAACTGATCGCTGAACAGGTGCAGACCGCAGTCGCTCGCGTCGTCGAGCGGCACCTTGAACGTCTCGCCCTGCCCGCCACACAAAGCGATCTGCAGAACGACACCGTCTTTACGGTGCCCGAACTCGCTGCCTACCTGCGCGTCGGGAAGAACGCTGCCTACGCGCTGTGCAACCAGACGCCCCCTCCATTCCCGGTTCGGCGTATTGCGGGCCGGGTCGTGATTTCCAAACGTGCCGTGGACCGATGGCTCGAAGCGGGCGATGAGCCGCTGAGCGGTGACGCTCCACGCGTCGTTTTTACCCCTGCCCAAAGCGCCCCGCGAGGCGTGAAGGCAGCGGCGCCACTGGGGCGTCGCTGAGCAAAAAACATCCGCGCATCTCGGTGTGATCGCAGGCAAGCAGATCACCGAACGCGCGGGACGGACTGGAGGTCCTGATGAACACAGTAGCAGCCTCAACCCCCCTCTCACAATTAGGAAACGCCGAGAAGTCCCTTAAGCGGCCTTCACTTGCTCGGGTCCCAAGCGCTGTGCGCTGCACTCTCTGCGGCCGCGCCCTTCGTGACGGAGGTATCGATGTCCCCGGCCTGGGCATCCTCGGCCCCGACTGCGCCACCCACGCGGCGGCCCTGCAGCTGCACCTGATCAAGCACGACCTCGCCGGTCTGATGACTGAGACCGGCATTCAGATCAGCGGCACGCTCAGCGCCGACAGGACGCTGCCCAGCTGCGCCAACGAGATGCGTGCTCTGCGCCTCAAAGCCGAACGCGCCGGGCTGACCCTCCGTTGCACCTGGCAGCCCGGCCTCGCGGGCGCCATCACCTTTACGTACCACGCCAAGCCTGGCCAGCTGCTTCACAAGCTGGCGCTGCGCGTGAGCAGGAAGGCTGCATGACCGCACTCCAGCACCACGAACACGACGCCTTCGACGATGCGCCCCTTTCTGCGTATCACACCGCTGAATTCTGGCTCGACGACGAAACCCTGCTGGAGATGCGTCTCGACCGCCTGGTGCGCGCCCTGCTGGCCGAACTGTACGGCCCGCGGTGCTGCGACTGCGGCAAGGCGAGCTTCGTGATCTGCCCCGACTGCCTGGAGCGGCGCCGTTGATGGGCCGCTTCCTGCTGGCCCTGATCGTCGTGGCTGCGGCCATCAAAGCGATGGCCGCGGGCCTCGCCGCACCCCATAATCCCCACCTACTCGTCGACGCCGCCCTGTACACCGCCCTCGCCATTGTGGGCGGCAAGGCCCTCTCACAGGCCATCGCCTGGAAAGGAGCGCGCTCGTGATCAAGCGCCAGACCATCATCATGACCCCCGAGAGCCGGGGCTGCACCATTGACCACGACCACGCGCATCGGGTGCTGTTCGAGCGTGGTGTGCTGCACGAACGCCCCTCACCAAACGCGCGTTGGCTTGCTGAGCGCGGCATCGGCAGCATCACCGTCCGCACGGGCCGCCGTGTCGTCGAGCGCCGTGAGTTCCGACTCCGGGACGTGGCGCATGAGTGACCCCACCCCGGAGCAAGACCTGAGGGACCTGCGCCATCTGCTGGCCCAGATCCGCCACAAGGAAGCGGAACTGACCGACCTGCGCGGCGATCTGTACGCCGTCCTTGGTCGCCTGGCACTCGCCATCCAGACCACGCCACTTCCGGCACCGAAAGAGAGCGTGAGCGCGTGAGTGGCCAACTGCACCTCACCGGCCCGCTCGGTGAGCAGATCACCGTGGCGTTCGAAGAGGGCGGTCAGTTCCGCGCGCTCGCCCAGTGGGGCGCGCAGGGCTATCACTCCGGAGAGATCCCTGCCGGTGGCTTCCAGCTGCCACTGGAGAACGAAAGCGACTTCCACTGGGCGCTGCTGGGCGGGCGTAAGTTCACGAGCGATGACGGCGACGCCTGCGTGTGGTGCCGTGGGCACGTCTGGAAGCGCCGGGAACTTGCTGCGGTCGATACCCGGAAGATGCGCCTGCCCGCGGCGGTGAAGTACTCGCGTGGGGCCAAGCCCACTGACCCGCCGCACCTGGTCGAGACCGGTGAAGGGGACATCGGCTATGTGGCCCTCGCAGTGTTCCGAGGTGGCCGCCGTGACGAGCGCTTCGCCCTGCCCGGCAGGGCCTCCCAGAAAGCCCCACCGGTTGAGCCGCCGTCGATCCCATCGGCCCGGCCTGTGCCCCACCTGAACCACGTCGAGGAAGGCGCCCAGTGGCAGGACCTGCAGGGCACGGCCGACGTCGAGGGAAACCGAGACGAACTCACCGAGCAGCTCCTCGACGCGCTCGGCAAGAAAGGCCTGGCGCGCGACGCGTACCGGCGCGACGTGCTGGGCAAGCTCGACATCAGCGAGCTGCAGAAACGCCACGCGCAGGCCTTGGTGGCCGGGAATGGGGGCCGCTCGTGACTCAGGCCGCGACGCACTTTCTGGTGTCGCGGGACGCGGCAGGCAAGTGGTTCGGCTGCTCGGCGGACCTGCCAGGAGTCCGTGAGACCTTCCGGTCCGTGCACGAAGCCGCTGGACGGGTCGTGACGACCCTCACCTACGACGAGGTAGTGGAGCTGATCACCCCAAAGCCACGGGCGGTCACCATGGCGACCAGCTGGCGCCAGCCGAGCCTGTTCGGGAGTCTGGCGTGAGCCTCACCGGGCTGCTCGGGCAGGCGCTGTCGGCCGCCATGGCGACCGGTGAGCGTCAGGACCGGGTGCTCGCCGGTGGGTTGTGCGTGCGGGTGTACGCCGATCCTCCGCGGGTGCTGCTGTGGCGTGACGGTGTCGTGCCGGGCATCACGGAAGCGCAGGTGATTGCCCGGGATCTCGGCTGGCCAGCGGGTCAATACGAGGTCGTGACGCACGAGTGGAGTGGCGTGTGGACGGGCCGGCCTGCCGGCATGGTCGTGCGGCAGCTGCGCACCACGCTTCACGACCAGGATCCCCGGCTGAACTGGACTCCAGAGGACCTCGAGGTGTGCGGCACTTGCGGCCGCTGGGCGCCGGAGCTGGATGGCAGCGCCCTTGGGGCCTGCGAGCTGGGCTGGGCCGCGCATGACGCGTTCGATGAACTGGTGTTCGTCAGCCTGCACGACAAGAAGCAGAAGCCGTACGGTCCACCGCACCCGAACCTGCCTCAACCCCTCACCAGCCGGGGCTGCCACTGCCGCGCCCTGCAGGGCGGTAAGCCCGGCTGGATCCCGGCCGCACCGCTCGCCGCGTCAAGCACCACGGCGCCGAAAGGACGGCCATTGTGACGCGCACTCTGCCCGGCTTCGACCGTGAGCTCGCGATGGACGAGATCGTCGCGGCGGCCGCCAACCGTGGCGCCTGCCTGACCTGGCAGGACGTGATCAGCGCCCGCCAGCGCGAAGCCCTCGCCGAACTGTCCGACTACGAGCTGCACCAGGAGCTGCTGCGCTCCCGCTTCTTCTACACCCGGCCCGCGCCGATCGTCGCCTCGCCGTCCTGAAAGGAATTTACCCGTGGGTATTCGTGCCATCGATAAAGTTTTTGAGTACAGCCGCCAGAAGGGCAGCAAGTTGCTGCTGCTTGTGGCAATCGCCGACAACGCCAAGGATGACGGCTCGGGCGCCTGGCCCGGGCGCGACACCCTGGCCCGCAAGGCCCGCGTGGGCCTCGAGTACGTCGATGTCCTGATCCAGGAGCTGGTGACCGCTGGGGAGCTGCGGGTGCACGTCCGTGGCGCGCCGAACGGCAAGACGGACATGTACGACATCCTCTACCCGGCCGTACCGTACAGCGATGAGTTGTACGTGGCCGAGCGGCAGGCCCGGGTGACACGCAAACGGGCGGCAGGCAAGACCACCGCAGGCAAGCCGCGCGCCAAGAAACGCAACAGCCATAAAAAGTTTTTACGCCTTCAGGAGGCCGTGAAAGACGGCCAGTGGGCCACCTCGGATAAAAAGTTTTTACCTTTCGATAAAAACTTTTTACGGAACGGTAAAAACTTTTTATGCCAAACGTGGCCTGAGATTGCGCCAGGAGCGGCTGGAGTGGGTGCAGAACCGTCAGTTGAACCGTTACTTGAACCGTCAGAGAGAGAGTACGTTCCTGAACTTGAATGCCAGGCGACCGACGTTCGCGCGCTCGAACTTCAGGCTGCGCCTCAGGAAACAGCAGCGCCTGACGGCGCACCCGCTGACGCGGGCAGTGCAGCAACTGCGTTGACCGTTTCGGGAGACGAACTCGAGCCACCCGTGGGCGTGAACGGAAGGCCGCCAGGTGGGGGAGAGGTTCCGCCGGCGCCGGCCGGGCCGACCAGCGAAGTGCAGCTGCGCCGCGCGTTCGGTGCGCCGTTCCTGCGAGCCCTCCTCGAGGAGTTTGCCGACCGGCCCCGGTGGCTGGAGCTCGATTCGGATTGGGTGGCCCGGCAGGTGCAGGCCAAGCGCGCCGAGTACGCCGGCAAGACCTGGCGCACGCCCCTGATTGCCGCCCTCGATGCGGCCGTGGCGCCCAAAGCCAGCCCGAAACCCGAGAGCCAGGTCACGCAGAAGCGCGTGGCGGCCGGTGATCAGGTCAAGGAAATTCTCAGCCGGGCCCGCAACGCGGGTGCGCCGGTCGGCTCGCAAGGAGGCGCGTCGTGACCCAGGAAGCCGAGTCGGTGTGGGATGTCCTGAGGCGCCACCCGGTCGCCGCGCAGGCGCTGGCCACCTCGCTGCAGCACCGCGAAGTCAAGAAGCCTCGCCCTGTCAGCCCGGCACAACAGGCCGAGTGCCCGCACTGCCGTGCCGAGGGTGTGACCGTGACGATCCGTGAGCACACCTACACCCGCCGTCGTGAGGATTGCTGTCAGATGGCCCTCTACGAAGCTGCCGAGAGCGCGCTGCGTTACTCCAGCAATCCGTCGAGCGATCCGGATGAGCGCGTGGAGGCCGCGCTGCGCTACGTCGAAATCAAGGAACGGGTGCGCCTGCCGAGCCTGCTGACGAAGCTGCACCTGCTCGAGCAGCATTACGCCACGGTCGACGAACGCCAGCAGGGCCTCAGCCGCCCGCAGGGCGGCACGCAGTGATCCTCTACAGCGCCACGCCCAGCAAGCTGTTCCTGCGCACCCTCACCGGCATCACGCTGTTCCTGTGCTGGCTGCCCATGTGCGCCGGCTTCCTGGACGCCACATCAGTCCGGCCTGGCCGCACAACTCGCCGGCGGAGCGAAATGGAGGACGGCTCTGGCGGCATCGAGAACCCAGGACAGCTCGCCGTGGCCACCCTGCTTTTCCTGGGAGGCGCCGTGGGAGGCTGGGAAGCGCTCGACCGCATCGATCGCATGAAGACACCCGTCCGGAAGCCTCGTGGTTGGAGCGCACCTGAAGAGCTCCAGCTGCTCGAAGCGGCCGACTGACTTGAGAGGAACGACGATGCTGACCGCAAAGAAGATTTCGGAACTCCGAGAGAAGCCCGCACGCGAAGGCAAAGGCGGCGAGCGAGGCGACGAGGTGCTGGGCTCGAAACTGCGTGCCCTCCGTCAGCAGCACGACCTGTCACAAGAGGAAGTCGTGGAAGCCAGCGGTGGGCTCTTCGTCCGCTCGGGACTATCGCACATCGAGAGTGGGCGTCAGAACGTCATGGCACGCCAGCTCGTGTGGTTCGCCCGGTTCTACGAGATCAGCGTAGACAGCCTGTGCGACCACCTGTACCCGGTCGAAAGCGACTGAGTAGGAGAGGTGTTAGGGCATTGGTTCAGTTGACGACGAGGGTTGGTGGCTGGCCCGTTCAGGTGCCCGTGATGCCGGGGTGCTCGGTCAGCAGTTCTTCAGCGATGTCGGCGTCACCGATCCGGCAGGTCTTGTCGCGCGAGATGCAGGTGTTTCCGCAGGGCTTGCCGATGGTGCAGTTGGGGCCGCCGCCATACGACGCGCTGGGCGCGCAGGCGGTGATCACGATCAGCAGCGGGACGAGTACGAATTTTTTCAAGGGAGCCTCCGAATTCAGTGTGACTCAGGCGCTGACGAGAGGGTTTCACGGTTCGATCACCTAAAGAATCTGACGCTGTTTATGAGCTTGTTTGTTTCCATAGAGACAACAACCTTTTTCGGCCTTAACATATGAGTATCCCTGAGAGTCCCCTCAAGCCTCGCCCGTAACTCACTTCATTTATTGAGGCCCGATGAACGAAGACCAGCTCGCCCGGTACAAGCGCAAACACCCACATCTCTTCGCTCCCGAAGAGAGCGTTGCCACGCCGGTCCCAACAGGCCCGAGCGCCACCGAGCGCGAGCTGCAGGCGGACATCGTTGCCGAGTTCGGAAACCTCGGCTGGATCTGCTGGGAGTTGTTCAAGGGCAGCACGCGCGGCGGCGCCATCTGGTGCACCACAGGAATCCCCGACCTGTACGTCTTCCGGCCCGGCCGGGCCTTCTGGCTGGAACTCAAGCAGCCCGGCAACGGGCCCACCCCGGAGCAGCTGGCGCGGCACGCTGAACTGCGCCGCGCCGGTCTGCCAATCTTCGTCGCCTGGACCGTCGAAGAAGCCCTCTTGATCGCCCAGGAAATGGAGACCCGATGACCATGGCCGCCGTGCGCCCACCCCCCAACATCCAGGCGCAACTCGTCACTCGCCAACGCCGTGTCCGCCGCCTGGCCGACTTCACGGTGGGCACAGAGTGGATCTTCGCGCCACGCGAGACCAGCCAGCACGCCGAGCGGGCCGGGCAGCGCGTCTCGATCCTGCGCGCCCCGAACCTCGAGGCGAAGAACCCCAGCGTCCGCGTGCAGTTCCCGGACGGGCACGCCCTGACGGTCGGCCAGGCGCAGCTGACCCACGTGCCACGTAACGTGTGGGGCCGCACGACGCCGTACCCCGAACGGGACCACACTCCGGTCGAGCGCGAGCTGGTGCCGCTGAGCGTCATCGCCCGGCACACCCCGGACCCCGCGGCGCCGGTCGTCACGCGCCGGCAGAAGACCCAGAGCGAGATCCTCTTCACGGTCATCGTGTACCAGCTGGCCGACAAGATCACCCAGGGCCTGTGGGAGCCGCTCGTGATGCCGAACGCCACCTATGGCCGGCCGGGAGAGTCGCGCGGGTACCCGGACCGCGGCCAGATCCGCATCAGCGTCCGCACCACCGTCATGACGGACAGCCGCGTCCTGACGATCGGCTGTCAGCGCGACATCACCACCGCCCAGTACCGCGTCGCCTTCTTCAACCTCGAGCCTCAGGACAAGGTGGCCCTGCGTCAGTACTTCCAGGACCTCGATCCCAACGCTACGGCGATGCGTGCCTGGGAGAACCTGGCGAGGCTGCTGCTGCTGGGCGTGAGCCTCCTGGCAGAGAAGCCCCGGGTGAAGCCCTTGGTCATCCTTGTCGCCCCGGACATCGACGAGGAAGAGTGCGTGCCGGTCGAGCAACTGGCACCGGCCTACTCCGGCCGAGCCCGCCGTGTCCGGCCTGTAACATGAGTCACAGTTAAAGACGCTTGAATGCTTGACTCAGAAAGCCTACATTGAGGTATCGTCCCCGAGGACACCAGCGCCCCCTGAGGGCGCTTTTTCATTGCCTCCGGCACGACCGCCAACTCCAGGCACACACCCCACGCCCGGCACCCTCCCTGCTCCCTGCAGGAAGCAGTCCGGGCGTTCCCCGCGGGGAAACACCAGAAACGCCCAATAGGGCAACCAGGAGGACCGCCATGAGCCGACGCAAACGCAAAAAGCAAGCGGCCCGGGCGCGCCTCCACGCTGGCCGCAAAGCCCGCCTCAGACCGGAAACCGAGCGAGAGTTCATCGAAACGACCAGCCTCGAGCAACTCGCCCACTCGCTGAACTTCCTGCCCATCCGCGACACCGACCCGCACTACCGTCACCACCTGGTGCGGCCACGGTGACGCGCTCCGAGCGCCTGGCAGAGCGGGAGCGGATCCTGCTCGCCTACGACCGCGGCCAACTCACTGCTGTCAACGCAGCCCTGCAGCTCGCCGACGTCGACGGCACGCCGATCCAGAACCTGATCTGGGTCCTCAACGCACCATGGGGCCGCCAGCCCCTCCGGGGAGTCCATGACGAAACGCTTCCACCTCATCCGTGATGAAGACGTCAGCGGCAGCAGCGGCACCGGCACCGTCGTCGAGGGCGTGATCTTCACGGACGGCCGCGTCGCCATGCGCTGGCTCGTCCCACCCTGCAGCAACGCCTTCTACGACTCTATCAGCGACGTCGAGCAGATCCACGGCCACAATGGCCGCACCCGCATCGTCTTCGTCGATCCCTGCCCCGACTGCGGAGAGAAGCGCACCAGCCACGGGCCCGGCACGACCGTCTGCACCAGCTGCAAAGCCCGGCGAGGCCGACCAGTCCCGAGCACACCTCTCCGATAGACTCTGTCCTGATGCGCGTTTTTGCGCTCCCTCTTGACAGCCATTCGGGGGGCTGTTGTTAAGCTGCTCGACGTGGAAAACATCATTGAGCAAACAGTCGTCGAGACCAGCACCGGTGAACTCGTCCTTCTCAACCACATCGTCTCGGTGGACATCGTTGGAAGCGAGGGCCCAGGTCATCACGTGGTGATCAGAGATACCAGTGGAGCGGAGCACCAGGTCACCACGAGCCCGCGCGCACACCACTCCGGAGCGCAGATCATCGTGGAGCGCTTGCTGTACCGCATTCACCACCGAAAGAACGCACCAGAAGAGTAAAACGCACCAGAAGAGTAAATCGACCCCCAAGAGCCCCCACTTCGGTGGGGCTTCTTCATGGGCGCGAAGCAGGTGATGTCGATACCCTATGAAGAAGAGAGAGCGCACGGAACCCTATGGAGGTTCCCCCCTCTGCGGCGCCAAGCTGCGCGGGAAGGAAGCGACGTGCCGGAACGCGGCGGGCTTCAAGACTGACCACCCCAGCCAGGGCAAATGCTACCTGCACGGCGGCAAGACCCCGGTGAAGCACGGCCGGTACAGCCTGCTCAAGCATGCCCGGCTGCGTGAACTGCTCGAGCAGGCAGAGCAGGATCCCGATCCGCTCGACCTGACGCAGGACGTGCTGCTGATGCGCGCCGTCGTGCACGACTACCTCGACCGGCACGGCCTGGTGACGGACGCGATTCTCGCGTGGCACGCCAGCTTCAACCACGCCTTCGAGAGTGACATGCGCGAGTGGCGCAAAGCCTTCGCCGAGTGGATCGAGGAATGCCAGCACCTCGGGTACGAGGAAGGCGAACCACCCGAACTGCCCCTCCCAGAGAAGTACGCCCCCAAGCCGCGCCAGGTCCCGGACATCGCCGGCGTCGTGGGCTTGCTCGGGCAGGTCGGCGCGATGGCGGACCGCATCCAGAAACACAAGCAGCAGCAATCGCTCAGCATGGCGGCCGTCAACCACCTGCTCGAGCAGTTCGCCGTCGAAGTACTCCACGCCACCCAGGAGGTGATCAGTGACCCAGCTACGCGCACCAAGCTTCTCGAAAACGTCGAGCGACGCTGGGCCACCATCCCCGTCCTCGGCAAACCCGGCAGCTGACGCCCTGAGGCGTGCACGCCTCGAAGACGCCAGCAACGAAGGCCAGGACGTTACCCTTGAGGAGTACTACCGCGCCCGGTACCCGAAGTACACCGTCGGCCGACACATCGAGCTGCTGTGCCGTGAGCTCGACCAGCTCGGTCCGAACGAGGCCTTGATCATCAACATGCCACCCCGCCACTCCAAGAGCGAGACGGTCGGCGCGTTCATCGAGCGGTACATGGGCCAGAATCCCGACCACGAAGTGATGTACACCTGCTACGGCTCCCAGCTGGCCACCGAACGCAGCCGCAAGATCCGCAACTACGTCCGGACCAGCAAGACCTTCCGGAAGTTCTTTCCCACCTTCCGTCTCGCCGCTGACCAGAAGAAAGTCACCGAGTGGAAAACCGCTGAAGACGGCGGCTTCCTCGCGTCCGGTGTGGATGGCTCCCTTACCGGAAAAGGCGCGCACCTGCTGATCGTCGATGACCCGATCAAAGGCCGCAAGCAGGCCGAGAGCGGGAAGATCCGGCAGATGGTGATCGACTGGTTCAAGGGTGACGCCTTCACGCGTCTCGCTCCGAACGCGCGCATCATCATCATCCAGACGCGCTGGCACACGGAGGACCTCACAGGGTGGCTGCTGGAGAACCGGCAGGATCCGGAGTTCGGTGCCTTCAACTGGAAGGTGGTCAGCCTGCCCGCGATTGCCGAACCGACCGCTGAGGAAGCTGACCCGCTCGGACGCCAGGAAGGCGAGGGCTTGTGGCCTGAGCGCTTCCCGAGCGAGCGGTACAACGGGATCCGCAAACTCGTCGGTGAGTACGACTGGGCCGCGCAGTTCCAGCAGCGGCCCTACCTCAAGGGCGGCAACGTCTTCAGCGACGCGCCCGCTGAGTACCCGAACGTCTACACCCCGCAGGCCCTGCGCAGCCTCGGCGCGCGCATCACCGTCGTGTGCGACCAGGGTGCGAGCGACAGCAGCACCGCCGACTTCACCACCATCGAAGTCGCCGCGCACTGGGGCACGGGCGTCGAGCACCGCATGGACATCATCGACGTCCGGCGTGGCCAGTGGGATCTCGACGAACTGCTCGAGCAGACCCTCGCCGTGCAGAAGACCTGGGGTGTCGAGGTGGCCATCGAGTGCGTCATGAACCAGGTGGCCGTCGTGAAGTACCTGGAGAAGCGCGGCCTCCGGACGAACCGACTCAACCCGCGAACCATGGGTGACAAGTACACCCGCGCCCTGCCCGCCTCGGCCGCCTGGAACCGCGGCGCCATCCGCGTTCCGAAAGCAGAGCACGTCCAGTGGGACCGCGCGGCCTTCGTGACCGAGCACGCGCGCTTCACCGGCACCGACAAGGACAAGAACGATGACCAGGTGGACACCACCGCCTACAACTGGCTGCTCGGTGAAGTGAACGAGCGACCCAAACCAAACCGGGCCGGCACGATCGGCCGGGCCAGCACCACACCCACCGGGACTTTTGGAGGAACACGACGTGCACGACCGTACACCCCTTCACCAGGCGCTGCTCGATTGGGCCAGAGAATTCGGTCGCCGCTGGCGCGAAGCGTGGGCGAAGATCGCCGCACGCTTCGCGCGTCGCCCTCGTGCCACGGGTGACACCCTCACCCGCTCCTCGTACCTCGCCTACCTTTCCAGCCTTCCCGCCAACCGAAAGGAGGTGAAGCACCACCATGACCAAAGAACTGCAGCTCTCCAGCACCGAACGCGCGGAGCTCACGCTGACGCTCGGCAGCTCCCGCGCCGCTCGACTCTTCGAAGCCGCTGACAGCCGCCTGACCCGGCCACCCAAAGGGGAACTCACCGGCCGGCAGGATCCGCAAGTGCAGACCACCGGCCGCTACTACACCCAGATCGAAGACCCGCGCAAAGGCGTCCTCACACGCCTCGATCCCGTGACACTCGAACGCCTGGCGCTCGACGGGCAGGTGAAGGCCGGGCTGGAGATCATCAAGCTGCCGATCCTCACGCTGCGCCCCGAGGTCGTGCACCCCGAGCCGGAAGTGCGCGAGTTCCTGCAGCACGAATTCGACCGCAACCGCCTGCGCCTGATGCGCAACATCCTGCGCGCCCTCGAGTTCGGCTTCGCGGCCGCCGAGAAGGTCTTCACGTACAAGGACACCACCATTCAGCGCCGTGGCCGCACTTTGTGGTCCGGGAACGCCGTGGTGTACGAGAAGCTCAAGTGGATGCACCCCGCGGCGATCGAACTGATCACCGGAGAGCGCGGCGAAGGCCTGGGTTTCAAGCAGACCAGCGGCGGTCGCGCGGACGTCCCTGAAGACAAGGCGCTGATCTATACGCACGACGAGCAGTTCGGGAACCGCTACGGCAACCCCCGCACGCGCGCGGCGTACAAGTACTGGTGGTGGCAGCAGCTGCTCTACCAGTTCAGCAACCGCTACATGGAAGACCAGGCGATCCCGCAGCGCAAAGTCTTTTACGAGCCCGACCTGCGAGTCTCCGACCCCAACAACCCCGAGAGCGCGTACGTGGACCTCGCCCTCGCTGACGCCCTACGTGTCGCCGAGGACAGCCGGGCCGGCAGTGCCATCGCCTTCCCCTTGCAGGAAGTGCAGAACGGCGAGAGCCTCAGTTACCAGAAGGGCTGGGACATGGAGTACCTCACCGGCCCGCAGAAGGCCGGCGAGTTCATCACGCTGCTCGATCACTACGACTTCAAGAAACTGCGCGCCATGTTCGTCCCCGAGAAGCTCATCGCGAGTGGCCAGGGTGGCGGCAGCTTCGCGATGGTCGAGAGCCTCGCGGACTTCTTCCTGATGTCCGAAGAGGCCCTCGCCGCCGAGATGCTGGAGTTCATCGCGGCCAGCTGGGCGCGCCCCTTGATCGACTACAACTTCGGATCCTCCGTGGTCGACGCCTCCTTCGCGCCGGTGAAGCTCAGCCAGGGCAACAAGAGCTTCCTGCAGGATTTCTTCAAGCAGTTCCTCGGTCAGGTGCTGATGTACAATCCCGGCGCCCTCAAGGTCGACACCGAGGCTCTCGCCAAGGAACTCGGCGTGCCGGTGCTCGCTTCGGAAATCGGGGACGGCGTGACGGCCCAGGGCGCCGGGAGCGACCAGCCCGGGCACGCCGCTGCAGCTCCAGCAGCGATTCAGGCCACGGCCAAGGTCCCCAAGGTTCACACCTTCGACCTCGATGTGCCCGGCGTGCGCAAAGCCACACACGGCCGCGAGTGGGAGACGCAGACGAAAGCCTTCCAGGAACTCCTCGGCGAGCTGTACGAGACCTGGTCGAAAGGGACCGCGAAAGCCCTCGCTGACGTGATCGACGTCGAGCGTCCGGCCGTGCTGGAGTCCCGACTGCGGCAACTGCAGAAGCTGGCCCTCACCGCGTACCGTGAAGCCATCCCGGCCGGTTACACCCTCGGCCTCGGCCCCACCCCCACACCAGACAGCCTGGCCACCCTCGCTGAGCGGCTCAAGCTCCTCGAGGAAGGACTGGCCCGCACGATCGCCACAGTCGGGCAGAAGATCGCCACAGACCTGCCCGGCGCCACGGCGAGCGAGCTGCACGGCCTCATCCAGGTCAGAATGGGCTACGTGACCAAGCAGGGCGGCGGTGACTACTGGGCGACCATCGTCGAAGGCTGGGTGGACAAGCGCATGCAGCGCGAAGAGGACCCGGACGTCACGCACGGCCGCATCCGCTGGGTGCTCGACAACCTCGCCAGCCACTGCCCTGACTGCCCCCGGCATGCGGGCGTCTACGCTTCCATTCGGGACCTGCCCGCCATTCCAGGCGACGGCAAGACCCAGTGCGGCATCTACTGCCGCTGCTGGCTCGAAGAGGAAGACGCGAACGGCAACTGGGTGCGTCGCATACACGATCTGTAAGCCCTAAATTGATCGAGTGACCCACCCCGACCGCAACACTGCAACCAGGCTCGCTGATCTGTACCTGCAAACTATTGTGCACGAGGTTGCGGACGCTGCTAAAAGTGGGAAGTTATTGGTCTATCGCCGAACCGAACAAGTCTGGCTTCCGTCAGAAATGCGATTTGAGCCAAGACTTCAAATCACCTCGCATCACTCGGAAGAGAGACCTCGTTTAGTTAAGGGTATGTCCTCCTTCGTCCAGATGATGGCAGAGTTCGAAGATCCTGCGCATCCTATTGCTAAAGCGAGAGAGGCCCTCTTAGGACCTCCTTACCAAGGCGAGGCGGGGCGTGAGGTAGTTATAGACACCACTCTCCGAAGAATTGTCCATGCCCTTCTCGAAGGAAAGCTCGACAACCCTCACCTATTCACCAAGGTGCGAGATGCCCTTGTTGACCGAGCGGTTGGGGAACGACCAACGTTCATAACGACCTCCTGGATAACTGGCGTCTACTTGATGGAGGAGTCGTACGGGTTAGAGCCCGGAGTAGTTCTCAGGAGGATTACTGCCGAGGATATTGCTGCGGATTTAAGGATACTCGGGGAGCGAAACTCACCACTTCGTGATTACCCATCCGCAGTCCTCGATATCCACAAGAAGTACCCCTCAGCAGATGCGTACCAAGAAGATGCTGTCAGAATGCTCCAAACCCTCTCCCTCATCGGAACAGGCAGTGTTGAGGCGGTCATGACGATCGCAGAAAACTATGTGCCGTTTAACAACGTCCATACGTCATGGTCGACTGAATCCTGGAAAGTAGACCAAGGGTTCGAGTTCAGCAGCAAGCACCTTGAGTTGTTCCGCGTGCTTCGGGAGCCTGTGTTGGCGGTGATTGACTCGGGCAAACCGAGCGGTAGTCGGGATACTTGGACTGGATACCCTGAAATCGACATAGCTCTCAGCCGCTATCACGAGTCGTTCAAAGTGGACACCATTACTGACGCGAAAATCGCTCGTCTAGTTGGTGCCCTAGAAGCTCTTTTTGGAGAGAATAAGCCGGAGTTGAAGCGACGGCTCTGCCAGCGAGCTGCCTTGCTTCTTAGTCTCGAAGGAGTCGAGCCAATAGAGGCAAGTACCATGCTCGCGAAGTGCTACGACAATCGCAGCACATATGTTCATGGAGGATTGCTCAGTGCTAAAAAGCGGGCCGAGGCCGAGAATCATCTGCCAATACTGCTCCAGTTCACTCGTGTTTTAATCCTGCTAAGCTTGCTACTCAAAAAATCAAACTCACGTAAGGATAACCTGATGGGTTTGTTAGATAGGGCTCTGCTGTCGCTACCTCACCGCAACCTACTTCTACAACTCCATCAGGAATCCGTCCCCATACCCCTCATTAAAAGCTGAAGAAACCCGCCCTTGTGGCGGGTTTCTCCTTGGAGACCCTATGCCCGCACAACAAACCCGCCAGGAACTGAACGCCGTCGGCGCCGCCAACCCTATTCCTATCCAGAACTCCCCCCTGAAGTCCTTTCAGGTGAGCGGAGTGTTCTCAGGCACCGTTGTGATCGAGATCAGTAACAACGGGGTCGACTGGCTGCCCGCCAGCACGGAGAGCGCGCCGGTACTGCGCAACATTCTCGAAGATGCCGCCTTCGCCCGGGCAAGGTGCAGTGCGTACACCAGCGGCACGATCGTCGTGGTCTGGGCGCAGTCCACCGGAGCCTGAGGTGAGCGCGGTCATCGCCCTGCGCAAGAAGCGCGCGACGGGTGGCGCGACGTTCGCTCCACAGGACAACGCACTGGGCTTCCGTACCTCGCGCGGCAGTGATTTCAGCGCCTTCATGCGCGCCAGCGCCGCCAAGTGGGACGCCGTCGGCGGGGTCTACGCGCGCCTGCCCGTCAGCCTGAACTTCACGCAGAACGAAGCGAACCCCCTCCTGTTCACCTCGACGTACACGCGCGCCTCGGGCGCCTGGGAGTAACACATGCCCCTCGTAGCAAATGACGTGCCCCGCATTTACGGCAAGAACACCGGAAGTCCCGCCGTGCTGATCGAAGGGCAGCGCACCAACCTCATCAAACGCACCGACCCCGGAGCACCCATGAGCGGCCCGATCTTCGCGGGAACAACAGGGAGCAGCGCCGCCCTTTCGACTCACTGGAGCTTCCACCGCTACGACAACGGCAACCTCAACGCGGAAGTCGTCGGGAGCGGCGTTCAGGATGGACTGAACTACCTCGATGTGCGGGTATACGGCAACATCGAAGCGACACGCGGCTTCTACTTCATTTTCCAAACGGGCGCCGTCGTGGGCGCGTACACCGCAGGGGATAACCACGCTTACTCGATCCACGCCGCGCTCCGCTCTGGGGATAAGGCGCAGCTCAACACCTTTGCGCTGTACTCGGACCTGACCAAGCAAAGCGACGGATCGTACCTGACGAGTATTTCAGTCAATGTCCACGCGCAACTTGACCGCACCTTCAAGCGCATCAGTGGGGTGGCCAGCGTCGCCGCTCCCGCCGAGCCCGCCAATGCGCTTGACCGCTTCTTCGTGACCGTCACCATTCCGTCCACCGCGGCCCTGCCCTTCGCGGTGGACCACACCTTTAGAATCGCCGCGCCACAGTTCGAGCGCAGCGCGGCCTTTTCTTCCTCGTTCATTCCCTCCACAGCGGGAACGGCGACCACGCGAGCCCACGACACATGGACGGCCAATGGGCTGGCCGGACTCCTCAAGCCGTTCCAGCCGTTCACGCTGGCCGTCGCTCACTGGAACGAGGGAGTTACGGGGTTTCAGCAACCCCCGCTCAGCTTCGGCACGGGTTCCGGGGGTGATTTGGGCGTGGCGCTCGAAGTGCGGCACGGCACCGGCTATGGCCGCCAAGTACGTTACAACGGGACAAGTAATGCAGTCGCACAGCCAAACAACGTGGCCCGCACTTGGTTAAGAACGATTGTCACTTCGGACGGTTCCAGCGTCAGCGTCTACAGCGAAGGCGCTCTTAGTGGCACGGTTGCCACACCACTTCAGGTGCAGGCGACCACCCTCGTTCTTGGAAGTCAAGAGGGGCAGGCCAAGCACACGTTTGGCCTGATCGCCCCTGGCGCTCCTGGCCTGGGCATCCCCTTCATCACGCCGCGCGCCATGACGGCACAGGAAATCGCCGACCTGGACGTGCGCTGGCTCGCCGAACTCAACCGCATCACCCTGCCCACCATCTGAGGTGACTATGCGTGAATTTACCGATTACATCATGGTCCTGCCGGAAGCCAAAGACGAGCACGGCGTCGGCCTGGGCGTGCCGGACAGCAGCGGCTTCGAGGCGTGCGCGCCCGCCCTCGGCGGCGGTGAGGCCGTTGACGCCCAAGGCAACAAAACCTTCGTGTGCCGCGTGCGGCAGACCGCCGATAAACCCGTGCCGCCCGAATCGTTCGGGACCAGCCGCGCGAACTTCAAAGCCAAGCACCTCAAAAAGTGGCAGGTCCACAAGATGGAACCCCGCACCGTGAAAGTGAAGCAAGACGACGGCACGCTGGTCGACGAGACCATCACGCCGACCGTGGCGGTGTTCCTGTGAAGTGCTGGGCGTTCTGGCTCGTCCTGCCCTGGATTCTCGGTTTCATCCTGGCCGTGCTGATCCTCGCTTACTTCGCCTGGCTCAACTGGCTGCACGCCCCCCGCCGGCGCCCCTAACCCCGCACCACAAGCCCGCCCCACCGATCGGTGGGGCTCTTTCATTGGAGGTCCACCGTGGAACTCAGCTCAGACCAGATTCGCCAGCAACTCCAAGCCCTCCTGAATCCCGGCGCCGGTGATCAGCCGGACGGTACCTACGTTCCGTGGGTCATTTGGGTGCGTGACCTGTACGGCACTTACGCCGTGTACCAGAACGAATCAGACGGCAAACTGTACCGTCAGGACTTCACCGTCACCGACCTGACCGTCAGCCTGGCCGGCAGTCCGGTGGAAGTCGTGCCGACTTACGCCACGCCCGGCGAGGCCAGCGCGACTGCAAGTGAGGGAGAAGCCATCCCGCCCGAGCAGCCCACGTCGACGCTGACGCGCCACCTGCTGACCAGCATGCTGCGCAGCGGCACCCGCGTCTTCAACGAGAACTTGCAGGCGGCCATGGTCGAAGCCGCCCAGGCAGGCGACGCGGAAACCACCGCAGCGATCGCCGGGATCCTGAAGAAGCAGGTGGCTGCCACCGAAGCGTCGATCACGGCCGTGATCGACGAGCCGCCCGCTTCGCCCGCGGCCGCTGCACCTCCCGTCGAGGAAGAGGCGCAGACGCTGGCCACACCGGACGATCGCGAAACGCAGGTGCGTGACGCGGCCACGTCGCTGCTCGGCGCGAAGTACCCGGGTCAGCTCGTCACCATCACCAAGGTCACCGTCGAAGATGCCGGTGAAGGCGAGGAATTGGTATCCGAGGTGACCTTCGATGTCCTCAACCCCGAGGATGAAACGGACGAAGGCACCCTGCACACCGTGGAACTGCGCGTCGCACCGGACGGCACGCCCACCCTCGGGGAACCCCAGGAGGCCAGCGCGACCGCCGAGCCACCCCCGGCGACCGAGGGCGCTGGCGGGGAACTGCCCGGCCTGCAGCTCAGCGACCGGCCCACGTCCCGCCGGCGGTTCTTCACGCCCCTCAAGCCCACCCTGCTCGAGGAAGGCAAGACGGCCACCTGGGTGAACGTCATCAACCTCGGCACGTACGAGCACGACGAGTACGGCACGATCACCTTCACCGAAGACGACTTCAACAGCTGGCAGAAGAACCTGCAGGCCGGTGTGTTCGGCGGCATCGGTCCGGACGGCAAGCCACGCGTCGCTGCGGATTACGGGCACGCGATGGATGACCCCAGCGCGGATCCGGCCAGCCAGAAAGCCAGCGGGTACATCTGCGACCTGAAGCTCGAAGGCGAGCGGGTGTACGCGCTGGTCGACTTCACCAAACCTGCCGCTGAGTCCATCAAGAACGGCGAGTTCTCTTGGTGGTCCGTCAGCGTTCACCCGGGCATCAATGACAAGACGGGCAACCCCACGGGGCCCGTCATGCTCGGTGGTGCACTCACCAACCGCCCCTTCGTTCCTGGCCTGGAGGCCATCCAACTCTCAGACCTCCGCCCCGCCCGGTCAGTGCAGCTGAAACGCGAACTGGCCGACGCGCAGGCTGAAGTCATCAAGCTCAGGCGCAAGAACTTCGACGGTTCCCTGGCCATCACCCTCGATCACTTCCAGCGCGCCGGCGTTCCCCCTCACGTGGTGAATCTCGCCCGCCCGCTCCTCGAGGCTGACTTCGACAGCCAGGCCACCATCAAGCTCACGCGCGGCGGCAGAACCAGCGAACACAAGCCCGGTGAGGTCATCGCCCTCGCCCTGCTGGAGTTCGCGAAAGTCGGCATCGTCAAGACGGGCGAGCAGACCTTCCACCAGACCACCAGCCACGTCACCCTCGACCAGGCGCTGGAGGAAGTCAAAGCGGAAAACCCGTCCGTCCGCCAAAAGGACGCCATCGTCCTTGCCCGTAAGAAGTACCCGCACCTGCGCGGGTAAAGCCGCTGTACCCAATCCAGTTCCTAGGAGGAACACCTCATGGCTCAACGTGGACAATCCATCGCCCTCACTGCTGCGATCGCACTCACCGGCCGCACGCTCGTCAAACTCAGCGCCAGCAAGACTGCCACGACCGCCGTGGCAGCCGCTGACCAGCCCGTCGGTGTTGTCGAGTTCGACACGCCCGCCGGGTCCGGCGCGACCGTCATGGTGTCCGGTGTCGCGAAGGTGCGCGCTGGCGCCGCCGTCGCTGCCGGTGCCCGCGTCACCGCTGACGCGCAGGGGCGCGCCGTGACCGCCGCACCCGCCGCGGGCGTGAACAACGGCATTGCCGGGATCGCCCTCGAGGCGGCCGCTGCGGCCGGTGACGAGATCGACGTCCTGCTCAGCCCTGGCGTTTTCCAGGGTTAACCCTGACCTGACTGCGCCCCGCCGTCACTGGCGGGGTTTGTCATTCCGCCCTCTCGCGAAAGGAGCCCATCGTGGCTGGCAACTCGTTCAACCCCAATGACGTCCATACCAAACAAACCCTCACTGACTTCAGCGTCAAGTACGTCAACGCCGAGGCGATCTGGCGCAAACTCGCGCCCCTGAAACAGGTCAAAAAGCGCAGTGACAAGTACACCATCTTCGACAAGGCCACCGCCTTCGAGCAGTCGGATGACACCACGGCGCCCAACGCGGACGCCAACGAGATCACCCTGAAGACCTCCGAGGACAACTACAGCGTGAAAGATCACGCCCTCGGCGCCTGGGTCCCTCAGGAAGCTGTCGACGAGGCGGACGATCCCATCAAGCCTGAGCTCGATGCGGTCGAGAGCATCAAGCAGCAGCTGGAGAACCGTCACGAGAAACGCGTGGCGGACCGTCTGTTCGTCGCTACCGCCTACCTGGCGGGCAACAAGCGCACCCTGGCCGGCACCAGCCAGTGGAGTGACTTCGTCAACAGCGACCCGATCGGCGACCTCACCAACGAGATCGAGAACATGATCGTGCGTCCCACCCTGCTGGCCATCGGCGCTGACGTGTGGAAGATCCTGCGTCGTCACCCGAAAGTGGCCGCGGCGATCTTCCCCATGGGCGGCAACGCCCAGGCGGGCGGCACGCTGACTACCCTGGCGCAGCTCGCTGAGGTGCTGGAGCTCGAGGAGGTCGTGGTAGGCCGGGCGCGCGTCAACACCGCCAACCCGGGTGCCGCGGCCACCCTGGCGCGCGCGTGGGGCAAGCACGCCCTGCTCGCCCGCGTGATCGCCAACCCTGGCCTGAATGACGTCAGCCTGGCGGTCACCTTCAGCGAGAGCCAGTCGAACATCGTGCGTGACTTCGACGGCAAGAAAGGCGTGAAGGGCAGCGTCTACGTGAAGGACGGCTGGAACGAGGACGTGAAGGTCATCGCCTCGGATGCCGGCTTTTTCTTCGAGAACGCTGTCGCCTGATTCCAACCTGAGGCTTCTCTCCTGAGGGGGTGGACACTCCCCCTCAGGGCTTTTCATTGTTTCCTTCTCGCCCTACAGGAGGGCACCAACATGGCCAAACAGCTTTTTCTGGCAGCGTGGCTGCTCAGCATCAACGGCACGGACGTTCAGCCCGGGCAGATCGTGTCGCTCGACCTCTCCAAAGAGGAAGAGAGCGCCCTCGTCGGCGAAGGTAAGGTGCTCAGCAAGGTCAAGAGCGACTTGCCGTCGAACTTCGTCGCACGCTCCAAGGTGATCGAAGCGGGCTTTCCCCTGCTCGAGCAGCTGGAGGGCAAGACCCCCGAGGACCTGGTCGAGGCCGGGCTCGACGAAGCCTCGGCGGCCAAGGTGGTCGACGCGGCCGCGAAGCTCCTGGCGAACCAGGAGTAAGCCATGCTGGTCAGCGCGCAAGCCCTCGCGACGTACCTGGAGCAGGATTACGACAGCCTCACCGCCAAACAGAAAGCCCGCTACCAGGAGCACCTCAAAACGGCCGGCAACGAAGTGCGCGGCGCGCTGGCCACCCTCTACAAGCTTCCCCGCGTCACGCGCGACGTGGCTGGCGTGATCACCGCACCGCTCCTGAACGGCGCGCCGATCGCTGACCCGGTCGAGACGGCCCTCGGGCCGATCGTGATGATGCTCGCCGGTGCGTTCCTGCTGGATCCCGCTCGCGGCATTCAGCCTCAAGAGGACCGCTCGGCCGCCGAGACGTACCGGGTGAGCGCGCGCGTGCAGCTGGCGAGCCTCGTGAAGGGTCCCTCGCTGATCGCCGCAGTCGAGGACCTGCCCGCGTACGGTATCACCGCCCTGCCGGATCTGCTGGTGCGCGTGCAGCCGAGTGGCAAGTCGAGACGCAAGGCCCGGCCGGGCCTCCGGCACCAGCGTGAAGGCCTGTTCGGCGTGTACAACGATCCCGCCACGGGCGCGCCGTTCGATGCGAGTACCGGGGAAGGGGAGGGCTGAGTGTTCAATTCCAGCTACAACTTCCAGTCCCGCCAGGCGCGCGATTTCCTGCAGGCGGTCGGGCGGGATGTCTCGGACCTGCAGCCGCTGCTGGAATCCTGGGTGAAGTACTACCGGGAAGTCGCGCAACCGGAGATCTTCCGGGCGCACGCGAACGGGAAGAACGGCACGGGTGGCCACCCCGCCTGGCGAGACCTGAGCGACCAGTACCTCGCGTCTGCCCGCAAGCAAACCTCACCCCACCCGACGGACATCCTGCAACTCACGGGGGCGTTCGCGTCGGACCTCACGACGGGCAGCGAGCACACCATCGAGGTGTACCTGATCGGTCAGACCGAAGCTTCCGTGCGGTTCGGCAGTTCGCGCGTGTACCCCCGGTACGCCGGCGCCGGTGAAGGAGGCAGTCGGCAGGCGATGTACATCACGGACGAAGCGAGCACCGGGCTGGACGCCTTGACGAACCGCTTCATCAGTGACGCCGTCGTGCGTCACCGGCAGGAAGTGCAACGCCTCGCCGGGAGTGTCCGGTGAGCACCCAGCGGATCAGCACGACCCTCGCGGCCCTGGAGGCGTACCTGCGCGGCAAGCTGGGCGCGAAGTTCGCCGATATCACCACCGCCGAGTTTCCCTTCTGCGAGGACTTCCCGGCACTGCACGTCAACGCGGGAACCACCGCAGATGACACCTCGGCGCCCGGGATGGGCCTGCGGGAACGCAAAGTGCAGGTTCGCTTGTTCGTGACGCTGCAGCGCGCTCAGGTGCGTGAGCGTGGCGTGCTGTGGGACCTCGTGGATGACGTGCGTGACGCGGTCCTCAGTGACCCGTTCCTGGGTGGCCTGACGCGTCAGCCGGTCATCAAGCTGCCGGTCTCGCCGGTACCCAGTCCAACCGGGAGCGCGTACAGCGACTGCCGGCAACTCTCGTTTGAAATCACCCTGCTTGAGCAGGTGCTGTAAAGGGGGCCCACGTGGCCAAACAGAAACCAAAAAACGTCCGCTTCGCCGGTGAGGCTGAAGCGCACCTGCCCGGCGTGGGAGTACTTCAGCCGGGCACGGTGTACGCCCGCGAGGAGCTGCCCGAGGGTCTCACGACTGAAGCGGGCGAGTTCACGAACGCCAACTTCGCATGGACCGAAGAAGCCGTCACGCCACAATCGCAACGGTTTTCGGTGGAAACAAGCCCCGAAACCGCCGGAATCCCCACGGAAAGCGGTGAGCAATGAACGTCGGCGCCCTCGGTTCCGTCGGCCTGGCCCGGGAAGTCACCTGGGGCACGGCCGTCGCTCCTACCATCTTCATTCCCTTCGCGTCCGAAGGCTTCAAGGACGGCCCCGAAGCGCTCTCTGAACTGCAGATCCGCGGGATCCTCGATCAGAGTCCCAAGTACGCCGGCACCCTGATGGTCAGCGGTTCGCTGTCCGGCGTGGTGCTGCCCGACCAGATCGGCCACCTGCTGCGCGCCGTGCTGGGCATCCCGACCGTCACGGGTGTCGGCCCGTACACGCACACCTTCAACCCCACACAGAGCGCGTGGAGTGCCCTGTCCGCCTTGCCTTCGTACACCTTCACGGTGGTGCGGCCGAGCGCGTCGAGCCTCGCCGGGCAGGTCGTGCAGTACAGCGGCATGGTCTGCCAGAGCTTGAGCTTCAAGTACGCCGCGAACGGACTGCTGATGTTCGACAGTCAGTGGATCGGTAAGGACGCCGCGAGTGTCGCCGCGCCCACCGTAACCCTACCGACATCGACGCCCTTCAACACCAACTGCGCCCTGTCACGCGGTGGCGGCTCGGACGCGACGATTCAGGACTACAACCTCAGCATCACCAACAGCCTCGAGGGCGTGAAGCTCATCGGCACGGGCAACACCATCAGCCGCGTGGCGTTCAGCGGCGCGCGCACCATCACCATCGGCGGTGCGGCGGACTTCCAGTCCCTGGCGCTTTACACCGCGTTCAAGAACTTCACGCAGGAAGCCTGGTCGATCGTGCACACGCAAGGCGCGCACACCCTGACCTTCAGCGTCCCCAAAGCGCTGATCACGGATGCCGGCGTTGCCATCGGAGGGGACGGGCGCATCACGCTGAGCTACAGCGGCGAAGCGCAGTACGACACGGGTACTTCCCGTGCCTTCCAGGCTCAGCTGGTCAACTCCGTCGCCAGCTTCAACTGAACGCCCACCACTCTGAACACCAGCAGGGCAGCTTCGGCTGCCCTGTCTTCCCGAGGGAGCCATGAGCTTAACCAAACGAATCCAAGCGACCGCCACCAAAATCTTCCAGGCCTCCGATGGCGCGATGTACATCCTGCAGATGGTCAACAGCACGACGCTGATCGTCGCGCAGGGCGCCCTGCCGGACCTGCTGCGCAGCGAAGCGCCCGCGGGCGTCGACGAGAAGGTCTACATGGAGCAGCTGCTCGCGAGCAACCCGGAGCAGGCCGCGAAGATCGTGGAGATGGGCATGAACATGCGCCCCGCCACCCTCAAGGCCGGCTTGATCGGCGAAGTGCTGCCTACCGGGGAATCGGTGTATTTCACTTTTGTCAGCAAGCCCGCACACCAGCTGCAGGACGGTGAGATCAACGTCGACCTGATTCCGCTGGAGCTCGCCAAAGAGCTCGAAGTGGAAATCAAGAAGATTGGCCAGCCTGCCGTGGAGGCGGCAGACACCGCGCGATTTCCTGACCAGTGACCTGGCGCTGGTCATCGGCCGCATGGCGACCGCCTGCGGCACCCTGCCGACCGTGGTGCTGTTCGGCCAGGCCGCGCTGACCGAACGCACCGGCTGGCACGTCGGCTTCGATTACGCCGTGCTGACGCGCTTCTGGAAGCACGAAGCGGAGGCGCGCACTGCGAACAACCCGAATGCACGCGCGGCGCTGAACCGCTCCCGTGTGCGTGGCAAACGCGGCACGGGTGACAACCTGCCGGACCTTTGAGGAGACCCCATGGCTGCAGAGAGCATCATCGAAATCATCATGCGGGCCCGGGACGAAGCGTCCAAGGTCATGCAGCAAGCAGGGAACAACGCGCAGAAGAGCGAGAAGCAGGTGAACAATGCCGGGCGGAGCATGCAGGGCGCCCTGGCGGCCGGGGCGAACATCGCCCGCGCAGCCCTGTTCGGCCTGGGTGGCGCGGCGCTGCTGGTCGGAGCGCAACTCATCGCGCTGGAGCGCGAGGTGCAGCAGGCCGCCGCGGAGCTCGGTGGGATCAGTGGCGCCACGAAAGATTCACTGCCTGAAATTGCCGGGCAGCTCAAGGACCTGGCGGCCGCGACGGGCGCCAGCATGTCCGACGTCAGCGCGGCTTTGAAGTCGGTTGCCACGGACTTTTTGATCTTCAACCCCAAAAACAAAGAAGGCATCGCCACCTACCTGATCGACTGGAAAGCCGCGACGGGCCAGGCGATCGAGGAGGCCGGCAAGAATTTCCGCCGGTTGATCCTGGTGTACTTCAAGGACCGGGACACGCTGGAGGCCCTGCGTGAATCAGGCGACAAAATCTACGCGGTCGCGCGCGCCATCGGTGTGGACCCGGGAGGCCTGGCGGCCGCCATGGCCGAGGCCGCACCCCTGCTGAAAACCGCCTTCCAGGACTTCGACGATGGCCTCTCGTTCCTGGGGCAGATCGCTTACTACGCCGGTGATGCCGAGGTGGCCAAGGACGCCCTGATTACCTTCTCCCAGGCCGTGGGGGACATCCGCAACGCCTTCAAAAAAGGCGAGGATCCGGACGAAGGGCTGCTCGACATGTTCGGGATCCTCGGCATCAACCGGGAGACCGTGCAGAATGACGCGATCCTCACGGGTGAGCTGATGATGCTCAGCCTGAAAAATGCCATGGCGGACAACAAAATCACCGCAGAAGAACAGCAGGCCCTGGGCGTGCTGTTCGGTGAAGAGGTCGGCCCGATCATGCAGGCCGCGGCGGGCTACACGGGCGACGCGATTCAACGCATCAAGCAGGCCCTGCAAGGGTACGAAGGCAGCGTCAAAAGTGCAGCGGACGTCACCCGCGCGTCCGTCGAGGGAGACATCACCAAGAGCTGGAACAAGTTCCTGGCCGACATCAGCAAAAGCAACCAGTGGGAAGGCGTCAAGAAGGCCGCGACGGGCATCATGGACGCGCTGGTCGGCTTCACGCAGACCGACTGGAGCAAGGTCGGCAAGGGCCTGCTGGACATGAAGAATGGCCTGGTGTCCACCTTGATCGGCGCGGACCGGGACGAGGTGAACGAGGCGATCATCTGGTGGTGGAATGACGTCGCCACCCCGGCCATCAAGGGCTTTTTCAGCAAGTACAGCCTGACCGCGCTGCTCGACAAGAACGAGAAGATGGTCAAAGGTCTGTGGGAGAAGCTGCTGCCCTCGCTCAACGAAGCCGGCACGTTCCTGCAGGGCTGGGGTGACACCGTCGCCACGACCCTCAGCAACCTCTGGGTGGACGGCAAAATCTTCAGCGGCAAACTCAAAGCCGCTTCAGTCGACTTCCTGCTCACCAAACTGCTGCCCACGGTCGAAGGCGCCAACGAGTTCCTGACCAGTTGGGCGCGCGACGTCGGCACCAGCCTCGCGAACCTCTGGACGGACGGCAAGGTCCTCGCGGGCAAGGTCGGCCAGGCAGGCAGCGACCTGCTGATGCGCAAACTCTTCCCGGCCCTCGAGTCGGTCAAGGAGTTCGTCACCAGTTGGAGCACGGACACCGTCACGACCCTCAGCAACCTGTGGATCGACGGCAAGATTTTCGGGTCGAAGATCAAGGATGCCGGCGCCGCGTGGTGGGAACTGACCAAAGCCAGCTGGAGTGAGGCGATCACCGGCACCAAGGGCATCGTGCCATGGGCGACGAACCGCTGGAGTGACCTGCAGGCAGGCTTCGACTTGTGGGTGACGCGCATGAAGACCGTCGGGAGCGACCTGCTGGGTGGCTTGATGATGGGCCTGAGTGCGAAGTACGAAGACACCCGCAAGAAAGTCGTCGGCATCGGCGGGGACGTCCTGACGTGGTTCAAGGACACCTTCAAGATGAAGTCGCCGTCTCGCGCGACGGCCGAGATGGGCGGCTGGCTGATGGAAGGTCTGACGCGGGGCATCGAGAGCGAGAAGGACAGCACGCTCTCCAGTGTCATGAAAGCCGGGATGGACGTCCTGACCGCCTTCCGGTCCACCCAGCACGACGGGAACAAAAGCCGCTGGGGCGCGATCATGACGCTCGGAATGGTGGCCGTGAAAGCCGCGGTCGGCGAAGGCGCCGGGCCGATCCTGAAGCAGGTGCAGGACTTCGCTGAAGCGGCCCTCGCGGCGTTCACTTCAACCGAGGGAGGCTGGACGAAATTCGGTTCGTTCCTGAAAGGCAAGTTCACCGAGTGGTCGCAAGGCATGACTGGCTGGGCTGCCGTGGGCATGCAGGTCGCCGGGCAGTTCGCCGAGTTCCTCGGGGGTCAGGCGCAAGAGGGCTTCTCGAATTTCGGTGGGGCGTTCAAGGAGTTCCTGCTGCAGATGCTCACCGGCCTCGAGGCGCAGATCATCGCGCAGCAGGTGGCCGGGATCGCCGTGGCGATCATGCAGGCTCCCGCGACGTTCGGGGCGAGCCTGCTGGCCATCCCGGGCATGGTCGCTGCGGCCGGAGCGGCCTTCCTGGCGTTCGAGGGCGCCAAGATGCTGGTGAACAGCTTCGACGTCGGAACCACCTACGTGAAAGGCGACCAGCTGGCGCAGATTCACGATGGCGAAATGATCATCCCCAAAAACTTCGCGCAAGGCCTGCGCGACGGTGAGGTGAGCCTCGGCGGAGGTGGCGAGTCGGTCATCGTGCAAGTCATTCTGGACGGCCGCACCATCGCGCAGCAGGTCGGTCAGCGCATCTATCAAGGCACGCGTGAACTCGTGCGGGCCGACCTGCCGGCCCTGAGGTGAACTGTGGCGCTCTTTATTGAGATCAACGGCGTCGATCGCGCTGCGCAGGTGGAATGGGCGTCGGTCGTGGTGGCGTACAACCTCACCAGCCAGGTCGACACCTTCAACTTCACGATGCGCCTGGCGGCGTCGCAGCTCCCCTTGATTCCTTCACCACCTCAGACGGTGGTGTTCCGGGAGGACACCGAGGTCATCTTCGCCGGCGTGATCGTTCAGGCCCCCCGGCAGAATGTCGGGAACACCGGCGAGGTGATCGTGCCCGTCACCGCGCATGACAACCAGACGCTCCTGACCCGCAAGCAGATCGCGGCGACGTACGAGAACGTCACTGCGGGCGCAATCGTGCGCGACATCGTGGCGCAGGTCGGCAACGGCTTCACGACGAATGGCGTGCAGGACGGGCCGGTCATGAAGAAGTACGCCATCAACTACCGCAATGCCGCTGACGCCATCGAGGACATCGCGCGCCTCGCCGGGTTCGACTGGTTCGTCTCCAGCACGTCGACAAGCCGGGATGTGGTCTTCCGGGCACCTGGGGAAGCGCCGGAAGCGTGGGCGCTGACCGAGGAGGCCAGCACGCCCTTCGCGGCCAGCGCGCCCTACAGCGACCTGCTCTACACCGAGGACGTGCTGCAGGTGCGGAATGTCGTCACGGTGAAGGGTGCGCGGATGGACAGTGACCTCGTGACTCAGGACGTCAAAGCAGACGGTGTGCAACGCTCGTTCGCCCTGACGCTCGGAGAAGTCACCGAAGGGTCATTCATCATGAAGATCAACGGTGTCGGCCAGCTCGTGGGTGAGGAAGGCGTCGCCGACGTGGGCACCGTCGACTGGCTGGTGAACTACAAGAACCGCGTGGTGCTCGCCGCGAAGGCGGGCACGCCCACCCCGGCGGCCGGCGCGACGGTGAGCCTGGTCTACCGGTACTTCACGCAGATCATCACGCGCGCGCGCGATGAAGCGAGCATTGCGCGGTTCGGCGAGTGGGAGCACACCGTCACCGATGAGCAGATCACCTCGAGGCCGGTAGCGAACGCCGTGGCCAAGGCGCAGCTGGTGTACTTCGCGGCGCCCGCCATGACCATCCAGTACAAAACCACCCGCCCGGGCCTCACGAGCGGTCTGCGTCAGCGTGTGAACGTACCCCGCCTGGGGGTCAGCTCGACGTTTCTACTGCAGAACGTCGAGCTGCGCCTCAGAGGCTTCACGCACAGCACCACCTTGATGCAAGGCGCGAGCGTCTACCTGCGCGAGTGGTTCGTGACGGGCAGCAAGGTGGTCGGCTGATGGCCCGCGAGCTGGAGCGCACCCTGGCGGACCTGCTGCGTCCCAAAACCCTCAGGGGTGGCAACGAGACGGTCGAGAGCTTGGTGCTGTTCTCGGACACCGTGCTGATGACCGACAGCGTGACCGCCACCCTCGGCGCGGCACGCTGCCGGTTGGGCTACATGCAGGTCGGCCGCTCGCAGGTGCTCGGGGCGGCCGACGCGACCTTCACCGGCCTGACTTCACTGGACTTCGACGAGCGCGATACCGCGTACCTCAGCGAATTCACCCGGGCCTCCGAAGCGCTGTACGAGGAGCTCGGTGAAGTTCTGGCGTTCCTGCAGGACGAGCTGACCTTCGAGTTGATCGGAGGCAGCGCGCGCCTGTTCACGAGTGCATTCACGCGCGCCTCCGAGGCGTGGCTGGAAGGAGAGACATGAAACTGAACGCTACGTTCGGTCTGACCGGTCACGTGCGGGTGTTCGAACACCCCCCCGCGTACGCGTACAGCCGAGACACCTACCAGCAGGCGCGCGTGGTGCACGACGATCACAACGCCATCGAGCGTCTGGGTCTGGTGTACATCGCGCAGATGCTGCTGGCAGATCCGCTGAACGGCGGTTTGAAGTACGGTATCACCCAGCTCGGGGTGCACAGCGGCGCGAATGAGGTGTTCCGCGCGGACCTGACCGATCAGTTCACGGTCGGTGGCAGCGTGACGAACATCCTCTACATTTCGACGCTGCAGCCCGCGCTGCAGCCCGTGACGATCAACGGAGCGCGTCTGTACCTCGGGCAGGCCGGCGCCTTCACGACGCTGGCGACCGCGAACGTCGCCGCTTTTCAAAAGACCAATCTGCTGGCGTGCACGGTTGAGTGGGTCATCAACCTCACGGCCGGGTAAGGGGGAGTGAATGCCGAGAAATAAGCTGGTCCCCGACTTCAGTGGCGGGCAGGCCGTCACGGCCCGCGTGCTGAACCTGATCAAGGAGAACGTGGTGTGCGAACTCCTGCCAGGTGAGGTGCTGTCGAGCCACACGGCCACGAGTGCCACGAAGATCCCACCCGGGTACTCGATGATGATGTACTCGACAGCGGGCAACGACGCCGGCATGCCGGCGGGTGGCACCCTGCCGGGCATGCTGCTGACGTACGCCGCCTTCAACACGAACGCGAGCCTGACGAACGCCTGGCAGCAGTTCACGGTGACGATCACCACGGCCGGCCGGCAACCCCGGGTGTTCTACCGTTCGCTCAACCCGTCGTCCGGTACGTGGCTGCCTTGGGCTGAGGTGGCACCCGGACGGTTGAAGGTCAACACTCCCGGTCAGTCCGTCGGCGGAAGTGGTGGTGGAGCGGCCATCGGGCTCGTCGGGCCACTGGCGAGCACGCAACCCTCCACGTTCGTTGCCGCCGAGCCCGTCGCGATTCGCTTCACGTTCACGGGAGTGATTGAAGCGACCACCCGCTGGTACTCGTGGGGCACGCTGCCTGCGGCGAACCTTACGCTGTCCACGGCAGACGGCACGCAACTGACCGGGGCCCAGTGGAGAAAGACGGACTCGACCAACGGGCCTGCGGTGTGGATCACGAACAATTACGGCGCGACGTTCACCGTGGCGACAGAAGTCATTTTCGATCCGATCCTGCTGCCTTGAGGCAGTCTGGAACGAATTACAGTGGGGTGCGTAGGGAACCCTGGAGGCAGGATGAGGAAAGCATTTTCGGTGGGCGTTCTGGCGTTGATCTTGGCGGCATGCTCAGGGCCAGCGGCGCCGGTCATCACGGATTCAGGTCCGGTTGTGGTCGATCCAACGCCTCAGCCGGCGAAGTACACCACGACCCTCCGGGTTGTAAAAGGGGGAGGGATGACCAGTCAATCAGTCGGCGCGCAAGCGGTCGAAGTGCCAGCGGACGAGTTCGGCGCCGCTTACGGGGATTTTCGGGTATCGGTCCAGATGGGCGCCTCGGCCGTCGTGACAGTGCAGGACAGCGAAGGCAAGGCAGTGAAAGCCAGGGTGTCTTTTGAGCCTGGCGACAAGCTGTCACTGTACTCAACCGGGGACGCGTCTGCGGATGTGATGGCGACGGCTCCTGGTCTCGCGACTTTGACGGCCACACCCGTCGAGCCGGACGCCCCTGTAGAGACGGCCACGCTGAAGGTCTACCCGGCGTTTACACTGACGGACCGGCCTGATGAGCACCCCTCGCTCGCCTCGGCGGTGCGGATCGCCGGTGAGGTGACGACGAAGGACGTGGCCGACGTGTGGCTGGAGAGTCCGAATTTCCCGGACGGGCACGCGCAGCAGGGCGATTCGTACCGGCTGCATGTGCCGGGCGGCGTCCTCGCGATCGACGAAGCGAAAATGGGAGCTCCGCTCGACCTGACCGCCCTGGACTGGAATGCAGCGCCAGCCGTGATCGAGCTGGGAAGCGAAGCCATACGAGGCTCGGCGCCGGTGACCCGTTGGGTTGGGCGGGACCGCGCTGGGCAGCTGTTCAAGCTGAGGGTGGCGACATACAGCGGCCAGTACCAGACCGATCAGAGCGGCGCCATCATTCCAGGGAGTGCCGCGTTCGAGCCTCTGCTTTGGGTGATGCCTGCAAACACGGTCGGCGAATTCGACTACTGACCCTCTGTTGATCCGCTACGCTACGGCTGTATGACCAAACTCATGGTTCTCACCGCAGTGCTTCTGTCCTCAGTTGCTGCTGCCGCCGACACGAAGCTTGCCGCCGAGTCCACGAAAGTCCTTCTGTCGGCCATCGATGCCGGCGCGAAGACAGACTTCGAGCAGTTCATGTACCTGCCTGGGTATGGCTTCTCGGCCACTGACTCCAAAATCGGCGATTTTGATAAGGAGTTCCCTTCCATCTATGCGCAGATCAAGGGCCTGACGACCGCTCTGAAATCGACGGTAAAGGGCATGGACGCCAATGATTGGGTGAGCTTCCACGTCCAGTTCGTGTCGTTCTCCAAGGACAATCAGAATGTCGTGGTCCGGCAACGATTCACTGACCTTGGCGATGCCGAGAAGTGGGAAGTCTGGCTCAACGGCCAGCCATACAACACCAAAAAGTAGCACCTTGCCAACCCATGAGCCCCCGCCGAGCGCGGGGGTTTTTCATTGCCCGCCACGGCGGAAGGAGCACCATGCACACAAATCCATCTCCGCTCGTGGGGGCACCGTGACCCTCGATCGTGCCTTCGAGATTTTTGGACCACCCGCGGTCATCATCGCGATCATCAAACTCCTCGCTGACCTGATCATCGCGTGGAACAACCGCCGGCAGAAGACCGAAGAGCTCGGCCAGTCCGGTGGGCAGTGGCTGCTGACCACCCTGCAGAAGCAGCTGGGTGAGGAACGCCAGGAGCGCATCAACCTCGGTCAGGAAGTCAGTGAAGTGCGCAGTGAGCTCGCCACCGTGCGGGGCGAGCTGGCCGCGCTCGGCGAACGCAACAAGCACCTGCACGAGGAGAACACCCGCCTGCTCACTGAGAACGCGGAGCTGCGCGCGACGGTCGGCAACCTCACTGGCGAGAACCTGCGCTACAGCGCCGAGAGCGAGTCGCTCAAGCGTGACCTGCGGATCGCCTGGCGCCGCCTCGACGAACTGGAGTTCGAGAACCAGGCGCAAGCCAACCAGCTGCTGAGAACAGCAAGAACGGAGGAAAGCCATGAAGGAACCGAAGCAAAACCGCAACCTTGA